CAACTCACAGTCACGGAGCTACGATGAAAAAACGTCAGCATGTCAACGTCTGCGGTATCCGTGTTCCTGTTATGCAGGTCAAAACGTATGGCGGCGGCCACATCTACCCTACAGCACGTGACATAGGCACTCACGCAAAAGTCAGCCGCGCAACCGCGCAGAAGCTTGCCAACTCAGTAGGTGCTCGTCGTCTTCCTCCTCCTGGTTACGAGACGAAGCTCTGCCAGAGCACGTGGCTCGTCAACCGGGCAGGCCGCTTTGAGGTAGATCGTCGAGCATCGGGGGGCTTGCAGGGCCGAAGAGGTCGCCGCTGACGTGCGTCAGTTCGCGGGCATCTTCCTTGTCCGTGACGACGGGGCGATCCTGCTCGCCAGGCGCTCACAAAACGTCTCGGAGCCCGGATGGTGGTCGATCCCCGGAGGCGCGGTCAAACCCGGTGAGGACGTTGTAGCAGGCGCGCTGCGCGAATTCTGTGAGGAGATGGGTAGCGTTCCGCCACTACAGCTCGCGAGCTGGCATCCGGTGCGAATCCCGAAAGGCGTTTTCACGACTGTCATAGCTACGATTCCAACCAACGCGGGGCTGCATTGGCGGCCGCGTCTCAACTGGGAACACGACCATTGGGGCTGGTTTCATGTAGACCAACTACCACGGCCGCTACACCCAGGCGTGAAGCATTTCATTCGCTAGCTCACCGGTGCTAGACTGGGGCTAGTGTACGTTCTAGGTTTCACGGACACGCAGATCGAAGCTCTCTACAAAGCTGAGAGCTGGAATGCTGAAGAGCAACGTGGGATGCTCGAAGACGCAGCACGTCCAGGAGGCTTTGAGCGTATCTACAGCATCTACAAGCTGGCTGGCGGCAAGCGTGACCGTGAAGGCTACTTGATCTACTTTGCTGACGCTGCCCGGGATCGGGGCATGCTCAGTGAAGCGTTGGCAATGCTACGCCAAGCATCGAACGCAGAGCTGGCGTCGATGCACTATCGCTCCGAGACATCACTTCGCGGCCTAATTGAGCAGGTGCAACAGGAGCGCAGCATGTATACTGGCCGACTCAAGCTCGTAACAGGCTTGGGCTTCGTTGGTATCATCAGCGCGAGCATCGCTTACACGACGGCGCTCTACTACCGCGACCGTTAGGGGGGAATCATGGAGACCATCTCAACGTACTGCGAATGCAGTTGCCATACCGGTGTTGATCACGGCCCCGACCATCAGTGTCTTCCTGTCTGCGCACGCTGCGTGTTCTGCGGGCGTCCAGTGAAGCTCATCTTCCTGTCAGAACATCAAGCGCAATGTGCTGCACGCTTGGCGCTCTCGCACGTCGAGCAGCGAGTTGCTCTACGGCATGCTGCCGCAGCATCGTAGTTGTGGCATCGCTGTCAGTGACCTGTACTCGCGCAAGCGCTTCTAGGCTCTGATCGGACAGCGAATCCAGCACCGCACACACAGCCTCCTGCAACGTCCTCGCCACTGACCATCTCCTATCGCCTCCACAAAGCGTACCACAAGCCTACGGCATTCTACGCCCCTTCTTCTATCTCCTGGATCTCCTGGCTAGTCCCCAACTATTTGCGGCACATCGGCCGCGTACGTAGATGCGCGGCTTCTGCCTTCGCTGTATCGAAAGCGTCTTCCTTGTCATCGGTGAAGTAACCGCCGTCCTTACCGCCCACCGTTCGACCGTTGACAACTGACCGCACGATGAATTCATCCAACTCGGAATCGCGGTAGACACCTACCGAGCACTTCGCACCAACACGAATAGTATGGATCTTTCTACGTGCCATCTTTGTTCCTCGCGTCGCTGTCGGGAGATTCATTGTATCGTATCACCGAAAGCGGAGTCGCACAAAGCTGACGCTGGATTGGCACTACCGTAGGCCTGCCAAAGCCTCCCAGAGGTCATTGCAGCCGTGCCTTAGCTGTTCGAGCTGCTCCCGCTCCTCCTTCGTGAAGTCGAACACATAGCCGTACGTCTCTGCGAGCAGGTCGCGAGCTATGCGAACCATCACCCGGGCTTCAACACGGCGGCGGGCTCTGTTGTCACTTACGTCGCTTGGCGTAGCACGCCTTCGTTCCAGGACGTCTACGCCCTTACTGGTGATCCAGCAGCACTCACTGTCTGTGCCTGCCAGACCCTTCTTGACCAAGCTTGCCATGATGCCGCCCGCGCTCGGGCCGAAGCTTTCACATGCGCAGTCCACCCAGATGGGATCGTTCACGGGTTCACGCCCGTCGTGGTACTCGCTGTCAAAGATCGCGTTCAGGAGATCAAGTTCGTTTTTCGTTACGTCCATCGCAGCTCCTATTTGCGGTCGTCGCCTTTGATCCGTGTGATGAGATACCTAGCTACTCGATCTCGGTAGTGCGGGTCGGGAATCGTGAACGTGTCAGTGTGCGTGCCATCGTCCACAAGACCACACTCCCTGAGTGCCCTCGGCCAAGACTCCTCGAAGTCACGGCCACGGAAGGTGTGGCTGAATAGGCCTTTCGTGACGGCAACGAGGCCGGAAGGCTTCTGCTCTTCGATTACGGTCTTTAGTTGGCGCACGAGTTTTTTGTAGTCGGGACGATTCAGCATCTTCACCCTCGCCTATGCACCGTTGTAGTAGAGGATGTTCCCGCAGGCGCGGCACTGTATAGTGACCCAGTTCGAGGACTCGTCCTCCTCGTCGAATGAGCCGACTTCGGCTTGGATCCTGATCGATCCGCACTTGCAGCGGATGGGGTGGACGCCTGTGCGGCCTACCTTACGGGTCTTCTTGACGTTTTCTCGGTAGAGCATCTTGTCCTCCTACGCAGCCGGGCAGCGCCCGATCTGACGGTGATATTTGCGGCAGATGGCGATGGCCAGCGCCCACTCAGTCTCCGTGAGGCCACCCTCGGTGCGAGCTGCGAGGGCATGCCCAAGCCAGCCGTCAGCCTTGTTGTAGCCGACGTTGTTCTCGTGCTTCGCATAGTCGGGGTCGAGCTGAGCAAGGGTCACCAGACCGCGAGCAGCCCAGCGCTCACGCTCATTGGCTGCCTCGCGCCGAGTTGTGTCCTCCTCTACAACTGTGACACCGCGATTCTGCGCCCGCTGACTGACGATTGCGGTCCATTGGGCCTCACGGCCTTGGGCCCGCCGAGTAGCGTCCTGCTGGCTCAGCTCGGCGAGAAGGGCCTGGAGGGCGGCCTCGTAAGCCTCGGGGCTGAGCCCCTCGTCATCGTCGGTCTGGGCGCTGACGGCGCTCAGGGCCGCGCTGAGGGCTTCCTGGAGGTCCTGCTCGTCAGTCTCGTCAGCCTGCCGCCGGGCCTCATCCACTGAAGCTGTGATCAGGTGCTGCTTGGCCACTAGGATCTCGTAGAGGCGCTCGTCGAGGGCATGCTCGGCGACCAGGTCAGTGATCAGGACGCCGCGGTCCTGGCCGATACGGTGGATACGATCCTCAGCCTGGACGTTGAGGCTCGGAGTGAAGAGCCGATCGACGAAGATGGCATGCGAGGCGCGGGTCAGCGTAATGGCGACGCCGCCAGCCTGAATCGTGCAGGCCACGCCTCGCAACGAGCCAGCTTGGAAGGCATCCTCGACCCGGCTGCGCTCCTCGGGGGAGACGCTACCGGTGATGACGGCCCAGCCGTCGCGTTGGCCGAGGGCTTCAACCGGAGCGCGGTGCGCGGAGAAGACCACGACCGGCTCCTGAGCTTCTTCGTACTCGGCTACCAGGTCGAGGAGATGGGAGGTCTTCGCGACGGCGAGCGCGTGGCGTGCCTGCGAGAGCTGCTCGAATGCTGCGCCCGAAGCCGCAGTTTGCTCGGCCAGCTCTTCGGCCGATTCAAGATCCACGCCGACGGACTCCAGTGCAGTCAGCGCCGCATCACACGCCGCGCGCGTGGCCCGGTCGAGCCCGTTGACGCTGATCTGCTGGTAGCGTTTGGCCGGCAGGTCAGTAAGCACGTCGCGTTTGAGCCGGCGGAGCTGCACGTTTTTCAGCAACTCGGCGGCTTCGTCTGTCGGGTGGCCCCACTCGTAGCCGTACCGTCCACGATGGCCGTTGAACGCGCGACAGAATCCGTTCCAGGAGCCGAAAGCTTCGGTCAGGCCACCAGCCACTAGGAGCGACCACAGCTCCGGCGGGCGATTGAGGATCGGCGTTGCGGTGAGCATCCATGTGCGCCCGCTGCGCTTGCGCGCAAGGTCAGCGATGGCACGAAACTTTTTCGAGCGCTGCGCTTTTGCGGACTTCACCGCGTGGGCTTCGTCAGCGATGACGACGACACCCTCGGGGCAGTTTGCGATCAGGTCGCCGGGGAGAGTCGCAAACGGCTGCGCTTTGCCGTCAGCGTCCTTCTTGATAGTGCCCGGCAGGATATCGTAGTTGACGACCACGACCTCGCCGGTACGTGGCCACCGAAACGCGTTTTTGCCCTTCTTGCCCTTACAGACGACGACCGCGAGGTCGGGGCGCCACTTCGCCACTTCGCGCTTCCACACGCCCTTCGCGACGGCGGGCGCGACCACGAGGATCGGCGCCTCGGCGGGGGCAGCGAGCAGCGCCTGTAGAGTTTTGCCGAGTCCCATGTCGTCAGCCAGGAGACCGCAGACGCGGCCCGCGAGCCATGGGATGCCCGTACGCTGATAGTTAAACAACGCCTGGCCACGCCGCTTCAGTTCGGTCTCGATGGCCGTCATGCGTTCGTCGGCGGCGCTCAAGTCCGCTGACTGCTGCGAAGCACGGGCTTGCAGCGTAGCCTGGAGTGTCGGCTCGACCTCGACTTTGACACCGTCGATGCCCGTGAGCCGACTGATCAGCTCCGGGATGTGGTCGATCTTGCAGGTGGTTACCCACCTGTCGCCAGCCTTGCGGGACTGGCACAGTCCGCGCGTGGCCTCGCGATATGCTCCGAACGCGCCGTCCAGGCGGTCCACGAGGACCACTTCGGCGCCGTCCCGATGGCTACGCAGCTCGATGCGCTTCGAGCTGCCCGGAAACGGCAGGCAGCTCTGGCAAATCGTTTTCCAGGGCGGCCCCTGGAGGGTGCCCTGGTCGGCCTCGACGTGGGCCCCGCAGCGGGCGCAGTCGGAAGCGTAGCGATTCGTTCGGTGTCTCATCTGCCTCTCCTTCGTCCCCTCGGGGACCGTCAGGAGTATGACGCTACGCGGGCGGGAATATTCGATTCGCAGACGCGATTTTTCTTACACGACAATCAACAACGATTCTGCACGGTTAGGACTCTATTGCGTTGGGTTAGCCGCGGAAGGTACAGGAGTCGAACCTGATCCCGTCAGGGACGCACCGGTTAGCAGCCGGGCTTCGCGCCACCACGAATTTACCTTCCAGGGCGAAAGCGGAAGCGGAGGGAATCGAACCCCCAAGGCATATGCTCGCTCGGGTTCAAGCCGAGTGCCGTCACCTGTCGGCTAGCGCTTCCAAAAGTGGTTCGGAGAACGATGCGCTCGGTTTGTTTAGCGTGTTGCCATTACACCACCGGTAACCCGGGTTGGAGTCGAACCAACATCTCTCGCTCCTCAAGCGAAGTAACCGAATGCTTTACTACCGAACCGGCGGAGAACGAGTGAGTCGAACACTATGCGCAGCTGCGCACGCACCGGTTTCCAACCGGGCTCAGGTCCACACCTGATTCATTCTCCAACTGCATGCGGAAGGCAGAGGTCTCGATCCCCAAGCTTGCGCTCACGCTGCTTTCGAGGCAGGCCCAGGCCCCGCCTGGTTTACCTTCCATGTCCATGCACGCCACGCCTCGGGCATGCCGGGCGTCCACGTCACTGTGATGTGTACGTCAGGCAGCTTCTTTGGCTTCACCGGCTTCGATCGTAGTCGCATGCCGGCTTGTTGTGGCGTTCGTCCACCCTTCTGTTGGTTGCACGCTACGCAACAGATGACTACGTTCTCCCAGGTCGTTTGCCCGCCGAGCGTTCGCGGCACAACGTGATCATAGGTAGCCTCCAGACGTGGCACTTGATCTCCACAGTACTGGCACCTTCCGTGATCGCGTGTGTAGACGTTCTCGCGTGAGAACTTCACGACACGCTTCTTTCGTCGCATCCGCGTGATGAATCGAACGACGGATGGCATCTTGATCGAGAACGTCACCGACCGGATGTTTCTGTCGGTGTATTCATCCACGACCTCTACCTTGCCAAGGAAGAGCAAAGTGATTGCACGTTGCCAGTGGATCCGCGCCACGGGCAAGTAGGACTGATCGAGAACCAACGTGTCCATGACTCGCTCCTTTCTGGTTGCTGTCCGTGCTCAGAGAGGGACTCGAACCCTCACGCCGAAGCATCCGCTTTTGAGACGGACGTGTATGCCTATTCCACCATCTGAGCTTATCGTGCCCGAGGAGAGATTTGAACTCTCACGCCGAAGCAGCTGGGTTTAGGCCAGCCGTGTATGCCCTTCCACCACTCGGGCGTCGTACCACCGGAGAGACTCGAACTCTCAACACCTCGGTCCTTAGCCGAGACCCTCTTCCAATTGGGGCACGGTGGCAGCTCCGGCTCAGGGACTCGAACCCCGATACCACGATCCAGAGTCGTGGGTCCTACCGTTAGACGAAGCCGGAATGGTTCGGGGTCTGGGACTCGAACCCAGATTGCTCGGGTCAAAGCCGAGTATCTTGCCATTGGATCAACCCCGAGTAGAGCGGACGATGGGACTCGAACCCATACGACGAGGTTGGAAGCCTCGCATGCTGGCCGTTGAACATCACGCCCGCTTTGTGCCCCCGGAAGGACTCGAACCCTCGTAGCCTGATTAAAGGTCAGGTATGACACCACTTCATCACGGAGGCGAGTACCTGTGGTCAGACTCGAACTGACACTGTACGCGTTCTGAGCGCGCTCCCTCTTCCAATTGGGGTACACAGGCAAAAGATGCAGCCCATCGCCCGATGGAGACCTTCTCTCCAATCCCTTAGAGCCCGTGAATCGATCCACTAGGGACGGTCACTACAACCGCCCTGCCGAAACTTCGACTAGCTGTGGCCGCATCAGTACCGGTCCTGAGAATCGAACTCAGCGCGTCCTGCTTGTAAGGCAGGTCCCACCCCCAGGTGAGCTGACCGGCGTGGTCGCAGCGGAGGGAATCGGACCCTCACGGTCTCGCTTATGAGACGAGCCGCCTAACCCGTAGGTCGCTGCGTGGTAGCGGGGGCTGGAATTGCACCAGCGTGGTCAGGCTTATGAGACCTGACAGGTAACTAGCAACCTCCCCGCAAAAGCGCCTCCATCAGGAATCGAACCCGAGTAGCTGCTTTAGAAGAGCAGCGCCTCATCCATGAGTAGAGGCAAGTACCACTGGACGGAGTCGAACCATCTCTTCAGGTTTAGGAGACCCGAATCTGTTCCACCAGCAGTGGCATCGTGCCTCTACGAGGAATCGAACCTCGTCTTCCGAGTTCGTAGCCCGGAGTCCGGCTCCACCGGCAGAGGCGAATCAGAGCCCAAGGACAGAATCGAACTGTCATCTCTCGCGTACCGGGCGAGTGCTCTCTCCATTGAGCTACGAGGGCGTCGTGGACCGCCGGGGAATCGAACCCCGATCTTCTGGGTGCAAACCAGATGTGTTCCCGTTATCACTAGCAGCCCTTAGGCGGGCCTTCCACCCGCTCGTGGACACCGTCGGGATCGAACCGACCACATCCGGCTTGCAAGGCCAGATCGCCCCCTTGGTACATGGGTGCCCATAACGACGAGGAACTAACCCCGCCGACACGTTTTTGTCTCCTCCTCGAACAGAGGCGTCCCTCCTCAGAGGCCAATACTGGAAGCTCCCAGCAAGTCCGCAGCTAGCTAAGCCCGACTACGCTGTCTGTTCGCCCAGCAGCAAGGCAGGTACGTGCTCCTGCATTGTGGACCAACTGGGAATCGAACCCAGATCTCTGCCGTGCGAAAGCAGCGTGTTCCCTTTATCACTATTGGCCCTTGTGCGGGCCTTCCACCCGCTCGGAGACGCGTCCGTCTCTTGGCCGTGCCACTCCTCGGTAACGCTCCGAGCCCTCCGGCTTTTCAGGCCGGCGCTTCCACTTGGTTAGCTTGGGTGGCAAACGGATTTGTAGCCCAGCTAGGAGTTGAACCTAGATCACTCGCTTATAAGGCAAGCGCCCTGCCGTTGTGCTACTGGGCCAACAAATGCGGGCCTCGCACCCGCTCGGAGGTGACGGTTTAGGGCTTCGCTTTCGCGCCACACCTCTAGCCGCGGAGCTGACGGGAATTGAACCCGCCTCGCCGGTTAGACAGACCGGTAGCCTCACCAGATGCTTACAGCTCCAAACGCGAGCGTGCTCCCTTGTTACACCACGGCGCGGCGACCGCAACCGACAGGAATCGAACCTGCACTTCCCGCTCTAACTATGACTTCTTGGGGTGAGCGAGAAGAATCGAACTTCCATCACGCGGGCCACAACCGCGCGCTCTGCCATTGAGCTACGCCCACCATCAGTTCCCCCGGACAGAGTTGCGCTGTCATCTCTCGCTTATCAAGCGAGTGCTCTCCTGTTGAGCTACAGGGGATCAGTCGGAGTGGCTGGGATCGAACCAGCGATCTCATGGTCCCGAACCATGCGCGATACCGCTTCGCTACACCCCGGTCGGAGCGACAGGACTCGAACCTGCATGCTCTTGGTCCCAAACCAAGCGGGTTGCCAAATACCCTACGCTCCGGTTGTGACCCCGCCGAGAATCGAACTCGGATTGCTGGCTTGAAAGACCAGCTGCTTGACCGTTAGCAGACGAGGCCAGAGGACGTGTTTTCCCTCGTCACTGGGAATGCTTGCTTTGCGGAGGCTTCGGTGGGAGTCGAACCCACGATACAGGTTTTGCAGACCCGTGCCTTGCCACTTGACTACGAAGCCAGTCAGGTCAGGGGCATCCCTCTGTACTCCGCTACGGCACGAAGGAACGCCTCCCCCCTATCTCCAGTGTGCTCCTGTCGATGGCAATTGGAACACAGGAGTTCGCATTTCAGAACTTCCTTCTTGACTACAGCCCACGCTCGGTTGCTGTTCTCGCTGATCTGAAAGTCCTTCTTACCGTTGTGGTGGAACTCAAAGGCTGCTGGACTCCCTGAGAAACCACAGCGTTGACACTTTCCGCCAAGGAGGGTTATAGCCGCAACCTTCACCCGATATCGCCTAATCCTAGATCGACAGGTGTAGCATACATCCCCTTTCCCGGGGACTAGCTTCCCTGAGCACAACCTACACCTAGTCGGCTTACGTCTTATATCGTGGATGTGGATCTTCTTCCGATTGTTAGCCCCAAATGGGGAGCAGGAAACGCAGTACCTACGACTCGACAGGTTCCGCACCTTCCCGTCTATGACTATTCGAGTAGGAAACTCTTCGTGGCACTTGGCGCATTCCATAGCTCTAAGGTACCTGAGAGTACGATCCTGCGTTAGTCAACGAGGGCCTTTCCTTTGACTACCAGTAGCTCCCTCGATCCGACTTGAACGGATAACCCCCTGGTTAACGGCCAGGTGCTGCTACCAATTGAGCTACGAGGGATCAGAGCTGGTGGAGGGAATCGAACCCCCAACCTACTGCTTACAAGGCAGTTGCACTTCCCTTGTGCTACACCAGCGAGCTAGTGGGGAACGGTGGAATCGAACCACATGCCCAAATGGGAAACGGTTTACAGCCGCTCGCCGGACCATCCAGCCTTATGACGCTCCCCGCGGTGCCTCTGGAAGGAATTGCACCCTCATCAACGGGGTAAGAACCCGGTATTCTCCTGTTGAACTACAGAGGCAAGATGATCCTCCGATGAGAAGGATCATGTACTGTCTTCGTCATCGTCAGCTATTCGATTACCAGAGGCTCGATTCACAAGCTATCGAGCCAACATTCCAGAGAACGTTCGCGGAGCGGGCGACGGGAATCGAACCCGCCAGGGCCTGCCTGGCAGACAGGTGTCACGCCTTGTGACTTCACCCGCGTATTTCTTTCAGTGGAGCCGACGGACAGAGTCGAACTGTCATCCCCGCTTTACGAAAGCGGTGCACTACCGTTGTGCTACGAAGGCAGGTCTATGAATGGCGGGCCGCCGAGGAATCGAACCCCGCTGGCCGGATTTGGAGCCCAGCCTGATCCCAGATCGCAACCCAGAAACCAAGAAAGCCAGGGAGACCTTTGTCTGCCCTGGCTTCCTAGTGTGGTCATGTTCTCTAGTTAGCCAGGGCGTGTCCTCCAGAGATTGGCCTGAATATCGTACGAGGACACGACGCTAAACGCACATGTACCCAGGCCCAACCCTTTGGGCTTTGGTTCGTGGTGCGTTTGGGTCGCGGCTAACATCACTCTCAGAATACAGGTACTCTACAAACTGTCAACCGTTTTCTCGCTCGATCGCAGGCACACCATAGGTCGCGAGGTTCTTGTTCTTGTAGCCGGCGACGGACGTGATTTCAAGCGCACTCTCAGCCCACCAAGGCAGATCGAATTCAAGCGCGCTGGCCTCGTCGGCAAACTCGACTTCCAGAACGAAGAGGCCGGCTAGCTCACCAAGATATTCGTCCACCTCAAGCGTGTGCGTGTCGGTCTTGATGATTCGACGAAGCTTACGTACGCGACGTCCCTCGGTCTGACGCCAAAGTAGATCAAACACCCAACGAGGTACCGTCGTGATCCATTCACGGCGCGCGAGGTTTCCGTCGTCCTTGACGGTGAGCACAGAGTGTACGCCGCCCTCTTCGCGAATGCGTAGCTCGCCAGGTGCAACGAACACGTAGCCCTGCACGATGGTGATAGGCGTCAGCGCCTGGACCTCAATCGGCAGGTGGGGGAGTAGAAATTTCCGCTCGATCTCCATCTTCCTCTTTCACCACGCATTCAGCGGGCACGGGTTGACAAAGCCCGTAAGCGAACTCGTACTGATCGATATCCCAGGCGGCTTGAAATGCTAGCCGCAGCTCTTCTGTAGGCTCTACAGTGTCGTCCAGTGCGTCATGGAAACGCCACTTGCACGCGATGCCAGAGACCTCTTCGTAGTCTGCCGCGGATTGTAGTAGCGCCTCAGCGGTCGCACGTTCGAGCATGATGTTTGGTACAGCGCCTCCGCCAGTTGAGTTCGCGGCCCACTTCTGTACGATAGTACACGCAAGGTCGGCGATTTCGCCCGCAGCGTGCCAAGCCGCATCGTCCAACTGGTAACCAGCGTGTTGCGCATCTTCGCCGTAGTCCCGCGCAGCGTGATAGATCCACGAAACAGGATCGCTGCCGTCATAGTCGTCATGCGTGACGGCCCACTCACGGATGGTGCCATTCACGTAACTTTCGGCGAACTGTAGCGCGCACTCCACCGTGCGTGCAGCATTCAACGCAGCCTGGTTTTTCACGGGCTGCGATCCCCGCTTTAGTTGTGCCATGCCTGGCATGACGTGCCGTGCAAGTGCCACCGCGCAGGCAGCAGCGTTGCGAGTGTCACGCCAAGGAAACATGAACCAACGGTGGATGTCACCGTCCATTCTTCTCCACCACCGCTGACGCCGCACCCAAGACGATCTGGAAAGCAACCGCGTGAGCACCGATCCGCCAAGCCGCGGCTGCCGCGAGCCTTTCTGTAGGCGGGATGTTCGTGACGTCATCAGTGAGTGCGAGCCAGTCACGGATGCGCCACCTGATTTCGAGGTCCGAGGCATTGTCTTCTGTGATTGTAGCCCACGCGTCAGCAGAACCCAGGTACGACACTCTGCGCGGCTCCGTAACTTGCTGCGTGCAAAGGATCAAAGCTGCGCGATTCACCAGCTCTATGTAGGTGATGGAGTTATACGCGTTATCTCCAAGCATAGGATAGCTAAGCGTCTGTGCTGAGCCTGTGATTTTGCCCCACCGAGCTTGGAAGCGCCTACGGTCGGCTTTGGTCCAAACTTTCTTCGCCGCGCGGCTCGTCGCACGTGCTGCGCGTCGATACTTCGTCGCGGTCGAGCGAAGTAACACACTGGGATGTGCAGAGTCGGATTCCTGAATTCCCTGTTCGTAGATCAGATCTGCCAGGTCTGCCAGGTAGCCCGCGACGTGGTTAGGGTGATTCCAGCGCAGTAACGGATCGTCGCTCTGCGCTGCGAAGATCGCGGCGAGCGTAATGGGATCCTCTTCAGGATTGTCGCTGCCCGACCCGAGACGCGTCATGTGCGGGCCTTGTCGGTTCGGGTTTCCGTTCCAGCTCAGGGCGCGCAATCGGCGTGCCGTCCTCTTTGATGGGCCAGAAACGCAGCCCGTCGTACGCACCCCGACGTATGTACTGAACGAACATTTCCAACGGGCGGGCCCAGAGCTGTTCTGGGTTTTCCACATCGTGATAGACGACGAGCTTCATGTGGTGCGCCTCGGAGTGTGTTGCGGTGCCTAGTACGCGGACGCGGCCGCCCTTGAAGTGTTGGTAGAGACCAGGTTCGATAGTCATGTCAGCTCTCTTTCTAGGACGCTACGTCGCGTAGCTTTCGCATGGTTTCGATGATCGGCTCAGGCGCTTGGCCTGGCGCGACTACACAGATGAAATTCGGGAACTCGTTGACGTCGTCGATTTGGCCCGCAGGGGTCGAGACGAGGTGCCGTAGAGTCTGCTCAACACGCCCGTCTGGGTGGTGCAGTACGACCATGGCCAACCCGATGACGGGAAACGAGATGACCTGTCCTGGACGTTCCATGTCGTCGTAGCAGGCTGTCCACCCCGGAAACACAGGAATGACGTTCTGCACGATGTACGCGCCAGGCGGTAGTGGCGGTTGAGGTTTTGGTGATGACCGCACGTCCGCTTTCGGTTCCGCTTTCGGTTCCGTCTTCTCGCCCAAATCAAACATGTCTTCCATGCTGCTTAGATATCAGATCGGTGTGACAGCGACCGATATTCGACGGGTTGGTTGATGCTATTCGCGTGATCGATGCCAGCTTGCATACCTGGGGCGATGCCACGGTCCGTGTATACCACAGTAGCTGCCGCGGCACTGCGCCACGCGAAGCCCGCTTCGATTCCTTGTCGGCGCTCAGCAGGGTCGTCGTCGTTGAGCACGCCTGGCTGTGTGTAGATAGCATGGGAGGCGAACGGGGCTTCCCCACGTTGGAGGCAGTCGTGGAGCGCTGCGCGTAGGTAAGTCAGGTTGGCGTCTACGTCGCCTGCGTACGGACTCTCAACGATCACACGTCGCATCAGATTTGATTCCTTTTGTCATGCTGTCTCTGGCGCATACGTTGCAGCCGTTTGTAGCTGCGAAGATCCCGCCGGTCGTATGTCAAGACGATGCGAGCCCACCCATCGTGGTCGAGCAGCTCAGCTGCCTTCGGGGTGAGATCTGCGATACCACGCCACTTGCCTACAGGACAACGGCCTGTTGGACACACGGCTCTACTAGGGCGCTCATAGGCGTGGTGCTTGACGTACCAGAACGCTTCACCGGTCGGCTGATGTGAAATCGCACCCCACGGCCCGGCATCGACAACGACGGCACGCAGAGATTTCCCGGTCTCCAGGTTGGTCAGGTGTACGACAGCACCACAATCCAACTGTCGATGTGCAATACCTATGTCGTGCTCGGGATCAACCGGCCGTTTGCGTCCATGCTCGTCGTATAGGCAGCGCGTAGGTCCGCTGCCCCAACGATCTCCCGGGTAGCCAAAGATGGTGGCGATGCCCACAGCTCTTTTGGTGAACCTCTTGGTCGGCGTATTGCCATACGTGGAGGAGGTTGTCCACAGGAGAGCTGTTGCTAGGTATAACGTCTTCTGCAATTGTCCGCTCAGATAATGCCCTGCATGAGCGTGTTGTAGTTGAAGTCAGTCCCGAGTGCGTCAGTGATGCTGATATAGGGAAGTGCCATGCCAAGTAATTCATTGACGCAGATGTATGTGTACTGTGGGACTTCCATTGTGCCTTCAACAAATTCGCGTCCGAGATCGGTGATCTTGTAGAAACCAACACGAGGTGAGCCGTCTGGGCGTGTGCCTGTTTTCGCGGTAATCAGCTGCCAGTGACATAGCTTCGCGTAGTCACCTCCGTGCCAACCAGCTTTCTTACCCGGGGGTATTTGTTGCGCTGCGAGATAGCTAGGGACGTGCAGCCAAGTGTTAGCCCAATTGTTCCGCCAGTAGAACCTGTAAATGTAGATCAGCGCTGCTGCCATCGCGTCAGTAATTGGACGTTTGTACACTTTGACTCGCCGACCACAACACGGACAGCTTGGTAGCTTGGCTACAGGCGCTACCGCACGTAGGAACTCGCGTGCGATCGACAGACTCTTGAAGCGCTGATCGAGGTACGCGTCACGGGCTGGGTCGAGGGCGTGGCCACTCCAGTCTACCCCAAAGCTGTTTACGCGTTGTCTCATAACCACCTCTTCTCTGGGTCCGGCACAGGAAATGCGCTATCTGTCGTCGTCGCATGAGCGTACGCGTCGAGGGCCGTGCGTAGCCGTAGACATACCAGACAGTGACGTTGCAGGGTTCCCGCCCAAACTCTGCCTATCCCAAAACACACGGGACAGCGCTTCACGAATTCGCGGGCAGCTTCTTCGACACTGCTGTAGTAGGGTCGAAGCACGCGTAGAACTCCTGGTGCATCGAGCTTTGCCATGCCGTTGGGATCGGCACGGTTGAGAAGGTAAAGCGCTTTTGAGCAGTCTTCGCAGACCAGACAGAAGCAGGGTTGGTAGTCACCGCTCTGTCGAACCTTGCCTACGCCGTGACAGGCAGGACAACGATCCATGTGTTCGAGGAGCGCGTTGACTAGCTCGTTGGCTATCTCTCGTGTAAGTGCCATGTGTTTTGCCGGTGCACGCAGCAGCTTCTTTTAGACGCCCTGCGTGCCATCGAAAACTACGCGCCAATTTTGCTCAAGTATCGATCCACTTCGACGAGCAGCGCACGGCCCTCCTCGAAGAGCCTCTGGTCGGATTCAGATTCGCAGGCCTTTACTGCCAGTAAGCAATGCGCCGCCTTGGCGATCTTGCCCTTGATATCGAAAACGGCTTGCTCAGCATCATATGCGCGGCGTCGTGCAATTTCTCCGTTGACGATGCCTTGCTTCTGCTTCATGAAACCGAGCGCCTTGCGGGCTCGTTGCCACCAGTCGAAGTCGTCCACCAACTGGCTCGCGTCATCAAGGCTGATGCTGTAGCGGCCGCTAAGCGCTTCTGCGAAACGATCCAAGTCGAATGCTATAGCTGGGCCTAGCTCGCGGGCGACCTCACGTACGACTTGCAGCTCGTAGCTTTCTGTTTCAATTTGTGCTTGCAGAGCAGCGACTGCGCCCTGGATCTCCTCGTTCAGGCCTCGCAGTTCGTAGGTTTTCAGAGTCCGCACGGTGGCTCCGAATGTGTGCGTTCGCTGCGTCTGCCACCACGGTCGATCTGTGTGTGCCTCAGGCATCTATGAGTTCTCTTGGGTTGATGATTTCTACAGGGCGCTGTACGGAGTTCGCGTATAGTACTGCGTCTGCTGTTCCTCCAGGGCCGCCGTGCCATACTGCTACGAGAATCTCGCAGCGGTCTACAAGCCAGCGGTTGCGTGCGTCGAATTTCCAACGGGCAAAACCTGGCTCCGATACGTAGACTACCTCATGCGCCTCGGCGAGTAGATCACGATAGTATTGTTGAGTCTGAACGGGCCACCGACTTTCGTGGCCTGCAAACGGGATCGCGGCAACGAATGGGATATTCAACGCAATGCACGCCGCTGCGAAGTACTGATCCACACCGAGCGCCATGCCTGTGATGCCCTCACTTGCGCATCGATTTACCAGCGTGTATTTCAGCTCTGCTATGATCGGCGCACGAAGTGGTTCAAGGCCTGTGCCAAGCTTCTGGGGCCGATGGCCTGTGACACCTACGATCATGAGCGCGTACCATAGCAGACGAGGGTGACAAGAGACCGAGGCCAGTCCAGGTGGGCTGGCCCCGGCCTCAGCGCTACGCAGACGTACGGGGAAGGGCAGGCTTCGGTGAGGTGCTCTCGCCGTTGTTGCTACCAGTCAGGCGATTTGCGATGCCGCTGAGTGGCGTGTTCGCGAAGACCTTGGACAGTGCGTCGGCCAAACTTGGGCCGCCGACCACACGGTTCATACTCCAGGCCTCGGCGATGGCTTTGATCGTCTCGCCGTCACGCAGCGCGAGGAGTGCTTCAGTAAACCGCGGGGTGAGCGCCTCGAACCTCTTGACCACAGACTCAGCCTCGGCTTCGAGACTCATCCGGTCCAGCTCGATTTCGTTTCTGCGGTGATTGAGCTTCCGTTGTCCCTCTGCGCGGCGCCGTTCCTGTTCAGCGTTGGTGCGTGCGTCAACTACGGCCTCTTGCGCCTCGACGACGAGTTTTTGTTCTTGCTCTCTTGCGAGGTCAGACTTGGAGCGCTCCAATGCGACCTCCAACGCCTTGTGTACCTCTTCCATCTCGACTTCCCAGTTGTGGAGTTTGGTCTGGTGTTCGGCTGCCCGCTTCTCACGAGCAACACGTTGACGTTCCTGGATGAGCACCAATTCACGGCGCTCCTTGTCGAGATTGATATTGCCAGCGACAACGTAGTGTTGTGCTTCAGTGAGCAACTTGGCTACGGCCTGATCGACGATCTCAATGGTGAGCACTTCGATATCGAGGATGTGCATACCGTTTTCCTCGAACACCATACCTGGTCGGCCGTCGCCTCCCTCGGACGTGCCCAACACGGTATCCCGAACGAAGTCCACAGCCGATTCGTAGAAGCTCTCTACGGTAACGCGCTTGACTGCGCCCTTCAGGACGGACCGAACGTGATCACAGAGGAACTTGACGTAGTTTTCGACGTCGAACCACTTCTCGGGATCACCCTCGAAACTCACTCGATGTGAGAGCTTGAGCTTGATGCGCACGTGATCCTTCGTCTCTACCTCGACGATGTCGGAGATCTTGTTGTTCGTGACGCGGAGGTATGCAGTCTTGAGCAGCTGGTCTGTGGTTTTGGGCTTGCCCGTCGAAAGCTCCATCACTTCGAGGCTTTCGTCGTAGTCAGGCAGGATGGTCCTAGGGCCAACCTCGACACGACGATCCCCAGTCTTCGAGACAACCTTCACGGCGTAGCCAGTCCAGATATCGATGGGCGGCACGCCCTGGTACTTCGTCTGAAGCGTGAGGACACGCGGTTCTTGCAACGTCGGCCGAGCAACGTGCTCAGCCGCAGTTTGTTCTCCGGCTGGCACGCTGCGATCCATCGCGTCCATAGTACTGGACAGTGCGTAGACTGCATTCCGTACTTCGCCGAGCTTGGGTTTGAGCAACCCAGTGCCAGCTAGCTCGCTCGCGGCCCACCGGATGGCATCCTCGGAGATCGCGTCCGGGGTTGAGGACTCCGCGGCCATTTCACGTAGCATCCGATTGTAGCGCAGTGCTTCGACATTGCCGGGGTACCAGCACTGAACTTGCTTATCGGACAGGATACGCCGAACCAGTTCCTCCTTGCGTGGGTCAGGCAGGAACATCTGCGGGCCGTGCAGCGTCTTGATTTCGCCGGTGGCGCGTTCCATAACGTAGCGCGCTTCACCCTTTGGGATGGCAACGGCGGTATGCACGATCTGGCCGTTGTCCTGCTCGATGATGCTCAGCTCCTCACGCGGATAGAAGATCGGTGTGTCCTTGCCGGTGATGAACACCTCTTCACCGATCTCGCGCTTGCGGCCATCGTCCTCTTTGTAAGCTGCGACGACCTTGGCGTGAATACCTTGCGTCTCGTTCAGCTCGTAAGCGCGGAATTTGATGTGGACGTTGCCGTCGTCGTCAGCCTTGTCACGGAAGTGTTCCGTCGGTGCGGGAAACACAACTTGCGGTCCGATCTCGTAGCGTTTGTTGCCGTCCTCGTCCACGAGCACGCAGTATTCGAGGCGTTCCAGTGTGAGCGCGTCGCGCACGTAGTTGCCGTCATCATCCTGGACAACACTGATACCTGTGGGTGGGATGTAGAAGCTCACCTGGTCGCCGCGGATGATGAGCAGCTTGCCAACGCTGAGATCCTTGGGCACGCTCTCAGTCGGTGCGACCGTAGCGGGCTCAGCATCAGTGCCGTCGTCAGTCTTTGCTGGTGTTGCCAGCTTGACGACCGCCTCACGCCAATTGGTGCGGGCCTCCTCCTCGTTGTATACGCCAACCAGGAGGTACTGGTTGTAACGTAGGTGATGACCGGGGATGACCTCCGCGGTTTGCTCAGCCCAGAGCGGGAACGTCTCAGGGCCGGGGATGTTGACCTTGCGGCCGTAGATCAGGGAAGGCGGCAGCTCCGTCTGCCCAAGCTGTGGTTGGGCACCCTTCTCGCTCGGGTTGTGGACGACCATGTAGTCGCCTTCGCGTGCAACGGGTGACAGCCGTACAGCATCCTCCAATCGGCTGACTGGCCGAAAGCGTCCCTCCCTGTAGATGACTGGTCGTTGCTGACCGGATGCGCTGACCAGACACGGGCCAGAGTGTGTCTTCACACTCCCCTTGCCGGTGTCTTGCATGTGAACGTACTCGCCTGGTCCGAGGACCAAATCGCCGCTTTCTCTTGATTCGTCCATACCTATTATCCTTTCCTGCGCCCGCTGGTTGATGGACCGCGGGCAATGGAGATGAGATTGGCAGGACTGAGGCTGTGGTTTCGGTTTCGTTGGAGCTACGCCGGAAGGTAACCTCAGCCCTGCCAGAAGGCTTTACATCACGTCGGGTGGAACGATTTTGTTCGCCCAACTTTGTTGACGAGGATTTTCATCTACCACCACGGAACAAGTAGGTTTCCCGGCGGCCACGCTTGCCATGAATGCTAATGAGTGGCCCAGGGTTACACCAACGATTAAATCTCCACGCCAAGCATGCACCAAGGTGTGCGCCGACGAGGCAGAGCGCTACGTAGTCAGCAACCAGATCCATGCTTGCACGAGCACTCGAAGAGATTGCCACCGTGGTCGTTTGGATCCAGGTAACCGGTGTCTTTGCATCGGTTACAGTCGTAGACCACGTTGATTCGTTGGCGAGAAGTACGAGTGATCGAGAACGAGCCGTCCGAGAGGGTCTCGATGGTGAGTGTCTGGAAGTCTCCCGGGAGAGTACGGAGGCGTTCTACACAATCGTGCATCGTATTATGTCTGCGTCTCACCGGCCTGCGTCGCCCATTCCGTGGGCCGTCAACCGCCATTCGCGCGGGAGGTTACCTCCTCCTCCACTCCGCCAAACATCCCCTGCACCCTCTAGCCGTATAAGGCAGAGACGCACGACACTCGTGGAAAGCCCGAGACGATCTGCCAGCCCTTTCACTGTCGCATAGCCTACAGCCGACCTCTTGGTATTCCCAAATTGCGTGTCATGTACAGCACGAAGCACCTTGCGGTCCAACCGCTGCGTGTCCATGGCCTTTTTCTCAGCCTCCGGGTCACGTGAGTACAGGCTTTCAGTACGCAATGCGTTTTCTTGGTACTCGTTTGGCTTCAACTTTACAACCGTCCTTTTCTCTTCACAACACTGGGATTCGACACGACTGAACGCCCCCGCGTATTGTAGGCCTCTGTCTTCTCGGCCTTGGCCTTGGCCTTCTTCTTGGACCGTTTAGACTTGATGCTCCCAGCGACACCAAGCCCGAGATGGTTAGGCATAACGGTCGCAGTCCCCGTCAATCTGATTTCGGATAGTCTCGGCTGCGAATTCAAGCGCCTGTACGAGCGCGCGTGCTTTGGCGTTGGCCGTGTCAGCGTCTTTGTGGCCAACGATCACGACTCCGCACGGTGCGTTCGAGGCGTCAGGCCCAACAAGCACACGTGTTTGTAGATACGCCCCCGTTATGTCATGCAGCATTACGGTAGCGACGTCTTGATCCGTGGTACCGGCAATGACCTCAAATACGTCATCAATGAGCTTACGCTGAAGCTTGTCAGGCACTGTGTACACCTCGGTGTTAGGCAGCGTTCTCAGTAATAAGAGTCGCGCGTGTAAAGAGGATTTCTTGATCGACGATATTGGGACGTTGGCCCAAACCTTCTAAAGAATTCAACGCACGGAGTGCTGCTTCATGTGCAGCTTCTCGCACGTTTTCTGCGGGCACCCGCACGATGAGTTCAATCTTCGCGCAGACGCGTACATCATACTGCCGGGACATCCAGTTCTCCGTTTAGATAGGCTGCAATTACATGTGCGTGACACGGCTTTGGCACGCAATGACAGCCGAGGACCTTACCGCGCAGCTTCTCGACTTCCGCGCGGAATTCGGGGTCGTTCCTAACCCGTTCGAGGAAGTAGTTCTTGTACTGCTCGATCACCGCCATGCGGTCCTGGCCTGGCTTCGTGTGGAACGGGTTGCCGAACGGCGACGGCCGGCCGACGTACACGTCATGCCGTTCACGGTGCAAGTTGACCACACGCGTGATGTCAGGCATCGCTTTTTCGCCATTCGCAGGGCACGACGCTGCCCTGGAAGTAGTCAAAATCCACGAAACGCTCCGCGTCATTCCAGTACTGCTGTTCGCCACTGTTACAGAGCCAAGTCTTGAAGTCGTTGGCGGCTTCTACATCGGGAAACTCGAAGGTCAGCGTCGAGCTAGTGCGAAACGTCTCGACTGCGTGCTGTTTGCACTTGGTGCAGATCGACGCACCGCGACCACCTGGCGGGGGTTGCCAGTCGTGATCACACCGCGGAGTGTTTACAGCTAGCTCACGACGCAGCTCGTCCATTTCCGCTTTCAGGTTGTCCAGCTCGGCCCGTATCGGGCTCGGGTCCGACACGTCCAGTTCAACGCGGAGCTGAATGATCTCCTCGACCAGACGGCAGACCTGACAGTCACAACCTGCACCGAGCGGGTGCGTGTCCGTTCCGACCGCGTTGCCACTCACTAGGCAGGTGTATGTTTGGTCGTAGCGGGCGTACCGCTCAACGACAGTTTTGGTGACGTGCTCATGGGCCTCGTTCGAGGTGACTTCCTGCCCGCAGGTCGGGCACATGAAGTCCGCTCTTGGGTTGATCTTCGAGAGGTCCATTAGCGGTTCACCTTGCGGAGCGCTTGTTGCAGTGAGCTGGTCGAGCAGCTTGAGCATCTGCTAGGGCGTCCATGGGTACGTAATGCCAGCACCAGCAAGCCGCTGGATCTCAGCTTGGGTAAGTCCACGAACCAACGTTGGACTTTGAGAGGTCCAGGGTCACCCACTTCCAACGTGTCTCCACCTGCGATCACTGAACGTGGTATCCACACGTCGCTTTCGATCATTACAGCCAAAGTTGTGACCGCGAGGATTTGGGCGCACTCCACGTCCTCATACTCGTCATCGGGAATCCAGTCATCTTCATTGGGAACCCAGTCTTCCATCAACGATCCTCTTTGAGACGGCGGAATTCGTAGAGCTTCGCGTTGCCGCGCTGACCAACAACCCGAACGTCGAACTGTTTTTGCAGTGTATGGACGCGCAGTTTCTGAGCCAATGTCGCGGGCGACTTGTAGAAACTACGATTGAACTGCTTTGCGATGTTGGAGAGATCGCGGTGCAGCTCAGCCGCCGTCACTGCCTTGCCGACGTTGTTGGTGTTTTCAAGCCAGCGGTCCAGGAGGTCTACCAACGGGTCGCCCTCGGTGACGAGGACGTCACGCTCAGCCTGCATCGCTGTGAGCATTTCGCTGACCTCGTCATAGCTGGCGCCAATGACCTTGCCGATGACGTGAGCAAGCGCGGCGAAGTCTGCTAGGCGGTGACGGCTCTTTTGAGCATGTTTGGTCAACGTGCCAGCACGAATCTCTTTGACGATCTCGTTCAGGTACCAGAGCCACTCCCCGAACAAGACCGCGCGCTCATCGAAGACGCGGCGAAAGAGCAGGGAGAGTGCCTGGTTGTCCTCGCGGCGTTCGAGGCGCAGAATCACACAGCGGTCGGCGATGTCATCACGCTTGAACGTGATTGGGTTGCGCGTCGTGATCGCGATGAATCCTTGTGGCTGTACTTTGACTTCTTGATCGTCCGTGAATAGCTTGCGGCGTGTCCAGCCCTCGCCCGTCGTGAATGCTGCCAGCGTGTCCTGGAGCCAATCCACGAAGTTGTCCATGTTGTCGAGCAGACAAATCGGCGAGCGGAGGATCTTCACGCCGAAGTCCTTCTCGTCATTTTTACTGACCTGATGCGTCTTTTGCTCACCGTGGATCACGCGTTGAATGAGCTGCACAGCCACGCTTTTGCCGGATCCTCGCTCCCCCTCACAGAGGAGCATGGGCTTCGAGGGCATAAGGTCAGGAAACGCGACGGCGAACAACCAGACGGCAAGCGCGAGTCGCTGCTGATCTCGCGTCATGCCACTCTGTGTACTGTCCACGAACTGGACTCCGTCAATCAGGGTAGGTAGGAGTTTGCCGTGGTGCCCGATGAGAGGCTCGTCAACGACGGGTATACCCTCGTCGTCGTCTAGGAAAACTCCAGTGCCAGTACCGTTGTTGACCTTGGCAAAATTCTCACCATCGAGCTGCCAGCAACGTCCGTTGTAGCAGCTCAAGTAGAGCGTGTTGGAGGTCGTGTCGAAGAACGTGAAGCGGCGCACGTCGCGTAAACGGCCGCACACTCGGCAGTAGGCCTTGAGCGCTGCGACCGTGTGTTTCGTCGGCGCTTCGGTTTCCAGCAGCCCGTAGCGGTACCAGAGATACGCCAAAAAATCGTCATCGCGGAGGCTGATCTCGTAGAGCTGGTGGGTGAGCCCTGATTGGAGATAGCAGCGCTTCTCCGGGACTGACAAGATCACGCTCCCCTGACTGTCGCGGATCTCGGTATCCCAAATGTAGTTGTAGATCAGGCGGGTCGCTGCGTCACGCGTCTTGACCCGGTGATCATGCCGGATCATGTAGATCGCGTAGCGTGTCTGCGTAACGGTTCGCGGCGTGTTCGGCGGTGCTGCGCTACTCGTTCCCTGCTGTCCAAAACTGCCTTGAATTACCTTTCCACTCGATGCCATCGGCCCCTCTCTTTGGCTGTATGACCCACGGAGCCGTGATGGCGCAGAGTTTTCGATAGGCAGTTTTCAGAGGTAAGTTTTTGATCATCGTCCCGGCTGCTGTGGCTGACGTGAATGACCACTATACACCCCCCGTCTGTCCTCCGGTGACCTCGGTCGCTTTCTTCGTCTTCGATACAACATCAGATCCTGTGAGTCAACGAGGTTTTGCTCGTTCTACGCTGTCAACTTTTTTGCAGTTGCGACTGCCTGTTCGCACTTCCGGTGACTTCCATAGCTTGTCCACAGGTTACCCACCGCGACTTTTTTGGAGGAGATCTCGCCTGTCAGTGCCGTGTGTTAGAGGCACGGAATGGTCACCGAGATCGTGCCGTACGCACGGCGCCGTGATTGGTATTTGATTCCGCGGGAGTGGGCTGTACAGATCTCAGAAGCGCCTGGAATACAGCTGTTCGGCAGGGACAACGTCGGAGTTCACCGCACGCATCTACCACTGCTTGCGCAGCTTGGGCATGAAAGTGCACAACGCCTATTGACAGTGCCGAAAGTCGATCAGGCACGTGCTGCGTTGGACAACGAGACGGCGCAGTTGGGTTTCACGCTACGGCCGTACCAACACGAAGCGCGGGAGTACATCGAACCGCGTCGAGGCGTACTCCTGGCTGACATGATGAGACTCGGCAAGACATTGTCATCTGTTATGGCTCACGATCCCGCACGCGGGCCGTTGCTGATCGTAGGACCGTTGGCCGCACGCGAGGTGTGGACTCGGTGGATGAAGCTCCGCTGGCCTGACATCGAACCTATCGTGCTCCGTGGCCGCACGTACAGTCCCGATCAGCTGCGCGAAGCAGAGTGTATCTTTGCACACTATGACATCCTCACTGCCTGGCAGAACTTTGCACTGCGCCGTCCTGGCACGCTGGTCTTCGACGAAGCGCATCTACTGAGTAATCCACGGGCGAAGCGGACACAGGCTGCGCAGCTGCTCGCGTCTCGGGCAGAGAAAGTCATCGCAGCAACTGGCACGCCCCTGTGGAACCGTCCTGGAGGGCTCTGGGCGATCCTCTCTTGCTTGAATCCCGGCGGGTGGGGCACTCACTACACCTTCCGGCAGCGGTACGCCGGGCCGGAGCTTACGGCCTACGGGACCAAGTACAACGGCGTAAGCAATGTCGAGGAGTTTCGCGCTCGTATTGCAGAAGTGATGATTCGACGCACGTGGGAAGACGTTCGTAGTGATCTTCCGCCCATCGAACGATCTGTGGAGGTCGCTGACGTGACAGAGCGCCAGCTATTCGAGCTGGATCTCGCCGTCGAGGCCGCGCGAGACGTCACCAAAAAGCCGACGAAAATCGGCAGTCAGGCGAGGTTACGTAAGCTGCTGGGCCGGCTGAAGGCTCCTCTCGCTGTCGATGTTGCTGACCGGGTGCTCGCGAACGGGGAGCCCGTCGTCGTATGGACCTGGCATCGAACGGTTGCACGGAAGATCGCGGCTGCGATCTCGAAGAAGGGCTATCCTGCGTTCGCGGCTACTGGTGGCGATTCTGTGGATAGCCGCGAAAAGACAATAGAAGACTGGAAGAAGAACGCCATCGCGGCGCTCGTCTGCACGATCCCCGTCGGTCAGGTTGCCATTGATCTCTCGCACGCGCGGCAAGCGATCTTTGCCGAGGTGGACTTCACACCCGCGACCGTTGCGCAAGCCGAAATGCGCACGTTCTCCCCGGATAAACCGATGTCCGTGACGTATCTGGTCGTCGATCATCCTGTAGATCGCGGATTGGTAACCGCCTTGCAAGAGAAGTGCGCGAGGGCCAACAGCCTCAATGTCCCTGCGGCGGATAGTGCGATTGACGTCATTGCTCAGGCCTTCCAAATCGATCCCGTCGAACCCGATATGCAGCGTCTTATGGAAGCATTTCTTGCGGGCGCAGAAGATGTCGGGTGAAACCGATTGCAGATTGTCACACCGAAGTGATAAGTAAACCGGACGCGTTTCACAGCAACCGGGCATTCGCTCATTTGATCGGGGGATCGAATGGCAAGACAGGGCGGGATGACGCCTACAACGGCACCTGACACCCAAAACTATGGTATTGACGGGATCGCGGACGCGATCAAGACGACGCAGGACGACGTTTACTGCGTTGTCTGCGGTACTCGTTGCATCGCGACCGGTGCTGAAGGCATCTTCGAGCACGACGCCGACGCACCCTGCATTGCTATCCTAGTAGATGCAGCGGGAGAAAGCCTCGATCGTCAGTACTTCATTGCCGATGATGGTTTCATCTATGAGGTCACGCAACCGGTCGTTGATGCAGCACCGGTACCTCCCGAGGACGTTATCGCGGACGCGACTGACTCACCTGACGTTGCGTCTGAGATCGCAGACGGGATTTCAGACGTAGACGAAGACGAAGACTACGAAGACGAACTACCGGTGCTTCCTTCGGCGCCACCGCCGCCCAAACCCAGGAAGCGGCGGACAAAGAAAGCCGACATAGTGCCGTCGATATTGCCGGCAGGTGCGGCTACCGCGGAAGATGGCACGTTGCTCTTGCCTACCGAACGTGATCTCACCATCACGCCGCTGGACAAAGGCCTACATCAGGTTTTCAAGGCGTACGAGGTGCCGCGGTTGGGTGGCGCGTCGGGCGACCTGGGTTGGTCAAGCTTCTCGACGTACCAGCGCTGCCCCTACCTCTTCAAGCGGCTATACATCGACGGCTTGCGGTACGTAGAGGAACGTCCACCAAACTATATCGAGATCGGTTCAGCGGTTCATGCCTTCCTCGCGGTGTACTACCAGCAATTCATTGATCCAGCCTACCCGCTCACGCCTGAGATTCTGAACAAGGCGTTGCTCGACGCGGGTTGTGATGCCGCAGTTCTGATGGAAGCGTGGCGCCTTTGGGCAGGCTACGCGCTCTTCTACGAGCAAGACTTCATCACACCGCTTGCAGTCGAGTACCACGTGGTGGACTCAGAGACAAAAGAGTCAGCTCGCTACGACCTGATTGCCAAAGTTGAAAAGGCGGACTCGCGTTTTCCTGCTGGAACGTATGTGGTCGAACACAAGACGACTGGCAGGTTCGATACTGCCACACTCGATGGTTGGCAGAACGACGGCGAGGTCATTGGCCAGATCATGCTTTGGCAGCGTCTCAAGCTGACCCGCAAATTCGGCAAGCTGACCGGCGTGATGATGAACATCATTGGTAAGCAGCGCCAACAACAATTCCACCGTACGCTTGTCGTTCCGCAGCGCTGGCAAATAAAGCAGCACGCGAACGACTTGCGGATGTGGCAAGGGATGCGGCTCTTCATGATGGCCGGCGGTATCTTCCCCCGAGCGCGTGCTAATTGCGTCAGCCGCTACGGCATGTGCAGCCAGTGGGATCACTGCGCGCATCGGGAGGGCTAGCGTGCCGTTCGGCGGACACACCTACGATCCCGCGCTCGATCAAATTCGTTTGACGGGACAACTCGGCCGTGTGTTGGCTCTCATGCGCGACGGCCAATGGCGTACGTTGAACGAGATCTATCGTGTCGTAGGTGGTAGTGAAGCAGCTATCAGCGCGCGACTACGAGATTTTCGTAAACCCAAATTTGGCGGCCATCAGGTAGACGCTCGGCGCCGTACCCAAGGACTGTGGGAATACCGTCTCGTACTAGCCGACGCAGACATCGCGCGGTTGGATCAACGTATCGCTGTGGGGGGCGAGACATGGGCACTACCAAGCAGCTGATTGCACTGTCAATCGACGAAGTCGAAGAGGGTGTGGAGATTTGCCGGGACGAAGCCTGCCCCATTATAGAGATACACGCTGCGCACCCAATCATACCGTCTATGCGAGGACGTGCACCAAAAACCTGCCCGCAGTGTTTTGCATCGATACCGGTAGGTCAAGGCGCACGGTGTCTAGCTTGCGGCTGGGATCGACGCAACTCCTTCATACGCACACCCACGAAGAAAGGGAAATAACCGAATGCGTAAGATCGATTTGGACGATCCGATCCAGGCGCAACGTATCACGTGTCTGTCTTACGGTGCGATGCGCTCCGGGAAAACGCGCTGGGCGGCAAGTTGGCCCAGACCGTTGTTCCTATCCGAGGCTAGTGAAGGTGGCTGGACGACGGTCATCAATATGGACCCCGGAGCGCTTTGGGAACCAGAGCGCCGTCCACGCGTTTGGGCCATCGAGCGGATCGCCGACATGATGGAAGCGATCGGCGATGCAGATTCGTTGATTCGTGCTGGTGAGGTTCAAACACTCGTCGTCGATTCACTGACCTTCTACAACGATTTGCTTCTCGACACGCTCACGCGAGCAATGTCGAAAAACGGCAGCATGCCTGACATGCGGCGAGTGTACGGTTCACTCGGTGCCAACTTACGCTCGCTGCGAGTGCAGATTCACAACTTGCCAGTGAACGTGTTGTGGGTCTGCCTAGAGAAGACACCCGACAGCGACAACCCCATCGGCACACCCATGATCAGCGGTCAGCAGGCGATGAAGTTCGCTGCGGGCACTGACTACATTCTCTATCATCGGGCTTACACGTTACAGGACGGCTCACTACAGTTCGAGATCCGTACGAAGCGTTGGCAACAGTACGCCGCAGGTGGTCGTGACGAAGGTGCGTTGCCTGACCCGCTAGGGTACTGGACTACCACTGAAGAGGATCCCGACAACGAAATCTTCGTGCCGGACTGTACCTATCGAACCTTCGCCGAGGCGTTGAACCTCACTCCAATGCCCATGCAAGCCCCTACAGGCCAACCGGTCGGCGCTAGTGCCGCCGTGACGCAACAGCAGTAACAACCAATCAGTCCATAGGAGAACCATATGCCGCAACAGAACGACAACAGCAACGACTCAAGCTACGTCGAGTACATCGACATGGGTCTCGGCGATCCCAACCTGGAGGGGTGGGACGGCCGGAGCAGCCGAATCGATCCAGGCTTCTATGACCTGGAGGTTACCGAGGCTGCGATGGGCGTGAGCGGGAAGGGAAACCCTACCCTACGCTTGACCTACCGGGTGATCTCGGAAGGTCCGATGCAGGGCCGCACCACGCGACAGAGCTACGCGATTCTGCCCGACAACGATGGAGCGCGTCGCCGCATGAAGAACCTGATCGACGCCCTCGGGGTGGAGACCGACGAGAACCACCGGTTCGCGCCCGCGAGCATGGTCGGTACGCAGATGCGCGCCGAGGCCATCATCGAGCCCTACACGGACTTCGACTCGCGCACCGGACAGAACGTGACCAAGGAGGCTGTCAGGATCGTGGGCGAGGAGCCCCTCATGGTCGAGGAGGCACCAGCGCCACAGCAGCGTCAGGCGCCCGTACAGCAGCGTCAGGCGCCGCAGGGACGCCCTGTGGCGCAGCGTCGGCCAGGCAACAACCAGGGCCCACAGGTCCGTCGGTAGCTGTTTCGCGTCCTGACGGGAGGCACGTAGTGACGTAGTGCCTCTCGTCAGGACTGAACTCTGGGCAGTTGATGAATACAGGACGAAGAGATGAAACGGTCGAAGTCATGCTCGCGAAAGAAGCGAGCGCGTTCAAAGTCACGCTCACAGGAGCGCTATGACAATGTGATCGCAGCGCGCGCCCAGCGTGCGGCGGTTGTTGAACTCGACGAATTTTACGGAGGTGTTCGGATCTGTCGCGACGATCGTTGTCCGCGGGTTGACATTCATGCAGCACACCCTATCGATTTTCAGGGTGCCGAGGACCCGCTCTACGACGCGGCGTACCCGCATTGCCGTGAACGTCACGGGGAGACGTTGTGCGAGGTCATCTACGACCACATTCCCGTACGTTACTGCAAGCCATTCCAGGACCTGTACAGCGATGTCCTCGAAGACTACGGTCAGGTGAATGCGCGAGCAGTTTACCGCGCACTCAAGACACTTCTCCTCCGCGAACAGATCATCAGCGTCACGTTGCCGCCTACCAAGGAACGTAAAACCAAACGGCCGCCAGGTGGATACGTCCGAAGCAACAGTCCGTTGCTAGCGGACGCTGACGGCCGCGATTTCCTGATCGATACATTGGCGGAGACACGCCCGACGAGCTGGGCATGATCAATGCGGTTACGTCCGCAAGGACAGAGTCCTGTTCTACGTGCAGGACCTGCACCGATGATTCGTGGGCGCATCGAGGGCGCGCTGTGTGAAGATTGTCCACTAGCCAGAAATAGACAACCTAACCAACCTGTTGTTGGGGAGGGGTCAGCGACGCCGGAATGGATTGTCATTGGTGAAGGTCCGGGTCAGCACGAAGCTGCTTTAGGCCGTCCGTTCGTTGGCGCTAGCGGGCAGTTGGTCAACAAAGCACTCACAGCCGTTGGGCAAGATCGGCGCCGCTTGTGGGTGTCTAACGTTACGTTGTGCCGACCGCCACCAGAGGCTGACGACAACTTGAAAGAAAAGGCCCGCAAGTGCTGCGAGCCACGTTTTACCGCAGAGATGGTTGAGCGCCCAGGCCTTCCTGTGCTCGCCCTCGGTGCTGTGGCAACTCGCGCATTCCTCGGGCGCAACACTTCGATCCAGGCGTTGGCGGGCTCCTATCATCAGGTCAACGCGGACGGTTCAGGCTACCGCGCAGTCATCCCAACGATTCACCCTGCGGCAATCCTCCGCGGGGGCGCCGGAATTGGCGGCGCGCACTCGCCAGACATTGCTTTCTGGAATCTGATGTACGACGCAGCGAAGGTGAAGGCCATCGCTGCCGGACGCGATATCGTCTTCCGCGAGGAGGACATCGTCGTCGAGTACGCTGACGCCAGACGCGCCGAGATGCTTATGCGTCGGATGGTGCAAGATGCTCGCAGAGAGCGCATGGTAGCCTGCGACACCGAGACCTACGTAGACAACGAGCAACAGCATTCTGCACTACAGCCCATCAACGCAAAGTTGACCGCCATCGGCTTCGCTACCCCAAAGTGGGGCCTTTCGATAGCATGGAACATCGTCACACCGATGGCCAAGCGCCTCATGGCTGCGCTTATGGCCGATCCGCTTGTTCGTGTCGTGTTCCACAACTCGATATATGACCGTGGTGTTTTGAAACGGCATGGAATGCCCGTACACGGTCCAGTCGATGACACGTTGCTCAAACACCACGCAGCCTTTCCTGGCCTTTCGCACAACCTGCAACGCGCGGCTACGCAGTACTTCGCGATCACGCCGTGGAAATCGGAGTTCCGTGAAGGCAAAGACACGGTTGAGAACCTCGTAATCTATAACGCCAAGGACACACTAGTTACCGCACGCCTCGACGAGCCCCTCGATATCGCCATCGCGCGCACACAGTCTGCGAAGTGCTACGAGATTGATCTTCTGTGCGCAGAAGCCGCGGAATGGATGTACGACGCGGGCATCCCGGTTTCACAGGAGGTGAATCAACAGCTCTACGATCAGTTCTGGCAGAACATGCAGCGGGCGCGTGCAGAAATCGAAGAGAAGGCTAACAACCCTGAGATCCGCGACAAGCTGCTTGATCGCATCGCGGCAGAGCAAGCCAAGCGTGTTCGCAAAGGGACTGCGGCCAAACAGGACCCCGAACGCTACGAGGCCCGACAACAGGTTCGCTTGGACGAAATTCGGATCGCCGCAGACAGAGGCGCTTGGAAGTGGCAAATCAATTCGTCGGCGCATCTTGCTGGTTGGTTGAAGGTCCACGGGCTTGATGTGCCCCTGACCAAAAAGGGTGCGGCCAGCATCACGAAGGCGTGGCTCAAAGATCACGCGGACAAGCACCCAGCCATCCAAGCACTCTACGCGTGGCGTAGCGACAAGGAAAACGAAGCGCTCCGTAAGATCGTTGAGGACGACGCTGCCCGGCCTGAGATCCAGGAAGAGCTATGGGTTGGCATTGCAGCCGAGCAAGCGAAGTTCGCACGTAACCCAAAAGGTAAAGAGCCAGATCCGGAAGACTATCGGGAGCGACAAAAGGTACGCCTGCAAGAGCTGCTCGATTCCATCGATAAAGCTACGTGGGAGTGGAACGTTGGCTCCTCGGATCACATCGTTGGTTATCTAAAGGCTCGTGGAGTGCCGCTCTACTTCCTGACCGAGAAGGGTTCGACGTCCACGAAGAAAGAGATCCTGGAAAGCTTCGCGCACATCCCCGAAGTACGTAGCCTGTTGGACTACCGCGAGAATCAGAAACTGTTCTCTACCTTCGTCTACGCGCTCTTTGATCGATATGACGAACAGGGCAACATCGTCAAGTACGGCTATGCAGACGCGAACAGTCGCGTGCATCCGCGGTGGAATGTCCATCGGATCACAGGCCGATGGAGTGCTGAAGATCCAGTCTGCCAGAACGTGCCGAAAGCTGACGCGAAGAAGGGGCGCCCAAATCTCCGCAAACAGTTTGAAGCACGCCTTGGACGGATCCTTGTTGGCTTCGACTTCGCGCAGCTAGAAGCACGAATCATCGCACTTCTTTCCGGCGATCCATTCCTGTGCGCGATCTTCAACGACGGGAAGGATATCCACAGCGAGTTCGCACGCATCGTTTGGCCCAACTTCGACGAGTTACCTTATGAGCGCCGCAAGGTTCTCCGCGATACGGTCAAGCGGCCCGAGTATGGGGCATTCTACGGAGGGTCGATCGACACGCTCTGGAAGAACGTGGTCAAGGACTACCCGGACGTAAAGCAGGCTGACATCGCGCGGATGGTCGCGTTGATGACCGCGCGGATGCCCGGCGTTACGGCGTGGCATCAGAAGCTTCTGCGAGACGTTGCCCAGCCACCGCACGAGCTGCGGTCGGCAATCTACGGTCGGCGACGGTGTTTCCCTCTGGGCAACGCTGACATGAACGACGTGTACAACTTCCCGGTTCAGTCGACTGGAGCTGACATCATGGCCACTGGGCTCCTCCGTTTGATGCCAAAGCTACGCAACGAATACTCCAACGCTGACCCGATCATCCAGATCCACGACGCCATCGTTTTCGAGTGCGACGAGGCTGACGGCGACCGCTTGATGACTGACGTCAAAGACTGCTTCGAGCAGACTCACACACATAACGGCGTCACGATTCACTTCTCGGTAGACCCTGCGAAAGGCCGGAGCTGGGCAGATGTCTAAACCTGCGCAAATGACTTTCTGTACCGCAGCTTCGGGCTACTTCGCGATCTATGAGGACCACGACGCCACGCAGCCACGATTGCGGAACGTGGTCGGCTGGGTGACGTGTGTCGGGGAAGTCAAGGCTTACGTGTTGGACTCCTACACTGCGACGCTTGTCGCTGCGGATTCGTTGCCCGACTTCGTCAGCCTCATCGGACCAAATCCGCAGTCTGATCACAAGGCTGGCGCTACCCGTATCGTAGCGGAAGCTGAAGTGCATCGAAACGCTGAGCTAGTCAGGGAGGCTCGTTTGCGGCGTCGAGCAGGGTGGTCACACCCACGTGCTAAAAGAACGTTACCATGACTGCTACTCCCTACATCGTCTTCGAGGGCATCAATGGCTGCGGCAAGACCACGATCTCAACAGCGGTCGTAGCTGCAATCAGAAACCGCGGCGGCGCAGTCGCGCATCTACGACAGCCTGGTAGCGTCTCCCAAGCTGGTCAACTCATCCACGAGGTGTTCTCCGGTCGTGTTGTCTTCGAGCCGAAGGCGATGCTGTGGCTCTTCGCAGCCGAGCTGGCCGATCTTGAACCTCGCGTAGAAGCGATGCGCGCAAAGGGTGTCATGGTTGTCTCCGACCGTCATACGATGTTCTCGTCGTTCGTCTACCAAGAGCCGATCCATGGCTACGACGTTGTAGACACAACCATGCGAGCGATTGAGCCAGCGCCGCCAACACATACGTATCTGATCGACGTCTCCGCTGAGGTTGCACTGGAACGTCAGGCGAAGCGTACCAAGAACCGCAATACGTTCTACGAGCCGACGGAAGTCGAGAAAATAGATCAGCTTGCGGCTCGCTACCGCAAGCTTCCTGACTGGGTGAGTTTTTGGGCTCGCAGCATCAAAGTCCTCGACGGATTGCAGCCCGTCGAGGAGAATGTCGCGCGAGTGCTTGCTGATCTACGATTGGGGGAATGATGTCGGACATCTTCATAGATCTTGATCGCACCGGCGCTTGGTTCGTCTTCTACACGCCGTACAATCCCGTCTTCATCTCCGAGCTGAAAGCGCGCATTCCACCACCGAACCGTCGTTGGGTCTCGGAGGAGCGTGCCTGGTGTGTATCACGTACCTACTGGGATACAGCGCAGGAGCTGCTGCGCAAACACTACCCAAACGGGCAGTTCCAGCTAGGAGAAATGGCACAGGCTGCGGACATCTTGGTGGAGCCTGACGCTGGAGATGTAGTGGTGAGCGCACAAGATTATGCCGTCCTCGGGTTGCGTCCCGACGCACCTGACTGCGTCGTGCACGCTGCCTACCTGGCGCTCGCTGCGAGCTGGCAAAGCGTTGATGCTCCAACGCTTATCCATGCCGGGTTTCACTCCCTTGACAACACCAACAGTGCGTATCTCCGTATTTGCGCTTCGCGACACATACCGAGAGAGCCGCCGCCTGACATGGCAGCATTGCTCACCCTACGCGCGGAACGGCAATGACATGAATCTGATCGACGAAACATTCTGCCGCGGTGGCTATCTGGCCCGTCAAGCGCCTGACGATTACGAAGTACGTGATGGGCAGGTCGCGCTCTCACACAAGGTGCGTGCGGCGATGGAGCAAGAGTGCGTGTTGCTCACAGAAGCACCCTGTGGCTCCGGGAAGGGCTTCGCCTATGCCGTGCCAGCCATTGAACGCGCACAGCAGGAAGGGAAACGTACGGTCATCGTCACGGCCAATATCGCGCTGCAATCGCAGCTCATAGAGAAGGACCTTCCAGCACTCGCGACCGCATTACCAGGAGACTTCACCTTTGCTCTCTTGAAGGGCCGTAGCAACTTCTACTGTCCTGAGAAGGCAACCAGAACGGATGCTGCACGAAGTGTGTGGGGTCCTAGATTCGGTCAGATGTTCGGTTTGACGAGCGAACAGGTTAAGCGGGTCGAGGCGGGGCTAGCGTGGGGGCAAGTGACGCCGACCGGCGACCGTGAGAGCTTCCCCGACGACGTAGTAGCGCCCGCGTCGGAAGACGGTGTATGGCACTTGCTGTCCGCAGGCGAAGGCGAATGCCTTGGCAACGGCTGTAGCTTTGCGCGAGAAGGGAAGTGTTGGGCCAACAATCATCGCACAGCAGCGCAGCAAGCTCAGATCATCGTCACCAACTACCATGTGCTCTACGCACACGCGAAGATCTGCGGTTGGAGCGCATCCCAGGGCATCTTGCCGCAGATCGACAATCTAGTTCTCGACGAAGCTCATGAGGCCGCACGCATCGCACGTGAGTTTTTCGGTATACGAATCTCTTACGCGCGTTTTAGGCGTATCGCTGAGTTGCTCAAACACAGTCTGGCCTTCTCCGATAGGCAAACGACGCGTTTTGTCCAGAGCGGTCAGCAACTCATAGCGGCCATCGAGGACTACTACCACACGATGGAGTATCGTGCGTGGCAATACATTCATCGCCCCAACACAGTAGACGTCGAGTACACGTTGAACGTGCTGGAAACCATCGGAGATCAGGTTTCGTCCATCGCGGCTGATGCAGAGCGCTCAAAGGATTACGAAACATATAACAAGGCAATGGTAGCTACACGGCGAATCGTGGCGTTGACTACTGACGTTCATGAGGTCTTCCGTGAGCCGAGCGCCGACAAGGTCTACTGGATCGAGGTCAGCAAAGATCATCCAACGCGTGTTGAAGGGCGCTACCTGGACGTCGCCGACGTATTCCGATCATCGGTTCGCCCGCTTACGCAGTCACTTACGTTGACGTCAGCCACGCTGACAGCGGCAGGAAGCTTCGACTTGGTGCGGAGCGAGTTGGGTATATCCGATGCGATGACGTACATCGCTGAGTCGCCGTTCGACTTCCATGCCAACACACGCCTAGTGGTGATGAGCGAAGAGGAGATCGTACCGGCGAGCAAAAACCGGGAAGCGTTCAACGAAGCTACGTTGCCGGTCTACGAAGAAATCTTCGATTTCTGGTCTGGTCGAATCCTTTGTCTGTTCACGGCAAAAACAGACCTCGATTGGTTGCATGCCAAACTCGCGAATCAGGGTGAGCGCAACGTTTTCAAGCAGGGTGATGCACCGCGTCCGCAGCTCGCGCAGTGGTTCCGCGAAGATCCTCAATCGATACTGATGGGAGTTGACAGCTTCTGGACAGGCATCGACGTACCGGGCCCGAAGGCGATCATCATCCACAAGTTGCCCTTTCCCTACCCAGACGTCGTACTCAAGGCAATCCAGAGGCGACTGCCGCAGGACGTCTACTTCAAGCAACGGTACTACCCCTGGATGATCACGAAGCTCAAACAAGGATGCGGACGTCTGCTTCGTCGAAGAGGAGACTACGGATTCATCGTTTGCATGGATCGCCGCATGACCGACAAATGGGCCTACGCTAGCTTGATTCGTCGTAGCCTCCCCTTCGGCGAACCGATCCGCACGGACGAACTCTACCTCCTCGAACCCTTCCTGAAGCAATATGATGACCAGGCTGAAGCCGTTGCCGTCTGAGTTGCCCGAGCGTGCGCATGCGAAGCCCATTGTCCGGTGGGTAGGCGGCAAACGCTGGCTCGTGCCCATTGTTTCAGACGTGGCCTACGCGCATCTGCAAAGCACTGGTGGACGGTACATCGAGCCCTTCCTTGGAGGTGGCGCAGTCGCAGCAGACCTCGGGCTACCCAACATGCTGCTCGCAGATCTTTGTGAACCGCTGATCAATGCCTTCGAGCAACTGTGTCGCAACCGAGACGTTGTGCTCTGGTCGCTCAAGAACTATCGACGGCGTGGGACGGACGCAGACGCGTACTACAAGATCCGCGCGGAGCATCCCCAAGGGAAGGTTCAACGCGCGGCCTGGTTTCTCTACATGAACGCGACTGGCTTCAACGGCGTCTACCGCGAGAACTCGAAGGGCGAGTACAACGTGCCGCACGGATCTCGGAAGTCGCAGAAGCCATCATTTCTCACGCAGACGAAAGCAGATCCTTTCATCGCTGCCATCCGTAGCTCTGAGCTTACCGCTGCGGACTTCCGTCAGGTGATTCGCCGTGCTGGCGCCGGTGACTTCTTGTTCGTGGACCCGCCGTACTACGGCGTCTTCTCGAACTACCTCAAAGAAGGTTTTAGCGTCGGTGACCATGCAGCTCTCGCCGACGAGCTACAGGATGCTGCAAAGCGCGGTGCCGCATTCGTTGCAGCCAACAACGATCTACCTGAAGTACGCAAGCTCTATCGTTGGGCACACCTTACGCGTACAGGCGAGCTTCGCCGTGTGAATTGCGACGCGAAGAAACGTGGCAAAGTCGCTTGTTTGCTCATCACTTCACATCGAAACGTGCTGCGACAGCAGTAGCGATTTGATCGGATCCGCGATCAACGACTTGACTCGGTCTTGGGGTCCGTGACATGTTGGATCACACAAACCCTAACGAGGTCGCGAAGTTGGCGGAAAAGAAGAAACAGGGCCCCATCGGAATGCAGTGCGTGAAGTGGCACATGCGCAATGGGAAGCCCTGGCGCTGCGCTCGCTTCCGGCCGCCAGAAACGCCGACGGCAAGCAGTCCGGCAAAGCCGAAGTCGAAACCGAAGCCAAAGCGGCAACGCAAAGCGAAGCAACGCAAAGCGAAGGTTGTGGCTACGCGCAAGCCCTCTGCGACGAAGGCAAAGACCAAGTAGGAGGTCAAGATGGCACGCAGATGCAAATTCGGGAAGCTGAAGAAGCCGTATCGCGATTCGAGCGGTCGGATGCACTACTGCAAGAAGGCTCGCAAGAAGAGTCGTCGGCGCCGCAAGTAACGCGCTGATCACCTATCATCACCGGAACGCAACCACGAGGGAGACATCATGGCACGTCGTCGTAGACCAAAAGTCGCTACCTGCGCCAAGAAGTGCAAAGGCAAGAAGATGCGCGCATTCCGCGCGTGTGTTCGTCGCTGCGCCAAGAAGTAGGTCAAGCGTCCAACGACGGAAGGCGGCGTACGGGCCCTAGGCTCGCGCGCCGTCTTTCGTTTAGGGCTCAATCAGTATAGTATTGGTGTATGCGCAAGATCGGTTCGATTGGCGACGTCAACCCCATCGAGTACGGTGGCGGGTACATCTTCAGCGCGCCGGATATTGACGGTCCGTGGGTCGAGTACTACTACGGGATGGAGTCGGAGCTGCCAAACGTAGAAGAGGACCCCGAGGACGTACCTCACCTTCTGGCCACCGTCTACCGTGTCGATCTGCATAGCAACGCCCGCGAGTTTCTCAACTGGTACGACTGGATTGATTGGGAAGACGTTGCTGACTCCACAGGTCAGGACGTGGACGTGTATCGACCTTCGCGCTTGAAGTCAGTGCGTGACCGCGCATTCGCGATTTGGGACGCCGCCAGTCATTACGGCTGGCACGAATTCGATCAGTATCCGCTTCAGCTGACCCTCGGCGAATTGATGCGCCGTTGGGCCTACTGAGGAGAAAGAGCCCGCGATGCTTACACAGACCCACTGGAAAGAGACGTTCGAGTACGAGCCCTGGAATCCAGCACAGCGAGGCGTCGTTCACTACACGGGCCTTCCTGGCGGCTACTCGACGTTCTACTACAACCAGATTCCCAACACGACGACCCTCGTCGGGCCTGAGTTGCCGCGCTACATGGATCCGCAAAGCGGCGAGACCATCACGGTTGTGCCCCCCGTTTTCGGGCAAGCAGAGCAAGGCTACAGCGCGAAACGCTTGGCGCTCTACGCTGCGCTTGCTGCCGTTATCGGTGCGGGCGCCGGCTACCTCGCCTCGCGCGTGGTTTGAATTGGCAGAGGATGCGTCAGGGCGAGAAGTGTGCCCCCAGCTGGGCAATGAGACTCAACACAAAACGGCGCGATGGTTTCTACGAGATCACGTATGGAAACACCTATTGGCAAGTCGAACGGGTTGGGCGTGAGTGGAAACGTAGGCAATGGTACGGGCCCATCTTGGGTTGGGGCATTGCGACAATGCATCCCACACTGAGAGATGCGAAGGAGTCCATAGTTGATGAGGGGTGGGGGTGATGGACAGACCCGAGCAGTATCCCTACGGCTACTGGCTCGAAACCCCGGCCAAGAAGCACAGGAGAAGGTAAATGCCCAGCGTCTTCACTCTGGAAGGCCCCAATCTGGCCCTGCTGGGGCCAAATCCGGGCGCCTACGCGTTCGTTGACTGGGCGTCGTCTGTGGGCGCTGCTCAGCCAACGCCCCTCAGAGGCGATTCTGAGCCCTCTCCGAGCCCTCTGAGCCTCCGATTGGCACTTGCCCTTGGGGCCGTAGGAATCCTGGGTGCAGCGGTGGGTTTTGGGCTCTGTCAGCGACGACGTCAGCACGGGCTCGCCGCTACCCGTGGACAGGCGCTTCCAGGATGCTCCGATTTGGGTCGAATCAAGGGACTCTTCGCTGACCGACTAACACCCAAGCGAAAAGCCCAAGAGATGATCCTGTGCCAAATCCACAGCCTAGAAAGCGATAGCGATTGGGCTTATTACGAGGAGATGGACGGTATGACCCAACGCGAGGTGGAGTTGGTCAGCGATCAGATCACGAAACAACGTGACCGCATCGCGAAGCTGTTCAGGTACGATCCCTGGGCGTAATTGATTTGGGGCACAATCGATGACACCAGCTGAGATACAGAAGTACGCCGCCGAGCGGTATAGAACGGCTGCGCAGCAAGCCCACAAAGGTGCGTGTCGTTGGGCGAAGAACGCCTTCGAGGACGCTTTCAGGTATCAGCGGATGCTACGCGAGAGCTACATCGGCGACACGTTGTTTCGCTACATGATCAACGCAGACCGCGCCTACGCGAAGAACTGCGGTGACGGTGAGCACCTGATGCCGCCGCATCTAGGCAAGCGCAAAAAACGGGATCGCCCGGCCTATCGGCTCTACCGCTACTGACGGAAGGCATGAGATGACCTATCGAAGCAAGCCGCGTCCAGCGCATCCGATAACAAAGGCCAAGATCGCTGACTTGGCGTTGGACATGATCGCGCACTCGTACCGCACCTACAATTCGATGCGCGCTGAAATGGAAAAACGCGGTGTGCGCTACAGCAGCCACGAGCCGTGTTGGAGTGTTGGTGAGGTCACCGACATGTTGCGCCAGCAATCAATGCCAGCCGACTTCGAGTTCGCGTCGAAACGCCGACAGCGAACGATGGTACGTATCGTGTTGGAAAAGCTGCGCCGCGAGGGACGACTATCGTCTTCGATAGGTAGCGTGCCGGGCCGTAGACGTGAGATACGCTGTTACGAGCCCGCGTAGAGAATTGCAGCGCGGTCGCCAACCGACATCTGCACGAGCTTGCGCTTGCACCCCTATCACATCCTGCACATCCCGTACATCCCACACACCGCCCATGCGCGGACCGTAGCACCCGGATGTGACACCGTGATACCGTAGTGCGATGAACGCACGTATCGAGCTGCTATGCGTGAACATCCGCCACGGAGCGACCTACGCAGAGGGGTGCGCGGCAGCAGCTACGCAGATGATGTGGCAACGGGCTGACACAATCGCGAGCCAGTATCAAGGCAGCGTCCAGTGGAGCTACCACGACGACGAGGGAATGACCTACGGCGATGCGTATGCCTACGTTCCGGTGCGTCACCTAGAGGCTGTACTAGACGCGTTCGACGCCGACCAGGTCACCTATGACTACGTGGATCTCCCTCGTAGAACGCCGCAGGCTTTCGCTCAGCGGATTGTCGCGCGCTATCCACGCGGCTCTGGTGTGCGTGTCACCACTCGCTAGTCGGGATGGCTGGAATCGCACCAGCCCCCGAGGCCCAAACGGAATTGGCGCCTTACTCGACCCAGGTCAGGACGCTCTTTGCGCGAGTCACCGCAACGTAGCGGATGTTGTCCTCTTCGAGGGCAGTACCAACAGGACGGAAGGTGCTCGACAACAGGAATGCGCGGTCAGCTTCGAGGCCCTTGGCCTTGTGAACCGTACTGCACACGATCTTCGGCCGGTGGCCGTTCGAGTCCTCAAACAGCTCGTCGAGACGGGTCTTCAGCTCCTCGACGTTGGCGAGACCTTCGGCCAGCAGACGAAGGGTTTCAGCCTTGTCCTCGATAGTCTCGACACGCGTCTCGGCGTTCTTGTCGCTGCTCTTGCGAGCACGGGCGACCTCGCGCTCCTCCCAGGCCGTGAGCTTCTCCAGAAGGCTCGCGATGGACTTGCGGGCAGGGCCCGTTGCGAGCTTCTTGACCAGGGCGAGCAGCCCGGCGCCGATGTCACGGCCCTCGATGCGGGCACGCTTGCCGAGGCGCAGGCACTTGAGGCAGACGCTCACGAGCGGCGCGTTGGTGCGGCTCAGGATGAAGTCACCCTCGACGGCCGTCTCAGCAAGCTTGGTCTTGGGGAGCGTGGTGATCTCGCCCTCGGGCGCGGTCGGCGCGGCCTCGTAGTCGGGAACGAGCTGAGCGGCCTCGGCCACGATGACCTTGCCACAGCGATAGGTCGTGGTGAGCTTCAGCTCGGCCGCGTTCAGCTCAGCCTTGAGCCGGCTGATGCTCTCGGAGTCGGCGCCGCGGAAGCCGTAGATGGCCTGACGGTTGTCGCCGATGACAGCGATGCGGCCGCCGCGCTTGCAGGCCTTCATCGCGAGCGTGATCTGGGCGGCGTTCATATCCTGGCACTCGTCGATGATCACGAGGTTGTACCAGGCGCGGGTGAGCTGCCGACGCACGGGGATGAACACCATGTCGTCGAAGTCGATGCTGCCGTCGCGGTCACAAGCCTTGTCCATCGCCTTGAGGGCGTGGCGCTCGACATAGGCGAGGTCGTAGCCGTCGCGCTCCCACTCCTCATCGGGTACGCAGTCATGGTCGTACGCGATGTCGGTCAGGTCGCCCATCTTCTCGGCGAACGGCGCCATGCCCTTGCCACGCGAGGCGAGCTTGGCGACGAGCGACACGATGTCCTCGGGGACGTCCTGGCCGCAGACGTCGCGCGCGATCTTGTAGCCGCGCTGCCCGTCCACGCGGAGGCGACGGTCGTACTGGCGGAGGAATGCGAAGCCGAGCGCGTGCAGCGTCTTGGCCTCTGCATTGCGGTTCGTGATCTTGGTCTGAAGCTCGGTCGCGATCTTCTTGTTGAAGGCCGCGAACAGGATGCTGCGCTCGGGGGCGCGGTTGGCGCCTTCGAGCACGGTCGTGGTCTTGCCGGTGCCCGCGCGGGCGACCACCACCAGGTTGCCGTGCCCGTGCTCGAACCAGCTGAAGATTTCTTCCTGTTGTTCGCTCCAGTTCCAGGTTCCCATCTCGTCTCCTTCGCCCCTCGGGGCCGTCTTATAGTGAGACGAGGTACACGACCGGATATTCTAATCGCGGACGCGATTCGTCTTGAAAATATATCGTAGCAGTTTTGGCAGGTTACGGCCCTGGATAGAGGATTCTTGACGGGCCTGGCCTGCGTGTCCAACCGACGGCAAAGGATCCGAGCGCGGCAGCTACCCCGACCGCTGTCGCTACGCCGATTGCAGTCTTTCGGCTGTAGCGCTTCTTTTGACCTACGCGGGCGAGCACTGCTTGCAGCTCTGCCGCGGGCCCGAGCGACGTCCGTGCTCCAACAACCGTCGTCGGAAATTCGGGGATGCTGACGCGGAATTCCTTGTTGAGCTGATCGATGAATATCGACGAAACCCAACCGCGGCCGTTCTCGATCCAGAATTCATGGGGTGCCACATTGAGTTCGTAGACGAACACGTTTGCACTCGGTGGTAGTGCCTCTACGAATGCGCGGAACCGTTGGAGAGCTTCAAGGGCAGTAGTGGACGCGGGCATAGTGCCAGCGTATCACATCATGGCTGCCTCAACGAACTCCTTGAAGTACGGCAGGCGTAGCAGCGTTTCGCAGATTCCGCCGGGGCCACTCCACTCGGGCATTCGGTGGTTGTGCCGCGACCGGTACATCGCAAGGCCGGTCTCGTATGAGAACGAGTAGGTGGCCATCTGCAAGAAACCTTCGGGAAGCCGGCGCTTCATGTGAGCGAGCAACGCGACGCCTTCGTAGTCTTGGCCGTTGGCGGCGTGATACGCGCGGTGTTCGCGGTAAGCTGCGCCCATCGCGTTTTGTTCCCCCAATACGTCAGCATTCACGTCGCTGTCCTGGAAGTCACTGGGTTCCAGATCGCGGCTGCCAAGCTTGTGCATGGTCGAGCAACTGTTCCGCACTGTCGCCACTTTGTAAGTGTCCAGCTCTTGCCAGACACAACGCGGAATTGTGATGTCCCACCAGACCATGATCTGACGCAGAAACTTGCGGTGGTCGGTACCTGCTTTGATGAGCTTGCAGGCGCGCTGCATGTCCTTCGGCCCAATCAGCGGGCGCTCCGGGCAAGTGAGGTGAGCAAACATTTCTTGTTCTCTCTCCTCCCAATACTGATTGAACTGCGTGTCGGACTTGTCCCAGCTGTTCATCGGATTGCGCATGCCGCGAAGGGCCGCCTCGAAACCATACACGTGAATCCGTTCAATGTTCATCTAGCTTCCCTCTGTGAGTTGGTTGATTCGTCGCGACAGATACCACTGCGCCTTCTGAAGGTCTTCTAGCTCGTTTCCTTTGTGGCGTGCGCGCGCAACGTACTTCACTACGTTGCCTTCGTGAAAACCTAGCTGCCAGGCCTCGATCGCGTCGATGACTTCGATGCGACTGAACGCGTAGTGTGCTGGATGGTTCACTGCTTCTTTCGGCGTCATCGATCCTCCGGTACACCCGGAGGGAATCGAACCCCCACCTTGCAGCTCCACAGACTGCACGCTCGGCCTTCGAGCTACGGGTGTGTGGTCTGCGACGCTACCACACGGCTATGACACACGTAGAATCTCCAACACGTCAGCTGGCGTGAGACAAAACCATTCGGTTCGTTCGTCACGGGCTTTCTGGTCGGCGTATCTCGCGTGTAGATATTTCTCTTGTTCTCGCGTTCCGGGGATAGTGCCTAGCAGCCGCAGCGTATCAGCGTTGCCGGTCTGTAGTGCGGCTAGCCGCTTCGCAGGTGTACTATCCGTCCATCCGATTTTGACACGCCCACGCCCATCCTGGATGAGATAGATAGCACCTGTGTTGTCATCCTCGGATTGAAACATCGTCGCCCAAGCGTCTTTCGCGTGACGCGCATAGAGCAAGTGCTCGAACGCGTCTGGGCAGGACTCAGCGCGATCAAGCGGATCGCTTTCGTGGTCGTCGATCCTTTTTTCGTCAACTTCCGTCAGCCGGTAGTTGATGATCCCAAAAGTGTCCCACCGGTTGGTGCGCCTCGGCCAGGGTATATGACACAGCGGCGGCAGTGTCCACAGGCGACGGTTATCGTACGTTACTTGCTCGGGTCGAAACCAAGGAGGCAAACTCGACGTGTAACGTGACAAGTCAACGACGTGCTCATCGTTGCGGAGATCGGGGTGATCACGGAGTAACGTATCAACGCGTTTGACAATCTTGTCGTGATACTTACGAGCAGTGTCACGTAGGATTAGCGCTTGGTCGCCTCCGAGTGCAATGTGCAATCCGAGATAGAGCACAATCTGTTCGTGGACGTCCGACGTCGTGCATGTCGAGAACCAGTCTACGACAGGACGTGGGATCAATGTCACGTAGATCGTACCCGTGTCATGTGCTGTCTTCGGATCGAAGAACGTTCGCGTGACCACAGCCTGGTGGAGGCGTTCTAACGCAAGTACACCGGCAATGTTGTTAGGACACGCTACGACACTTGAATCCGATTGGCAGCGGAGATGACAGACCTCTCCCCACTCTTTCCGGCCATCGAGCCGCGCGGTAGGCACATAGCCCTGCCTACGCCAATACCGGAAGCTGTGCAGGTCATCGAATGGTGGCCGATCTAGGTCACAGGGTGATGTGAGCATGGCCTGACTATACTGGCCAGGCCTGACGTATTCTGTCAGGTCGCCGAAACCTCCTTGCAGATGTTGCACAACTCCTCGTCGAACATAGGAGTTTCCCACACGTACGGCTTGCGGCGCCCGTTCTGCGTGACCTCCTCGTAGCGTCGTCGTTGTACGGCTTCCTCGTCGAGGAACTTGCGGAGAAATGCTGCTTGGTCGTCGAGCGTGTCGATGACCGAGCTGGCGAAGAGATACTCGGTCCACTTGCGTTCCTGGCCGGGCCCGAGCCGCTCCTCGAACCGGTTGCGTGCGCGCATGGCCTCGACATGTTGCTGCGCTACGGATCGCCAGCCGCCGTGGTACTTCTGATAGCTCTGGCAGTGGAGCTTTCCCCGCATGTGCGAAATCATCATGCAGAGGACTGTTGCTTTGCGTCCGCTGGCCTGTTTGACCGCAGCTTTCAGGCGGTCTCGCACTGCACGTCGTTGGGCCCATACATCTTCGGTAATCTCTGCTGTTGCTTGCATCATTGCTTACGTCCTTTCAGTCATTGGCTTCTTTTGGTAGATTGAGTACATGGCAAAGCGGAAACCCAGCTGTTGGTTCGTCGTCTCCTACTACGCAGGCGACCGCCCAGGCGCCAAACCGAAGCCTCGCGGTTTCGTCCGTGGCACCATGGGCAAAGCGGCCGCACAGAGACTCGCTGCGTCGTTGCAGCGTAAAGAGGGCGGGCAAGCTGCAAACGTCGTCGTCGAGGCGTACAGCTGCGACCGTGCACCCAAACTTTTTGACCTGCGTATCTAGCGTTGGGGCGATGTCGTATCCTCAGAAATGGCTCCACGGGCGGCGTGGTTCGTTGCTGGGAGCCATCGCGCGCTACGGCTCGTTGTTCTTGACGAACGACTTTGACTTCGCAGAGGGGTACGGAGACGTCTACGAGATCACACTGTGCCCAGGGTTGATGGTTTTTGATACGTCGGATCGGACGGAGGTCGCGTCCGTTGTCCGTGCGCTCTGGCAGGATTACCGCTCGGACGTACTCGATCCTGAGCTTGATGGTATTTTCCGACAGTTTAGGCGGGAGCGACGTGCCCCCTCCGAAGTGTTCGAGATACTCGAAGAAGAGATCGCGCCACACCAGATCCGAGGAAATTCGATATACGACTCGCAGTCCTTCCAACAATGGTTGACCGCGCGTGGGGTCCAGCTCGTGCTTTTCTGGGATGAAGACACAGCGCTTGTGCTCGATGCTCAACATGCAGTGTGCCACTACGAGCTGGCTCCAGAGGATTGGTAGCGTCATCGCAACAGCTCCAACCGGCTGAGCGCCCGCCGCACCCCACGACGGTTCTCGACTGGCAACACACCGATGGCCGTGGCTGCGCCGCAATACGGCGGGTCAGGTTCTCGGATGACAACGTGGGGGATGGCAGCTTGGTCGAGCCGATACGCAGCCCATTCGAGCTGGGCTTCGTCCTCGGCTGCTAGAATGACAGCGTAGACGACCGGCTCGGTACCGTACGGTCGGGGGAGTTTCAGCGACTCTCCAGCAGCGTGCGCGAGCTGGGCTGCGAGGTCGCCGAGCGGTAAGTCACGTCGGACTACGACGTAGTGGGTGAGACTAACGCTGTGGTCGTGGCTGCATGATCTTCATCGTGCGGATGACTGTTTAGTTTGTCAAGCGTTTTGCAGGCTCAGACAGCTCAACACAGATGATGTCACACCGAGCTGGTAGAAACAGGGTATGCGTATTCTGGTACTAGATGTCGAAACCACAGGCCTCAAAGCTGGCCGTGACGCGCTCCTCGAAGTGGCTGCGGCTGTCTTTGACTCCGAAGTCAAAGCTATGATTTGGGCCTACTCGACCATCATGCCGATCCAGGTCGAGAACCCCATAGTGAAGATCAACAACATCACCTCGGACATCTTGGCTGCGGCTGTCAACCTGTACGCGTGGCGGCCTGTGTTCTGTGACGTGGATGGACCACTCGCCCCGATTCTGCAACTCTGCGATTCGGGTGCGGTGGACGTCTGCACAGCACACAACCGAAAGTTCGACCAGGCGTTCATCGACGCACTTGCAGAAGATCCTCCACTGCTACGCAGTCAGGACCGCACGCCCATTCCATGGTTCTGCACGATGGACCTCACCTATCCCCATCAGCAGAAATCGAAGGCGCTGCGTTACCTGGCAGTTGATCACGGTATCCCGATCAGCAACCAGCTTCACCGCGCGCTCTCAGATGTACTCCTGACCTGCGAGCTGCTTACACACGTCGAGGACCTTGATGAGCAGATCGTCGAGGCCATGAAGCCGCGAGCTGTTTTCCAGGCGCTCGTTTCCTACGACGACCGCGAGCTAGCTAAGAAGGCCGGCTTTCGGTGGAACAAGGACATGAAGCGCTGGGAGAAGGAGCTGCCGCACGACGCAGCCATTGACCCAACCAGCAATCGTCCATTTCGCATTCAGGTTGTTGCCTAACCCACGGTTAACGTAGCGATGGTGTCGCGAAAACGTCGAGAGGAACAGAAAAATGAAGCATGCACGAGATGACTACAACCGAATTCAAGATCCGACGAACGCGATCCCGGAGAACGAACCTGTGTTCCTGATTCGAGGCCAGGACGCTGTGTCCGGTGATGCTGTACGGCACTGGGCGAAACTCAACGACGAACGCGGCGGTGACCCAGAGCTGTCCCGTCGCGCTCGTGAACAGGCGACGAAGATGGATGCCTGGCCAAAGAAGAAGCCGGCCGATCTATAGGCCGACGATTCGTTGCCCGGCGGCCCCTGACAGAGAGACCGGGGGACAGCAAGAAATTCGATCAGAGACGCGATTGGCAGCGGTTTCGAGTTAGACTAAACCATGCCACGACAACCGTTAGCCAAGATCCGGCCGGGCATCTATGAAACCGGCGTTGGGCCCTACGTGGCCGACCTGGATGTAGACGTCATCTTTTGGAGGCGTGAGAAAGACAAGTGGTCAGGCGAGTGGCAAGAACGCCAAGTGCCGGCAAGTTGGTGGCCCGGACGGAACATCCGGCCAATGCTTTCGATCGACGTCTACATTGACTGGTACTACCACCAAGTCATCGAGAACGATTGGGACGAAGAGCGCGAGTTGCTCACAGCTATCGGCGAAGAGCTGGGGCTCGACCCACGCAAGCTGTCGTTTGGGCACGGGTGGATGCCGAGCAAGTGTGGTTGGGTACGCGCCGTTGACTATTCGGGCAAGTTCGAGCCAATCATCGAGGCCTAGTGCGGCCAGCTAGAATCGTAGTAGAGTGAAGATCGCAGACGCGATTTCTACGAGGCTATGATGGCAAAAAAGCAAGAATTCACGATTACCCGCGGCTGGCACAAAGTGTCACCGAAGACGATGAAGCAGCGCCGGCAGCTCTTCGATCGATGCGGCCGCAAAGCGTTCCTCGATCCGAAGAACCTCAGCTTCCCTATCATCGCCAAGAGTGGGCCGTGCGTGGTGGACTGTCAGGGGCTCCTCGCAGCCAAGGGCCGAGCGGCTCAGATGGTGACGCGGTCCAAGAACGCGGGCCGCAAGAAGGACGCGGCCAAGTACGCGCGTATCGCGAAGAAGGCCGAGCAAAAAGGCGTGCGCAACAGCTGCGCCTGGGCTGGCCACTAGTGTCACACCCGGTTGCTATGGTGTCTCCATACGGAGGAAATCATGGCAACCCGCTCGCCCCTCAAAGACAAGACTCTCGGCGATCTGCTTGCGCCGATCAGTGACCGCAGCAACGACGTAGCCGAGCTAACGACGACGTTGACAAACTACTGGGCCTACGATCTCTACGCCCGGAAGCCAGGTCCGGCGCTCCTCGACAACGGTGTGCTATCCCCAACTGACCTCGACCTGAGCTGCTTCCTGGCTGCGCTCGTTGACCGCCGCGCGGTCATCAATCTACCCACCTACCGGAATCGCCGGCCCACGACGAAGAAGTCCACCGAGCACGTCATCTCGAAGGACAACCGACACGGACACATCGTTGGTCTGCGCTCGAACAAAGACGTCTTCAGCTTTGGTGTGTTGGTCAAGGACATGAACGTGATGACGTCCGCTGACGACGTGCAGGACGTTGGCGCCTTCCGCAACTTCATGATCGTTGATATCGACGGCACCTGGCATTCAGGTTGGAAGACCATCGAGTTCGTTCCCACCGCGAAGGAGAACGACTGGATCAACGACAAGAAGCTCTGGACCGGCAACAAGATCGTCTTCAAGAACTTCGTCCACCCGAACCGCTGGCCGAGCTTCTACGGCAAGTACTACCTCGCAACAAAGGTCCTTATCGCACGCATGGAAGAGGAAGCACGCGCGCTGCGTGCCTGGATCAAGGAACGTCGCGTAGACGAGCCCAAGAAGGACTACGTCAAGCCAGAGGTTACCGAGATCGGTCCGGCCGAGAAGGTCGTCGTGACCGCGTTCGAGGCTATTGTGGACGTCCAACCGGGCCTCCACGGCAAGTTCGGGAAGCCCCGCTCGATGAACAACGCCACCCAGCGACTCAAGCAGATCACAGACGCGCTACCGGCCCTCAGGTTCGCTACACGCGCGACCGAATTGGCCTTCCACCAACACGGCCCGGACCCACGCCCAGCCTGGGTAGGAGGCGTATGGGAGGATTGGAAGCCGAAGGGCGGCCGCACGGTGTGGCAACGGCTTGTACTGCACCCTAGCAACGTCGCGATCCGTTATCGTACGCGGGATAAAACCGAGACAGTCGCAGCCAATCCGTAGACGTGATACGTTAGTCGAATGAGACTCGGTGCACCGGCGTACGAACACCTCCAGAACGGCAAACAGGCAGTCAAAGAAGCTGCGCAAGAGCTGAAACGTGCCCGCGATGCAGTTGCCTGCAAAGAGGCTGCGACCGCGTTTCTTCTCAGCGCCAACCGAATCGGTAAGGCGCTATCGGAGTCACGCGCGGCGAAGGCTCAGGTAGGTCAGCTCAGCAAAGGCCAAGTGACACAAGCCAAGCGTTTGTACAGCGCCGCGGTGAAGCTGCAACGCCGTATCATTCTCTTTCACGCGAGTTTCACAGACCGATGCTTGCGCTAGTCACCACTGAAGAACAGCGTCGGGCAGAGATTGCAGCCGTTGCTGTGAGTCTCGGCGCCGGGCTCATCGTGGGGCTGCTAGCGCAGGTGCTAGGCGCGCGACCGCTGCCTACAGCACTGGCTACCGGAGCGACAATCGCAGCCAGCAGCGTCGTCTTTATGCGCATTTGACGACGCGCTACCATATTCTGGTTGGAGTTGATAGACTGGCGACATGGCACGCGCACAGTACCCACGGTGTGTATTCTTCGAGCCGCAAACGGGACTGATCCGTAAAAGGGAGCCCCGACGGTCGAACTTCTACAACTTCGCGATCCCAAACGATCCGAAGACCATCCGTTTCGTTGAAGAGACTACGGACAAAGCAGCAGAGCGCGCGATGAAGTCTGGTGCAGGTGACCTGACCTATCCGCGATCCTTCCTGCAATGGCTGACGAAGGCTGAGAAACGCTGCCGGTAGAGGCTGACGTATGTTGACATTGCAGCAAGCGGGCACGGTTACATCAGCACTCTCGCCGACCCCTACCGCATACACGGCGAACCGTATCGTCGCGCCAGTCATCCCCGAGGACGTGCCACTCCAATGCCGGTACAACCCTGACGACCAAGCCTGGCATTGTAGCTACGCTCGCTGGTTTCGGCAGCCAGCGACCACTACCATCCTTTTGATGGGTGTGATGGGGCTCGCGATGGGTTTCCTCATCGCAGCGTTTCCACCAGTCCGCGAGGCCCTCAAGACCGCGAAGTCGGTCAGCCCTGTCTAGCGACGGCGGCGGCCGCTGAGATCCAGCTTGCGTGGGCATGCCTCACGCATTGCATACCTGTAGCAGGGCCACGTGCCCTCGGTATCAAACCCGCCTGGCGTGTGTCGTAGCCGCCTTCCAGGTCGATCTCCCAGATAGCAATGCGCACGACCCTTCGTTGTCTGCTTCGCCCAGAAGCCTTCAGAAGCCACGGTCCTTGCCGTATCAGATGCGAGCGGTATGCCGTTCTCACAAGCAAGTTGTAGCGCACGTTCGTAGAGCTTCGTTCCGATACCGCATCGGGGCGTCAGCACCTTCGCGTACTCTACGCCCAGGATAGGGCGGCCTTCGAGTTCCTGTGTAGACAGATCCATACTGCCGACAGTACTGCCACCCATGAACGCAGTCAGCTCGTAGTCGCGTCCGCCTTCGTACTCATCTACGAGGTACGTGCGGATTTCGACGCGACTGCACTTCGGGTAGCTGGGCATTACTTGTTCCTGTCCTCGACGATGCAACTACTTGCAGCTGTCAGATCCTTTGCACCGTCGCAAACCACGCGGCCCCCTTTGCGAACGGTCCACTTCGAGCCTTGCTTCTCAGCCGTGTACGTGCGGTGCCGCCAGAGGCCCTTACGGACGCGCCGGAATTTGAGTCGGTCGCTCACAACTCTACGATACCGGAAACGAAGGCAGCTGAGCAGCTCAAAATTGCCAGTTCTGGATTGCCGTCCTCACCCTCGGGAATGATGACCGCATCAACACCTTCTTCTTGCAGCTCCTCTAAGGCTTCCTCGTCGTACCTAGTGAGTGTGCTGACCGTAGCGTACTCCGTAAGACGTACAACGAAAACGATTGGCTCGCCGTCGTCGATAGCGGCCCGACTTTCCGCAAAGTACTGAGCATGCCGAGGTGAGGCCGTTGCCCAAACGAATGCCTCATGAGTAGCGTAAGCGGGATCGAGAAAGTCTCCAACGGCTAGATCTGCTGCGGTTGATGTCCCATGGTACCAACGCATATACTTCATGTTACCGGCTTGCGTAGTCGTGTTGGTGGTGCCGTCTTTTTGACGCTCACCGCGGGTTACGGCCCATGGAATGTATCAGCGTCGCAGCCGACGTGCGCGCTGTGCGTCGTTCTCGACTTGAAGAATGCCTCTGCGCTTGTAGACACGCTTGCCGACGTCCTTGGTGAGCACACGGCCGATGAAGTCTTCGGTCGGCCACCATTTGCCGAAGGCACAGATCCGCGCCTTTCCGATGTCGCCTCGGCGCAGTGTGTAGAAGGGATCGCTCGGTCGGCCGCAGCTCTTTCGCATGATTACCTCCGAAGCCAAGATATCACAGGTTCCGCAATCACGCGTGTAGCCGTTCAGGCGCTGCACAGCTAATAGCTGCCTCGGCTAGCGACGACGCGGACAGGCGATACGCTTCCACGGCAGCTTGCGGGTCGCGTAACGTGACGGCATGCCGTTCTGCGGCTCGAACTCGACGTCGGAGCCGAACTCTTTTTCGACCGCGCGCTAGGAGACGCGGTGGCATTCGATCGCGTCGCGGTGCGTACTAGGCAGCGAACGATCTCGGGTCTTGCGATACCAGCCGTTCTCGTCGAAGGCGAAGCTCACCTCAACCGCCTGGCCCTGATCAACTGGTGCAACGAGCCATTTCATTCCTAGTCTCCTTCCTCCGATCATGTCTCAACGTACCACGGCGCCACACTCGGGTGCTAACCTCACGTTGTAGCGGCGTGCTTGTTGAAACTTTTCGAGGCTTTCATGGCGCTCCCTATGCTGCGAGCTTCAGCCAGATCCAGCCGCCGACCTCCCAGCCAAGCCGGATGATGATCGCGGCGACGAAGTAGCGCGCCGCGGAGTAGGCTTCTGTCTTCGCGTCCGTGCCCATGCTAGCAGCCGCGTTTTCGCTTGAGATACTGGTAGTACATGCGCGCTCGCGAGCCTGGCGCGTTCTTGCTCTTGTGGTAGCGAGCTGCCTTCGCGGCGTCAAGGATCTTGCAGACGTCGTCATTGCGAAGCTGATGGAAGTCTTGTCGGAAATCGATGCCCTCGGCAATCAACCGGCGTTTGGCATCACAGGCGGTAATCTTTCGCTTCGCCATCGGTTATCTTCTCGGGTTGTGGTCGCAGCGCGCCTTGCGGATGAGTCTACGCGCGACTTTGCACTTGCCCTCCCAGGCTGCCTTGATGGCTGAGTGCAGTGCATCCACGTTCTCGCAATGCATCGCAGCACTCGTGCGGTATGCCTTTGCGAGCGCGTCAGCCATGTCGTATTCACGGCTGCAACCCGGCGCTTGCGGGTGACGATGTTGAAAGGCCTCGACCTGCTCCTCCCACGGGGACAGGTACTCTTCCTCGTCGTCGTAGTCGTAGTCTTCTTCCCAGGCGCCGACAGTGCCGCCCTTCCGACCACGGACCGCTAGTGCGGTCGCTGTACCAGCTCCGATTAGCAACATCGTACCGCCGGCCCACCAGACCCATACGGGAATTTTCGAGATCGACATGGCTTCTACGCTACCATAGGATTGCTAAGTCTGCGCGAGCCCAGTGTCAGCCGGTCACGGGAAGATAGCTTTTTCCAAAGCGAAAAACAGATTTTCCATCGCCATCTTTTCGGACGTAACACGATCCTCACCCCATCCTTTGCCACAGTAGACGGGCATACCAGGTGCTGCCCGATAGCACATCCGCGTGTAGCACTTGCTGACGCCGTCCTCGGTTTGTTTACCGTTCCGGCAGAAGGCGTCGAGCTTGAGGTGATTCGTCTTGCGCATGGCTACGCTTGAGCTTTGCGCCTACGGACGAAGTAGATGGTCGCGCCGATGCCTGCTGCTGCAACGATGGTGATGACGACGGGCCAGAACCACTTGCGTTTGGTCAGGCCTCCACTCTTCTCGACGTCTTCACGCTTCACCGGGCAACCCTTGGAGGAAGTGAGCTGGCCGTTTGGTGCGACGACGATTGCGCTGACAACTTTGCCGCCGCTGATCTCTTCCCGATCGAATTGGCCCTTCGCATCGGTTTCTTCTTCGTAGCTCTCCACGGCGTAGTAGAGCTTGTTGTCTTTGATGACCTGCGAGCGGACCTCGTACTTCCCGGTGCCCGTCGTTGGAATGCCCATGTGGGTGATGAAATCTTGGAGTACCTCAGGTGGGCACGACTCTGACGTAGCTAGCATGACTCTCTCCTATTCAGGCTTTTTTGGTTCGGGAGGCAGCTCCGGGGCGGCTAGCGTTGGCGCTGGAGCTGAGATAGGGGCCGCGAGTGGCTTGGGTTTGCGCGGACGCGGCGCCCGCGGTTTGCGGCTTAGTTGCCGCACGCCGTTGATGTAGCAAACGCCCGTCGCCTCACCCAGCGTTCCAAACCCACGCTCGCCCTTCTTGATGCATACCTGGCGCCCGGTGTTGTCCGGCTTGGAGAGCATCCCCGCCATCTCCTCGACGATCTTCTTCGGACCGCGCGGAGTGGCCGCGACGCCTGTCTCGTAGACGCCCCAGTACTGGTAGCTCTTTTTCGGCATGAAACTACCCTATCATGATCGCTCACGCGATCAAAATAGGGTTCTGTGCGGGGGTAGACAGTCTAGGCGAGTCGATCGCGGGCCTGACTGATGATCCAGTCAGCAAGGACGTTGGAGTACAGGTCCGAGAACCCGTTTCTGCCGGCCGCGCTCTCCTCGATGAACGCCTCAGCCTCACGCTTGCCTTCCTCGCTCGCGGCCCAGCCAATTTCCATGCTGGCAGCGGTCTGCTGCGCGACTTGTTGAACGCGCTCAACAACCTCCCTGCGAGCTTCCTCGAACTTCGACAGAGCATTGGCGGCTACGGCGGCGGCTTCCTGGATTCGAGGATCAGCAGCAGCAAACATGGTCGTGCTCCAGCAGCAAATGATTTGGTTGGCAAAGGCGGGATCAGGAGAGTTCACGTCTATGCCATAACACAGAGGTGTGACAGCCCCACTAGTGTTGTCTGCGTAGGCAAGCTGCGTGTATCAACAACGCGAGAAGCCGCACAGCGCGCACTTGGCGCAGCCCTCGGCGTAGTACAGCGCGACCTGGTGGCAATCTGGGCAGATGTCGCCGAAGGCAACGTGTTTGTGGCCGTTGCCGTTACCGTTGCCATTCCCATTCCCGTTGCCGTTTCCATGGCCATTTCCGTGCCCGTGCCCATTGCCGTGCCCGTTGCCGTGGCTATCCCCCTTAGGTGCCCCTGGAGGCTCTACGACGGCCTCTGCTGGCGAGGCCTGCGTAGACGCTCGGCGGCTTTCGAGCGCGTCAGCGAGCGAACGGAGGGCCTTGGCGACCCCATCTGGGAGTGACAGGACCCGTTCTTGCCCAAATCCCACCGAATCCCCCCCGCCGATGCCCGAGAGCTGGTCCGCGATGAGCTGGAGGCGCCGCTCGGGGCTGATCGGGCTGTCCAGCCGGAGCACCAGGGATCCCAGCCGGGCAATGGCCTCACAGTCGGCGCTGACTGCTGTGCCAGCACGGCTGACAGCGAGCCAGGTTTCAAACGGCCGGTCGTTGATGTCCAACCCGACCTTGACGCTGAGCTTGCCTGTGGGCGTCTTGATCATCTCGCCGAGGAGATCATATGTACCCGTCGGGATGGGGTGCAGCTCGGGGCGCTTGCCGGTACCAAGCGTCAGGGTTTGATTCGCACGGCACTGATCGCGATAGACCGTGATGCCCTTGCAACCTTCTTCCCAGGCGAGCTTGTAGGCGCGTTCTACGTCAGCAACGGTCGCGTCTTTGGGCATGTTGATCGTTTTGGACACCGCGCACTCGACGTGCTGCTGAAATGCGGCTTGCATCTGCACATGCGCAGCTGGATCGATTTCGTTGGCGACCGCGAAGACACGTTGCCATCGTGTGGGCACGTCGGGATCGTCTCGAACGGTGCCGTTCTCTTTGACGCGTTCCATGAGCGCATCACTGTAGAAGCCTTCCCGCTTCGCGATCTCGACGAAGTCTGGGTTGACGTCTACCATCTCCATGTCGGCTTGCCTGCGCGTCTGGACGATGGCAAACAACGGCTCTATGCCGCTAGAACATCCCGCGATGATCGAGATGGATCCGGTTGGCGCAATCGTGGTCACCGTCCCGTTGCGACGGTGTTTGCGCCCCGCCGTGAAGTGTTTTGAACGCTCGAATGCTGGAAACGGTCCACGAAGCGCTGCTAGCTCCTCGCTGGCTTCGATTGCCTGCGTGTTGATGAACTTCATCACGTTGCCGGCGAGGTCGCGCGCTTGCTGTGACGCGTAGGGAACACCCATCTTGATCAGGAGGTCCGCCCAGCCCATGACGCCGAGGCCAACACGGCGATTTTCCCGTGTGCGTTCTGCCAACTGAGGAATCGGGTACTGGTTGACGTCGTGGATGTCATCGAGGAAGCGCACAGCGAGCTGCGTCGTAGCTTCGAGTCGCTTGAAGTCCAATTCTCGATTTGCTACGTCGTAGAAGTTGACGAGATTGATCGATCCCAGATCGCAAGCGTCATACGGGTGAAGTGGCTGCTCGCCGCATGGATTTGGGGCTTCAATCGGATCGTCGGCCGTCGTCAACGGATCGAGTTCATTCACACGATCTAGGAAGAAGAGCCCTGGCTCACCTGTGGCATGTGCGTTGCGAACGACCCGATCGAAAACCATTCGAGCTGCTAGCTCGCTCACAACCTCATTCGTGCGTGGGTTGACCAGCGCGTACATTGCGTCTGCTGCCAACGCGTCCATGAAGGCGTTCGTGATCCCGACACTGATGTTGAAGTTCTGTAGCTCGCTCGGATCTTTCTTGCAGTCGATGAAGTCGAGAATATCCGGGTGGTCGCAACGCAAGACGCTTATGTTCGCCCCGCGCCGAACGCCGCTTTGCTTCACGCACTCCGTAACGTTGTTGTATGCCTTCATGAAGCTGATCGGACCACTCGCAAGTCCGGTAGTGGATCGCACGAAGTCGTCTTTGGGGCGCAGCCGCGAAAAACTGAACCCCGTCCCAGCGCCCTGTTGGTGGCTCAATGCCATGTCGCGCAGTGTTCCGAAGATGCTCGGCATCGAGTCCTCGATGGGCAACACGATGCAGGCGGACAGGAGCCCGGCGGACAGTCCCGCATTTACCAAGCAGGGCGTGTTTGGCATGAAATCTCGGGCGGCCATCATGCGATAGAAGGAGGGCCACACCGTCTCCGGATCGACGCCGTGATTGCGTTCTGCTCGTGCGACATGCTTGGCTACTGCAACGAAGCGGTCGCGTGGCGTCTCGATGACTTCCCCTTTCTCGTTCCGCTTCAGATACCGTTTCGCTAGGACACTCTCCCCAATAGTGGTCAGATTCGGTTGCAGCAGTTCCACGAGTCTCCGTCCTCGGTTGTGTAGGGCTCAAACGTCGGGCGCCTCGGTGCCGCCCCGACGCAGGCCATACTAGCATCGCGGCCTGACAAGAAACTGTCCGTTGTCATACGCGACGAAGAAATCGCGGCCGCGATCAGCTAACCGCGCGACACGTGGTGGAACCTATTGTTTGTCCGTGAGTGAGGAGAAGAAACGCAGAAGTCAGGCGTGAAGCCTTGACAACGGTCTAGTGACCGCTGCGCCTCACGGCGATAACTGCGATGATCGTTCCGAGGAGTGCAACTCCGCCGATGACTCCGGCGATGGCAAGTACTGGAGTCTTCTTGGGCGTGGGTGTCATTGATGTCATCGCAGCTGCTGCTGATTGCGTTGGCGTCGTCGCCTGTGTTGATGGCGCAGACGTCGTGGCTTGTGCAGCAGGCGTGGTCATGGGAGAGGCCCCGGACTGTGCCGGTGCAGTCGTTGTCGGGGTGAGTACAGTAGGTGACGGTTGAGACGTGGAAGGTGTCGCGACGGGGCGAGGCACCAGGAGGGCCTTCAACTGAGTAGTCAACTCAGTTGCAGTCTTGGCTGCGACTTCCTTGCTAAAGGCTCCCCGAGCTTGCCCGAGCGCACCGGTTGCGGCAGGTACCCGTGCGGCGATCTCCCGGATGAGCGTTACGGTGTTGACACCGATGAGTCCATCGACAGCGATGGGCGCCAACCCGAAGAGTGCGGCGACCTGGTTGGCAGCCTGTTGCAGATCCTGAAACAGCCTATGCGTGTTCGTGGCCCCATCGACTCCGTAACAGAGCTTCGCGCCGCATTTGTAGTTCGTGCCCTCGATGAGCACCGCGCCGAGGCCTTGTGAGTTGTGTGCGTAGAAGAGCATAAAGCCACACTATCACGAGATCCTGTCCGCGATCATCTGTTAGACTGCACGTGGTGCCTTACGGCCGAAATAGCGTACGTATTGACCTCGGCGACGGTCACGCGCTCTACGTAGTGCGTGAAAACGGCAATCAGGAGGTCATCATCGCTATCGTCCAGCCAGTCACCAAGAAGTGGACGGAGCGCCGCAAGCTAAGTTTGACGATTCCACAAGCCATGCGACTGTCACGTGCACTCGCCAGCGTCGCGACGCTTGATGAGCCCTTGAAACTGCCTGGCCTGACGGTGATCAACAAACCCAAGCCACCAAGCGATGGTAATGGAGATGCTGACTAGTTTGTGGGCGCCAGCAGGGCTACTTCTTGGTCTTCTTGGAAGCCTTTTGCGTTGGCTTCTTTGCGGGCTTCGCCTTCTTTGACACAGGCGTCGGTTCTGGTGCTGGCTCCGGCTCTGGCTCCGGCTCTGGCGCTGGCTCTGGCTCTGGCTCTGGCTCTGGCTCTGGCTCTGGCTCCGGCGTCAGCTCTTCGACCATAACCGTCACAACCTTCTCGACTGGCGTTTTCGATGCTGGTGCCGGTGCCGGTGCCGGTGCCGGTGCCGGTGCCGGTGCCGGTGCCGGTGCTGTGACGGGTGGTTCGAGCCCGAGGTCGAGATCGCTGGGGATCCCAAGTGTAGCCAGCATACGGCGAATCTTCATGGGTGCGCCTTCGATCTTCAGCGTGCGTCCCTGCTTCGCCCAGCTTCCGTCTTTGCCTAGGCGCCACCCGTTGTCTTTGAGGTAGTCGGTAAGTTTCATGCCCACGATGGTACTGCATTGACTGCTCGGCTTCTAGCTAGACGTTCGACCTAGCACCTCCCTGAAGACCCACTTTCGGAAGTCGTACTCTTCCTCCCAAAGATTCCGAGCAGCTCTTGCCTGCGACCGCCGAAACTGTTTCTTGAAGTCCACACCTATCGAATAGCCGAGTATCCACTCGCCATCCCAGTTGATGGTAGCCCAGGCTGCGCCCTTCTTGCCGTTCTTGGGCCACCAGGAAGGGCGCCGTGCGGGCTTGACGAGAAGTACGATCTCCCAATTCGGGTTCGGCGCACCACAGCGCACACAAGCAGCACGTTTACATCCGTGCTCGGTGAAACGGTGCCGTTTGTAGCTACCGCAAGCCATTGCTACTGCCACTCAGAGGCACACTCGTCACAGAGCTGCATATTGGTTCCGGCGTGAAGCACTGAGCAGGTGGCAAGCGCGGTCCCGCAGATGATGCACACATCAGCCTTCGCTTCCTCTACGATCTGTTGGGCGACGTCATAGCGGCCTATGTCGATTGCTGACCTGAGCGCTTGCTGCACAACAGTCAGATCATATTCGGGAGTGGGTCTGTTTTGTTTCGGGGATCTCACCCAACGTATGTTCATCATCGTGCACCAGAGCAGATAGGGCGATGTCGCGCGCGATATCCCAGTGTCCTATCTCGCAAGCGGCCAAGCAAGCATAGCCGACGTCAACATCATGTATTTGGCTGCCTCGACCGTTGGTGAGATCGTTGAGGCGGTACTGAAGGTGGACCTCGGTGAGGTCTTTTTCGGGAATCGTGAGTCGTTGATATAGTTGGTCCGCGATTCGCGCACCGTAAGCGTCTGGACCTGTTAATAGGTGAGCCCAGAAAACGTCTTTCAGTTCGCTGACCATTTCTACACTTTCAGGTCGGGGACGACTATTTCTCATATTGGACAACCGCATAGCGTTATCCGCTGCGCGAGCATGTGCATTGCGGAGGAACTTCATCACAGAACGTATCGTTTTTACATGCCTCGATCGTATGCCCACGCCGCGCCATCGGCGACTCTTGCTCGGTCTACGCCCGAATCGGTCCAACTTTGCGAGTTCGCGATCTACGAGTTCGTACGCGAAACGCATCACGTAGTGGGTGTTACGCCACCCCAACCACAACCAGAGGTGAGGCTCGTCGTACGCGGGCACATAGGTCATGCAATACACACTACGCTTTACTTGCCGTAGCTCTAGCGGCATCCTTTCATTCCCTCACCGCGAATCGCGAGCAGCTCTTGCAACGCATCGTGAATCGTCGTGAGCGCCATGAACAAATCGGGCACTTCCATCAATCAGCTTGTTCATGCTGCGAACCAGATGCCGTTCGACCGCTTCTTGCAGCTCTGCGTCCGAACGTGGCTCTCCTGTCATGTCTTTGAATTCGGGATCAGCCATCGTTCTTCACCTCAGCTGGATCGGTTGTTTCCGCTAGCTCACCTTCTAGCCATCGTTCGTGGCACGCATTGCAAAGCACGCCGACGCTCGGGACGTCCGCCCAGTATAGTTCTTTGTTCACCACGATCCGACCATGGCATCGTGCGCACTCAACTGTCTCCATGCTCACCTCGCATGTGCAATTGCGCGGGCCGATAGCAGATCGCGCAATTCCCTGTTCGTAGTTGCCCGTTGTGCGAATAGCGAATCGCTCGAAAGGAGTGATCGGTTACCGTATCCTCGGAGTGAACGTTCCGAAGATGGCGCCGCAGTCCGCCCGCCGTCTCGAATCCCGCTCCGCAAATGCAGCACCAGTGCCTATTCATCGCGCGAATCTGAAACCATCTGGAGTGGTAATGACGGTCGGGTCTTTTACTGGGGCACCTGAAAACGCCGGTTGAGTTCCTGTAGCATGGTTTCAGTAGGCAACGACATGAGCCGGTCAAATTCTGGGATTTCGATTCGGCGGTCGAGGAGATGGCAGAACAGCACGAGATGTGCAGTGCAGAGATCCCACTTGAGCGCGGGCCGGTTGCAGAGCGGAGCGTCACACATTGTGCTGTTTTCTGTAGGTATCGAGCTGTTTGCGCAGTTGCCGTACTTCGTGTTCTTGCCTCATCGCGCTCACGGCGCCTCCTTGTCGGCAGTTTCAGCCAGCAACGCGCTTGTTTCTTGCTCCAGTTGCGCATCACGATCCTCGGGCACCAGTAACCACTGGTAGAGCATTCCGCGCAATTTGGCGACATGCTTGCGGTAGCGGTCGCGCTCGGCCTTCGTTCGCAACGTCACCATGAGCTTGTCTTTGCCATCGAGTAAGAGGTAGGAGGCGACGGTCTCAACAACCTTGCGGGCCTGGAGCCGATACTCATCGCGTTCATGCTCTTGCAGTTCGTCATCGCGAGTGTCCCGAGGGGCGTCGGTCTTCCAGTGTCGCTGCGGCTTGCCGAAGACGTTCTCGAACTCTTCAGGGCAGATTCCACCAGCATGCCGATAGATGACTTCAGCGATCTGCTCTATCAGGTCTTCATTCGGTGAGGTCACGGGGCTCCTTCCAACGGTAGTAATAGTAACCTTGGCCTGCGAGAGCACGGCGCGTAACGTTGGTGATCTCCTGGGACCAGTCCTTGTCAGGGTTCTCGTAGATGTCCATCAGGAGGCGGAACATGCAGGGAGCTGCGGCGGCAAGCTTCGCTCGGGTGTGGGCTGAGACCTCTGGAGGAGTTGACCCGTCGAGGCGTCCCTGTGGATCTGGGATCGCCCTGAGCCAAAGCCTTCCAACGCCGCCCGCTCGAACCAGGAGCCCACGATTCCACTTCCAGGGGTTGTTAGGGTCCTTCATGTAGTCGGTCACAGGCTGATCGAGGCGCCCGCAGACGGCCCATTCCTCTGTGTAGACCATGGGGTCAGTGAAGCTTTCGGGCATCGTCATCCCTCTATCCGTCCAGTGGTCGCCGCGGCACGTGTTTTCTTTCGCGGCTGCTTCCGTGCCTGCTTCTGCCACGCTTGCCACTGCTTCTTCGGTGCGTTGATGTGTTTTGCGCAGAGGTGGTGAAAACGAGGTCCCTTGCTTTGTGCGTTGCATCCTGGCTTGATGCAACGACGCGGGCCCCGGCGCGGGCCACGACGTGAGCCTTGCGGTTTCTGCTTCTCTTCGGGCTTGCACGCACGTGCGTGAATAGAAGCAGCTCGCTGGGTCTTGAATGTCGTGCCGCAGTGAACACACGCCCAACCGTTTGGTGTCTCTACGATGCCTCGTATCGAAGTGATGGCTGCTGTGGCATTGACGTCAGTGACTATCTTCTGAGCTTGCTTCGGCGTGATCGGCCCGGCATCTACTTTGACCGTGTAGGCGAGAGCGTTGACGACTTCGGTGCGTACGAGGTGATGGAGTTGCGGCCGCAAACGTTCGATCAGCTGCTCGACGCGACGATCAACTTCGGCATCCAGTGTTTGCATGAGCTTCTTCATAGTACTACTTTCTGGCTAGGCCGCCTTGCGTTTACGTGCGCGTCCTGTACGCAGTTTGTGCTTGAGCTGCGCGTTCTCCGTCTCCAACGCGCGAATACGTTCTTTGAGTTTGCGAACCAACTCGATGTGGCTCGGGCGCCGTTTGGCGGGCTCGATCTTGTTGAGCACCAGAGACACGGTCGTTGGGCACGGTGGTCGATCCTCTTTCCGCATGATCTTGTCCAGCTCACGCAGCGCACGCGTCCGCTTGCGTTGATTGCTCGTGCGATTGTGGATGCGGACGAGCACCGCGCGGCCGTAGCGTCGGAAGGCTTTCTCCCCGAAGGTATCCAGCACAGCCAACGTGTTGCGGACCTCTCTGGGGTTCTCGTAGAGACGGTGACGAAGTATGTCGTGAAAGCTGTACTCAGCCAGCTCGTCGTACGCAGCCTGCGACGCGTACCGTTTGCGATCCGTCCACGGCGCCATGTCTCGCAGCTGCCGTAGAATGAGTGCGCGTTCCAACGCGACCGTATCGCGGCGTGTTCGCATGCCGTGCCAGGCACTCTCGATACGAGACCAGGACAGTCCACGTAGTTTGATCATCGTACGCTCCTTTCTCAGTCTTCGTAGAGAATGCCGCGAAGAAGTTCTAGAGCTTCGCTCTCAGAGGTAATAGCACCCATCGCGATTCCATCGAACACCCAGCGTGCTTTCTGGATGGCAGTCTGCGCGCGCTTCGGTGCCATCCGCGTGGCAGGGTCTGACTTCGACGTTTGCGCTTTGGGTCCGTTGTTCGTGCGCTTGTAGTTTTCGCAGGCGTCAGCCGAGTAGAGATAACGCCTCGGGTGGCCGTCCATGTTGACGGTAGGAATGCGCCCCTGCTTAGCAGCCCAGTTCACACCGCCTTTGGTCAGGCCTGTGATCCGCGCAGCTTCAGCCACGTCAACCCACCGGTCTGTGTCAATGGCACCATTCGATCCAGGCTTGCCGGCGGCACCGTTCGATCCAGGCTTGCGTGACCTCTTGCGTGGCTTCTTGCGTGGCTTTCGCTGAGCGGCGAACTTCGCAACATCAGCTTTGGAGTAAGCGTTGCGGTTCGGCCCGAGCCGTTTGCTGCGGATACGCTTTGAGCGCCCCAACTTCGCGATGTAGTCAGGGGTTACGTCGAGCAGCTTTGCAGCATCATGAGCTGACAGCCACGCCGCGGTGGACTTCACGGGAGGAACTGGCATTCGTTCTCGTCTTTCGGTTTGCTCCCCACGCGTCGAGGAGTTGAGAGCAGTAGTACAGGGACGCGTCCTACCTCGTTTTTACCTAGAATTGATGCTGCGTGCAAGCTTCACGTCGATGATCGCGGACGCGATTTTAGCGTGCCATACCACCATCGTGAAGTACCCAAAAAAACGCGCTATGAATTCGTCGATGCAGGACCAAAAAATCCAGCGATCACATCGGCCAGGCTGCGCAGCTCCTGTTCAGCAAACCTGGCGTCTGCTTCGTCAATGCCAGAAGGAACAATAGCTACAAGGCGGCGACCGCTCGGTAGCTCAATCGCCATGACACTGTAGGTATCCCGAGGCATGTCGAGCCCGAGTGTTTCCCACCGTGCCTTCTTCACACGCACCACGATCGGATCGTCGCTGTCCACGTCACTAAACTCCTCTTTCTTGTTTTCTGCCGGACCCGGACACGTCTAGCCATCGAGCCAGCATTCTGGGACCACCTGGTGTTGATCTACGGCGTCTCGATTGGGTAGCCATCGAGCTAGCATTCCGGGACACCCGTCCTCGCGTTCTCTGTCACAGTTATCGCACGCAGTGTAGTCTGGTTCGTTGTTGTAGCCGCACTCGACACATTTCCAAATGAGTCCAGCACGGATCATGGCTGATTCAATTGCATCGGATTCATCATCTTCGAGCTAGCATTCCGGGTCGCGACTTTGAGACCGCGCGCCAGGTTGTCGCTCGCGTCTCGATTGGGTAGCCATCGAGCTAGCATTCTGGGTTCGATCTCGACGCGTCGAAAGACGAGCTAGGCTGTCTCGATTGGGTAGCCTCGATCCCAAATCCGACGTCTCGATTGAGTAGTCATCGAGCTAGCATTCCGGGTCTTCGTTGGTTGCGGGGCCGAGGTCTCGATTGAATAGTCATCGAGCTAGCATGGTTGTCGTCGCCCTTGGTGCTCAAGTCTCGATTGAATAGCCATCGAGCTAGCATGATTGTCGTCGCCCTTGGTGCTCAAGTCTCGATTGAAAAGGGATGCTCCCCTGACCGACAAGGAAGCATTCAAGCTGCTACATGCCAGTCGCCTCGACGACCTTCTTGATGATCTTTTCGAGTTTGGCGTACTTCTTCGTGAAGGCGGCTTCGTACCCGGAATGGTAGATACCGACGTCCGGCGTCAGGTACGCCTGTAGCACGCTTTTGAGTACGATCTCGGTGTTCGGATTGGCGTACTGCAACTCGTAAATAGCCTCCCGAGCCACATTGATCACCACCTCCGCCTTTTCCCGCTCATATGGTTGTAGGAGGTCTTCCAGAGTCTCGATCAATCGGTCGGCGGCAGACACCAACGTTTCACGGACCTGTGGATCCGTTCTTTTCTTCGGTCTCGGTTTCATTCCCATTTCAGTCCTCCGTGTCTACATCCTGGCGTGGCGTCTTGATTGAATAGCCATCGAGCTAGCATTCCGGGGGGCCGGCCACGGAAAAACACCGCTGGCCCCGTTTTGTAGTCTCGATTGGGTAGCCATCGAGCTAGCATTCCGGGTCTGGGGCGCGAACGCCTTCGGGCTCGGCTCGATACGGTCTCGATTGAGTAGCCATCGAGCTAGCATTCCGGGGAGCACCCCGAGGAGCGAACTGGCTTCCGCTACGCGTCTCGATTGAGTAGCCATCGAGCTAGCATTTCGGGTGGCAGAAAGCTTTGGCCGCGGCAATTGCACGCGAGCTGTCTCGATTGAGTAGTCATCGAGCTGGCATTCCGGGGCGGCTGCGCCAGTGGTTTGAAACGCACACCCGACTGTCTCGATTGAGTAGCCATCGAGCTAGCATTCCGGGGGCACCTCGTTTTTCTTGTGCCGTTTCGCGAACCTGGAGGTCGTTTTTCGAGCGGTAGGTTTTTTCCATTTGCCGGCTTGGTAGAGGGCCCACATGTTTCGGGTGCTTATGTCGTCGCAGTCTCGTTGCGTACCACACCCCTCGCAACGAAGCATGCGTTGTCCGTTCACGGGAGTGATTGTGCCACAATCGGGGCAACGCGCACTCGTGTGCTTCGCTTCTACGATCCGCATTCCATCGGCGCCAAACACTTCCCGTAGCACCTCCACTGTTTCTCCTGGTGCCGCATGTTGTCCTTGCCGTTGAGCCTTCTGAGGCAGCCCGTGTTCCTCCTTGATCTTCTTGTGCCCTGTATTCTTGACGATGACAGCCGCGTATTGACAGCGTAGCTCACGCACCCATTCACGCAGCGCTGCGCGACGTCCGGTTCGGCTACGCCGCCAGCAACCGCACTCATACCGCCAGAGATGCATTTCGCGTGCAACCCACGCGTCTTGATCCGCGGTGAGTACTCCTAGACTACGTAGTCTTCGTACAGCCTTTTGGCAGGATTTCGTCTTACCGACTACAGGCCAGCACGCCCGTACTTCGTTGAGGCGCTTGTCACGGTGTGAGTGGATCTTCTCCGCACGGTCAGCGCGTGCCGTCCAACTGACTGGCATGCGTAGCTCACTCACGTGACCGGCCGCATCACGCGCGTAGCCCAATCGCCAGGAGCCGTCAGGCATCTTGCGCCAGCTGACGTCTACCGCAACGACGCCTTCCTCGGCCGCGTCCGTCCTTGGGTCAGCATCCTTGCAAGTGAACGCGACCGACCAAACCTGCTGATCGGCATTGTAACGCCGCCGCACATGGACATGTGTGATTTGTCCAGACAGCTCGCGGTGCTTTTCTATGCGGATCGGGGTGCAGAAAATGGGTGTAGCCCCATTGCTGCCGATCCTAATTTCTACCGTGTGCCGTCCAAGTCCGTTACGTGTACGTCTTCCTGTCCGTGCGTCTGGCGCTTTGTGAGTCTGTACGTACCGATGAGGATCTCTTCCGGGTTGAATTTGGACGGCCGCGACGTCTCCTTTGCGCCACGACCGGAATTTCACCGGGCGGAGCAGAGACGTGTGTTGCCAGGCTGCCGAGAAGGCCTGTTCGATCACGTTGTAGGTTCCCCAGTAGAGTCCTTTCGCCGCCCATGTAGTTCGTAATGGACGAACGTCGAGTAGCGGTATAGCACGGGTAGCTGCCCACACTGCATTCCAGTGCGCGCGGCAAGCCGCACACTTACAGTTGTCGTGCTCTGCCGGGTGCGCCTCGCGGTGCTTTTCGCACTCAGCGCAGTCGCAGTCGTACTTCTCGTGGGGAGGCGACGTCTTCGCCCATGCATCTTGGCACTTCTCGCACTGACATCTACCTCGGTGCGGTGGTGGTGGCGGAGATTCGCCGCCCCATCCGATTTGGCGCCGCTTGTTCTCCGCTTCAACGAGCGCGTTGTAGTACTGACGGCCTAGCCTCATCTGCCTGAGCAAGTTCGGATCTTGGCTAGGGCGGGCTCCATACTTGTAAACGCGTGCTGGCATACATGCTCCTTTGCTTGGCTCCTCGGAGCCCCATTCAACCAACGTTGCAAGCAGCTAGAGCTGCAATGATCTTCTCCGACATGCCTTGTAGGCCTTTACCGTATTCGCGGATTCCACGCACCGTGAGTAGAATATCGCGGAGTTGATCCTGGTCATCGCTGACACGCTGAATGAGGTCAGCTACCAGGTCGAGAAGGCCAGCTTGCTCTTCTGGCGACAGCGGTTGCAGGATGCCCTCACGAAGCTGTGTGGCCACGATACGGGCCATCTCAGGGCGCATTGTCGAGAGGGCTGCCGCAGCACCGCCAGGAACCGTGTATTCGTGTGCGGGATCATCTGTCATCAGCGTTTTCCTCCTCCTCATCGATAGCGTCTTCGCTATCTCTCCTCAAGTCAGGTTGGACGTTTCCGACGCTGATTGAACGATCTCCACTGCGTTGGCCTCGCTCAGATCGAATTCGTCCTTGAGCTTCTTGATCAAGCCGGCACGGAACAACGCAGTACGTTCGACGTTCGCCTCCCTGTACTTACCGATGACCTGCAACACAGGCGCCCAGTCTTGGATGAGACCGTCCAGCGCTTGCGTAACACGGTCAGCGGACGCGATTTTGCGCAGCTCGGCAACGTTGTCACAGACATCGTTGATCACGTCAGCGATTTGTTTTGGCGCGTTGGCGTCGAGTACGCTGTGGACGATGGCAGTACTGGCCAGCTTTCCTATGCTCGGTACCTCGGCGCTGCTCTGCGCAGCTCCTGCACTGTATATGTTGCGGATACGTTTGAGCCGATCAATACGGGCCGCGAGATCGCTGAGCCCTGTAGAGGCTGCATCTGCGGTACCAGCTTCAGCTTCAGCTTCAGCTTCAGCTTCAGCTTCAGCTTCAGCTTCAGCTTCATCTGTGTCATCCTCGTCCGTAATCTCACGAACCGCGAGCATCACGTCACCAAAACGAACCGTGTCGCCGACTTTGACGGCTGCTTTGTTGATCTGCTTCTCGTTGATGAACGTACCTTGCACGCTACCCAGATCGACTAGGTGGACAATGCCTCCAGGCTCGCACTCGAACACCGCGTGCATCCGACTGACTGAAGGATGGTTGAGCTTCAACCCCGAGCGTTTCATTTTTCCAATCTTGATCACACTGCCGCGGCAGGTGTGCACCTCACCTTGCGTGCCGTCACTGTTGATCTCAGCCAATACGATTGCCCTCATGTTCTCTCCTTCTTCACGAATCGATATTCGGTCGGTTGTCCTGATCGGGGGGCCGCCTCGATTACTTTTTCACGTAGCCACTCTTCAAGGGCATTTCGCGCACACACCCGAACCTTTGCGTACCACCAAGCGCCTTCACGGTCATCGGGGCCGAGCCGTTGCGCTACCGCTAAGGCGACCGAGCGAGCAGTGAATGTGTTAGCAAATCCCCACCTGGAAGCGGCGTGAGCGTCCTCGACAGTTGGTCTCAGCTTGTTGTTGTTCATAATGCGCTGCTCCTCGGAGCCTTCGCTATCCATCGAAATCAGTTCAGTTGCGTCCTCTGCGATGTTGTAGCCCCGCACGGAGTACCGCAGCCCAGCTTCCGGGCTGCACTGGCGCTTGTACGAGGTCTATCACTTCGATGGGGCCTGCTGCGGACAGCGCAGGAAGCTCAGACCTCGTTGTCAGGACCGGGACCGGTACGGGACCTTGCGGAGTGATTGCCTCGGGGCCGCGCGCACAGTTTTGGCACCGGTCATGGATTGCCAGCGGAGCACACATATCGCAGTAGATTGCGTGACCGACACGCAGGCCAACCAGTGCGTCGTCGTCGTCGAGCAACGCCGTATCGTGTACATCGTAGACGTCACAGAGCGTGATGTCGTCTTCCGTGCACCACACTACGGGACGGCCACAAGCATCACAAGGCAGCTCAGCGCCGAACATGGTGAGCCGACAGTCGTAGCACCAACCGCAGCTGGATAGCAATGCGCGCGCCTCGGCAAGCGTTGGGACGCTGCCTACGGTGCAGTGATCTTCGCAGCAGACGATCCAGCGGTGTTTGGGTGCTTGTCCCCTCCAGCGGGCTAGTTGTTGGGCATCCAGCTCGTCGGCGTCGTAGATCGAAACGGTCGTTCCTGTCGTCCTCGATACGCGTCGTTCACGCAGCCCTGGTTCTTCGCTCTCGCCTCGTTTGTAGCGCATAGATTTTGCCTCGTCGAGCTGGTAGTTTCTGTGGCCTCCGGCCCGAGTGGACGCCTACTATAGCAGGCGCGTGTGACAGATGCCAACATGGGTTCTCAGACGCCTTCCACCTTGAATTTGAAGGCCAACGCTCGCACGGTCGTGATGTCGTCCTTGACCATCTTACGGAAAGCGTCGCGGTGGGCGCTGTGTGTTGAGCCCCAGGGAGATCCCCGAGCGCTGCGACACAACATGCCTGGCGTAGATCCACAATTCGGGCACGCAACGAGCAGCGCGCAAGCCTCGGTGCGCATCCAAAGCCACTGCCGGCGATTGTTGGGGTTCGTGCAGAACGGTACGAACGCGACCCAATGACTCGGGTGCTCGTCTACATGGAGAAGGTAAGCAGTGGTCGGTGGTCGGCTCATGGCTTCGGCAGTTGGTTGCGGAGCGCTGCGACGATCTTGGACCAGATGTTCTCGATGGTCGCCACGTGTGATTTCTCGCCGTCACTGCCAGCACGGTGGGCGACCTCATGCACGAGGATTTCGAGCGTCAGATCACGGTCTGCGAGGTCCCGCTTTGCGATAGCGAAGCGACCGTCCTTGTATTGACCTTGCAGGGTCTCAGAGCGGAAGTCCACGACGTCCACATCCGCGAGGGCGCACTCAGTTGCGGCTGCTACCAACTCGATGGCAGCGGTCAGGTGCGCGCGCTCAGTGGCGTCCAGCTCATGCCACGAGTATTTCCTGACGACCTCTTTTGCCAGCGCAGCCTTCACCGTCTCCACGGATCCGATCTTGTGCGCGACGATTGCGCGCAGTGATTCGGGCGCGATGACGCCCATTCGACCGAGATGTTCCAGGTCCTGACACTCGCCAAGGTTTTCGCAGGGGACGGCTTTCTCGCCGTGTTGCGCGATGAACGCCTCGGCAACGCCGTCGAGGGCAGCGTCCTGCATATACGGGACGCTGTACTGAGTTACGCCATCGAGGTCGCGTGCGCCTGCGGTAAGAAGATCGTAGTAGGTACGGAATAGGTCCGGGCGGCGCGCAACAGCCTCTTCCCAGATGTGGCGGTTGTTGCTCCGCTTATCGAAATCTTCCACCATGCGCCGGTCGCGGTCATAGTCCGCGTTGCGATAGTTGTAGCCGTGAGTCAACGTATCGTCGTGCTGGACGAAGATGCCCTTGATGAACAGATCGCCGCGATAGCGTGAAGCGAGCAACAGGTCGCCGTAGTCCGTCTCGATGATCTCGTTTGGCCTCGGCCGGGCCAGGAAGAGGAAACGCGAGCGGATGGTCGCCCACTCCGCTTTGTCCACGCCGCGGATCTCGACGCACACACGGTCGCGGTGCTTGCGTTTGAGGATCTCGAAAACCAGTACGCGGGCGCCATCGAACTTGTTCGACTCCTCGACGCGCGGAATCCAGACCTCAGCGCCGGTGCGGATGCGGACCTCGTAGCCTGCACGGACGAGCGCGAGGCAGCCGACAGGCAGGCCCTCGCCCCACTTGCCGATCATATCGGCGCGGCTGCGCTTCGAGGTGCGGCCCATCAGGATAGCGCTCTTGTCGAGCGTAGCGCCGTTGTTCTCGACGCGCAGCACGTTGTTTCTCCAACGCACAACGAGCTTGGCGCCGAATTCGGTCTCGGCGTCTTTGCCGTTCTGGACGATCTCGCGGATGCCTTCGATGGCGCCCCAATGATCGACGTACGGCTCCTCGATAGTGGTCTCGATCCTCATTTTGGTCCTCCGTTCGCCCCTCGGGGCCATGCTGACTGACGTCAGCGACTCCAATTGATCCGCACTTTGCGTGCCCGTGCCTCGCGCGCGGCGATTACGGGGCTCACATACTTTTTGCAGCAGGCATCACAACAACCTACTGTTGCCCCGTTCACAGGCCCCCACCAGTCACACAAGCGGCGGTCGCAGGGATACCCATTTAGGAGGGTCCCCTGGCTCCCCAGACGCTTCGCAGCCAACAATAGTGCGCGCTGGTGAAGCGCAGATAGACGCCTCGCAACGAGAGACCGGGGAGAGTGAGAGTGCTTCTTCTTTGTCAGCTCACACGCTAGCCCCTCGGCGCAGCAAAGCGCCATGAAACCAGCAACTATTGCCCAGACGTCTGTCCAGTAGGTCGTAGCGTCGTCTACGCGTTGTGGTTTGGTGGGGCTCATGGTCTACCTAACGGCTACGAAGCCGTGAACGTGAGGAGTACGTATCGAGCGCGTCCATCTCGTAGGTGACCTAGAGCCCCAGCTCGGCGCAGACTTCGGGAGCCGGGTTACAGCACGCGCAGTCCGCACAGTGCCGCAGGTAGAGCACCTGCTTGGAGTCGCAGTCCTCGACCACGACGCAGTAGGTGCCCTGGTGAGTGCGGGCGTAGGCCAGAGCGTCGGCCCAGCTGTCGGTAGTTATGCCGTGCTGGAAGTGGGCGCTCGCGGCCACAGTCTTGAATCGCTCAGTCGTCATTGTCTTCTTGTCTCCGTTTGCCCCTCGGGGCCGTCCTCATAAAGTCAGACGTGTGGACGTGCCAGATATTCGCAGCTGCGATCAAAAATAAACCCGTGCTGTTTTGAGTAGTTAGACTGTTAGACTGCAAGTAGGTTCATGATCACGTGGTTTGGGGCGTGGCCGATTCGCAGCGCTGCCAGCAACGCATCCTGGCGATCTCGGTCCGAGACGGCCAACCGCAGCATTCGTCGGCGCTCGTCGATGGGTGCCGGCTGCTGTGCGATTCGCTCCGCCCATGCCAGCACCCATTGCTCGGGGCAGCCGACGTAGTGATAGTCAGCCGGATACTCGTCAGGGTCGTCCGGGTACACACCGCGGCTGACCGCATGAGTGCATGCTACGCGTGCCAACCCGAGCTGTCGCGGTAGCTGCCAGCGAGACTCCTGCCGAACGTAGCCAGCTGCAAGCAGTGTCTCAGCACGTGCCTCGATACGTAGACGCTCGAACGCGTAATGGAGTACCTTGTCGCCGCGTGCAACATGCTCTTCGAGATGTGTGATCATCTCAGCGGCGGTCGCCGCACAGAAATCATCGAAATCTGCTACCAGGCCGCAGTTACAACATTCGAGCCTGTTATCAAGCGTGCCGAACACGTACACGTCAGAGTGCGCTCCCCAGCGACAGTAGCTCATCGGCCTTTCCTGCGCTTCCGTAGCTCATCGGCCTTTCCTGCGCTTCCGTAGCTCATCGGCCTTTCCTGCGCTTCCAGTCCGCGAGCCAGTACTCGACCTCGGCATTGCAGCGGTACGTCTCCGCCGCGTTATGGTCAAACAACACGCGGCCGGTCGCGTCGTCGTGAATGATAATGCGATTGCCGTAGCGCCCTTTTCCCGGTACGCGCAGCCGGCCGATCTTGCGGTCAGTGTCGCAGTAACCTTGCACGATCTTGGCTGTGATCCCCGAGCAGTGCTCGTTGATCTCGCGGGCGATGGTTGCCAACCGTCGGCTCATTCTACACCACACCACCACTTCGCGGCTGTTTCGATGGCGTCGCCCAGCGTGTCAGCAAAGAGCCGATGTGCAGGCTGTGGATCGTACGGCGAGACGCGCCAGCGATGACCGTACTTCTTGCCAGCCCGCCGACACGTTCCGACGATCTGACCTGAGTGAAGATGGAGTACCCAAATCGGCGAGTTGTCGCGCTTGACCGCGTAGCCTTGTTTGTAGACGCGTTTCATAGTGCTCTAAACCGTGCAGCTAGCAGGTCGCCGACGCGTTCCAGGAGCCGTTTCACGTCTACGTATTCCGGGTCGCCGACGTCCAACATCGAGTACCGTATCATCAAGGCATCCCATACGAGCCCTAGCTCGTCATACGATAGAAGTAGCAGAGTTGCATCGTCTACTTGCACGGCACATAAGTGCGATTGAAGACCGAGATCGGTATACGCTCGCGCTCGCGCTCGCGCTCGCATTCGTGTTCGCTTGTGAGCAAATGGATCTCCACGTGCGGATCATCGACGAGTAACACTTCCGCCAGCTCACCGGTAACCGTGTTCTCGAACACTGGGTTGAAGTGTCCAACGTCGGAGTAGGGGTGGTGGGAATAGCCAGAGTAGGGATGGCGGGAATGGTCGGTGGGTCGTACTACTACTACGAACGCTCGGCAGGCGTGCTGAAGTAGGCGAGACGCTTCTCGGTTCGCCTCTTCCCAGGAGAGCCCAGAGCGGTACACGAAGCTGTTCACGAGCACGTCCATTGCATCCCCCCTGACGCGGTATTACGCAGCAGATCCGTCGTCGTCGCCGTTGTCGTCTGCGCAAGCTGCCTTGTCGTTTGCGCGGCGGAGCTTGCGTGCGCCTGTTTTTGCTTTGTGGCGGGTGGTGCGGCGGCTACCGCCGGTTCCGGTCATTTCGGTTTTGATGCGTGCGCGTGCCATGATCATTTCCTTTAGCAAAGTGAAGAAGAGCGACCAGCGCCGGACTAACGTTTCGGGGAATCGAACCCGTCCTCGCCTGTAGGAAACTCACAAGCTACAGGCTCACGAATGACCAATCCGTGGCGTTCCAGGCACCCCGGTGTGGTCAGCACCGTTCCTCCCTTCCCGCAGCCGCCAGGCGGTTGAACACTACTGGTCGCTCCTCTCCAGAAATCCTCAAAGCCCCTCGGGGCACACAGGTAAAGACGGCTTGACTGCACGTGTATTCAAGTCCTTTTGCGATTTACCCCTCGGGGTGGTGGTCAGCGCAGCGGCCCTGACCCATGGCGCACCCTAGCAGATAGAGCGTCTCACCACCAGCATCTTCGGGATCAGCGCACGCGCCTGCGAGCTGTGCCTCGACTTGATCGTAGAAGTCCCGCGCGTTGACGCTGAAACCACGTCCACTGCGGATCTCGTTGAGCTGGTAGCTTGCCGCAGGCCCCGCACCGAGCACCTCAACGATGAAGTCAAAAATCGCGTCTGCGATTCTTCGGTTGAGTGTCCAGTACTCGAACACCGTGTAGCCTCGGTGGCTCCGGGCACGGATCCAGCCTTTCTTCATCGCGGCGACCAGCACTCGCTCGCGGCGGTCCTCAGCGCTCTCACCACGCTTCATCCTGACCTGGATTTCGGACAAGCCATACGTTGACGGATCTTCGAGGATCGCGTCCAGGTGCTCGTAGACGGGCTCCCAGCGCCCGCTCCGCGAATGAATCCAGAAGCCTTCTCCCATCGGCATCTCAGACCTCCTCAAGTCGATTGCGTAGCTCCGCCTCGCCAAACTCTGGCTCATACCAGTAGAGAAGCAGCGCCTCCCAATTCAGATCGACAAACTCCAGCGCCCGGCGGAGTGCGGCGCCGCGGATCGTCGCGCTGCCCACGACTTTGGCGTAGTCCTCGTCGTGAGTTGGGATCGCGATAATCGTTGCGTGTCCCTCGTGGGGCCTCCCCGGGAACGCCTTGACCCGCGGCGCGTGCCTGGCGCGGTGCTCGACGTCTTTGAGCGCGTGCAGAATGACCGGGACTCCTGTGTGCTCCGGTCGCAGGTTTGCCATTCCGAACATTGCGTGTCTCCGTGTTTGGCCCGCTGCGCGTCGCCCTTCCGCTCACCTACGCCGCCGGCTCGTAATCGTGCAGTTTCGCAGGAGTCCCTCGATACCCAGCTCATAGCCAAGGTCAGGCCACCGAAGCCCGATTCCGGGCCGAATTACACGCACCCGGCGGCGTGCACGCTCCGGCGCGAGCTTGATTCCAGGATAAGGGTCGAGTGGGCAGACGGCTGTCGTTCCGTTGTCTAGCGAAATCTCCAACGTCGTGCCAATGACCTTAGCGCTGCGGGCGAAAGGCGGCGGCTTGCGTCTACCGAGCTTGCGTTTGGATGGCATTCCATTGCTCCATGAAGAAGGTGTGCAGCTCGGCAATCCGCTGGAGAATCCAGCGCAGTTCGCTGCGATTGAACCCCCGGTTCCAACACAGGCTGACGGGATCGAGCCACACTTTCGCAGCCCCATCACCTCGAACGACGTGTACGTGCGGAGGTTCACTCCCCTCATTGAAGAACACTTGGAACGAGAAGTTCCGCTCGCGATATACCTGTGGTGAGCCCAGCATCCTCTACCTACTTTACCCCTATTCGTCCACAGCCATCAGCTCGTCGATCAGCTCGTCGGTGCCCATGTCAGGATCTACCCAGTACTGTGTCAGTGCCTCACGATTCAGCTCGGCGAACTCCAGAGCCCGTCGCAGCACAGCCTGCGACACTGTGATGCTGCCCAACACGTACGGATCGGCATGGTGAGGGATCGCAATTGTGGTAGCGTCGCCTGCGCCCGGACTACCCGGGTACACCTTGATCCGCGGGCAGTGTCGGGCTCGCTGATCGAGATTCTGATAGACGTGGACGTATGCGCCTATGCCAGTGACACTCGGTCGCAGGTTCGCCATGTCTAGCGTCACCTGCCTTTCCGTTGCGTCCAACCTCATCCCTCCATACGCAAACGCAAGATCCGACACATACGCGCCATCTGACGAAGAAACGGTAGGTCGCGTCCCTCCGCCTCGCACTGCTCGACAAATTGGCGCACAAGCACGAACGTCACACCGCCGTCCTCACCAGAGAACACACCGACAAGCTCCGTCAAATCCTCATTCAGTGTCGTCATCGCACGGCTCTTTGCTTGTGACTTGCCAGGTGCGCTCTCGCAGAATCCTCATCGTCTCGCCTTTCGCTTGCGCGGTTTGGCCTCAGCACTCTCTGTACAGGTTGTAGCTGCTCGACCGGCGTCGGTCAGTTCCCAGTAGAGATCCACCCAGTGCACGACCCGGTGTCCACGTTGTCCATACTGCAACACGTGGCGGCCAGGGTCAGTGCGGACGACCTTGACGAGCCCGCGGCGCTTGAGCGCATTGAGCGTTCGGTGCGTGATGTCTACGCCGGCCGCGTATGCGGGCGTGCGGTCACTTGCGCGCCCACTGTAGGCCGAGATCACTGGTCCGCGGGCGTTGTTGATCGCGCAGAGCGCGCGCTTCATAGTGGGTGTGAGTGGTCGCATCAGCACTCTCCATCTAGTCGGGGACGATGCCGTGGGTTTGCAGCGTCACGCCGTTGCGCTGGATCTCCAGGATCACCTCTTCCTGCTTCAGTTGCTCGGCGAGGTCCGCGGCGAGGTCGGCCATCTGCTGCTCGAACTCAGCCTCGGAGAGGTCCTCCATGTTGATGATGAGAATCTGCGCGCCGTCCTCGACTACGATCCCCTTTCGCGGATCCCGGTGCTGGTAGATGCCCCGCTGCGCGAGGAAGCTTGCGTTGGGCGCCGCGCCTTGCGCGAGGCGGATCTCCTGGACGATGGGGATCAGATCGTCGATGTCCCAGGTCGGCGTATCCCCGACGCTGAAGCCGACGATGATGCGCGCTGACAGCGTGCTCCTGCTCGACCAGGCGTAGCCGTCGAGGAAGCCCGCGAGGGCGCCGTCATCAATCTTGTGAATGGGGCCGGCCGGGCGGAAACAGCCACCGTGGGGTCCTGCCCAGTGATGCGGGCCTGGGTTACATGGAATTCTCATTTGATCTCCTCAAGCCACGCGTAGTGGAGGTTCATGCGGGCTGGCCGCTCCTCGATAGGCTCGCCGATCAGAAGCTCCTCAGTACAGACGATGACTCCGTCAGGGCGTCGCCGTTCAGCAATGCATGGATCACCCTCTTTGGTCGTGCGCTTGTAGCGACCCTGTCTTAGCTTGATCGCCCAATACCAACGGGGACGTTTACCCACAGGCTGAAACTTGATGCGCACGTACTGTCTCATCTTCCTTCCCAGTCTACTCTAGATCGAGGGTGAGCTGTCGGGGTAGCGGTAGATGTTCCTCCGCGTAGTTCTTCGCGAATGCTAGCAGCGCCCTCGGCGCGGCAGCTAGCGCTTCTACTGCCTGGCGGAACTCCGAATCGCGGCCGATCCGTTTTAGGAGCGCACGCTTGTGTTTGTAGGGCACGGACGTGGGCAGTTCGAGGATCGTCCGGGCCAGCGGCTCGATCCACAATGTACGTTTGCATTCACTCTTGCATGGGATGGTGACGACGTTGTAGTCGAGCGCTGCATCTCGTACGGCAGCGAGCTGTTGGAGGTGAGACGCTTGTACGAGACCGCGAGCCTCCAACGCATCCTCCTCGCGGAGAGCCTGATGGTACGCGCACACGTCTTGGCCGCTACGAAACGTGTCGCGCGTACCATAGCCGTAGGAGGGGTAAGCGTGGTCTTTATGATACTCACCACACGTCTCACACCGTGTCGCGTCGAAGTCGTACACGACAGTAAGCTGAGCCGTTCCATAACCACCTATTAGCTGGCACAGCTGTTCCGCGTGGCGCAGTGTGGTGAGCGAGGGTAGGCGGTCGTCGTGGAGAACTTCGACGTGCGCATGGCCTCGTCGCCATGCGATGGCCATTTGGTAGCTGTAGAAGTATTGACCGTCGGTCGAGTAGCGACCTTTCGCGCTCTTGTACGTGCGCGCCTCGCCTTTGAGAAATTCCTCTACGGTCCTGGTGAATGGCTGCATCGATGTTCTCCTCGCCCCTCGGGGCCGTCGGTCGTCGGTTCTTGGTCTTGGGCCTTCTCTTAGAAGAATAGCCCGAATTCTAGCGACACGTCCAGGCCCGAGACGGACGAGGACAGGTCCATGTCGGCGTACTCGCCGGACAGTGACATGAAGTTGTACGTGACGCCACCACCCACGAGGCCGTGTTTGCCGACTGGAACACGCAGCAGCAGGCCACCACCGACGTCGAATCCAGACATGGTCATGGACTCGCTCTCGTCCACGCCGAGGTTCTCAACACCAACTGCGAGAATCGGGCCGTAGTAGACTTTGCCGCCGTTGATCAGGTACGCACCGGCAACACGCACACCGAGAGTCGTCTCTGTTGAGGTATCGCCGTCGGAGTCTGTGATGTCATGCGATATGAAAGGCGCGACGCCGACATACACGCCGGGTGCCACGAAGTACGCAACCATCGGCGCGACCTCGATCGAGGTCTTTGTGATCTCTGCCTCCTGACCTGTGGCGTCGAACTCCATCGTGGTCGTCATATGCGACGTGCTGATCGAGCCGCCGACCTCGATGACCCCCTTCGCGCCGTAATCCGCGGACGCGATTCCTTCCAGACCTGTGATTCCGAGTACGATTGTGATTGCGATTGCGTGTCTCATTTCTGCTCCTGTGTTGTAGGTTACGGACTAACGGACTAGCTTCCTTGGTAGATGGCGTAAAGCCATCCGTCATCGCGTTTCTCAGTGTAGATCGGGCGCCATCGGACATCGGTGTCCCACGACCGGCACCCTAAGTGGCACGGTCCGGGATGATCTCCCGTGCAGCCGCCGCCATGCATTGTTAGGCGCAGCGACGGCAACGTCAGGCCTGCGGGAGCACGGATCGCGACGACCGCATAGCTCTCCTCGTCATCGACCTCAGGCTGCCAATTGATGTCCGTGCCACGTGCTCCGCGGCATTCGTAGCTGCCGATGCCGAAATCACTCCAACCAACTACGACGCGTGCAGACTCGTAGAGCGCGTCCGTGATGGCGTCAGCGAGCACTTCCTCGGGGAGGTCCGTGCTCCAGAGTGCCTCGACGACGCCTATGGCGCGCGAGGAGATCGCTGAGCTGATACGTTGCGCGTTCGTCATTGTTGCCTCACGGAGCTACAGTAGCAACGTACTGCCAGTCGTTGCGGCACCCAGGTGGCGTGCCGGGCGGCTGCCCTGCGGGAAAACAAATCGTCCAGCCGATCACACGGGACTCTCCTACGAGCTGTGTGTCCGAGACTTGTTCGGCTGTGTGTGCAGCAAATCGGATCGTGGATGGAAGCCACGGACACGCGCCATTGGAAAACGGCCGAAGGTACGCTTCCTCGACGTCCCACTCGAACTCCCATCCAACAAATAGCTCCGCGTCGAAGTACTTGCTGCTGCTACTACCTGGCTTCGAGAAGACCATATCGATATTCTCGTAACCGTGGTCGATAACGGTCAGCTCCGTATAGTCACGGAAGTCGAAAATTCCGTTCGCCGGAATCGGGTCTCCCGCGCAGTTGCCAGTGTAAGTCCAGACCACGTCGAAGTGCTCGGGGAGTGGATTCCAGGGCTCTGGCGGCGGTACGTACGCGTCTGGCAGCGGTACGTACGCGTCTGACGGCGGTACTGCATCTGGAAGCGCAATAGCGTCCGCCGGAGGAACATACGCATCTGGTGAAGCATATGCATCCGGTGAAGCATACGCATCCGGTGAAGCATACGCATCCGGTAGTGGAGCAGCATCCGGTGGCAGTACTGCATCCGGCGGCACGTCGGCATCCGGCGACAACACAGCATCCACTGCTGCGTCTACGATGAATAGTGCGTCTGACAATACGATAGTCGCGTCAACATCCGCGGTCGCGTCAACATCCGCGTCGTCTGTACTGTCCGCGTCGTCTGTGCCAGCGTCTACAAATGCCGCGTCCACATCCGTAGCAAGTGTGTCCGTACTGCACGCACAGACAGTGCAAATCGTACTACAGATAGCAAACCGCATATCAAACCTCCGCATCGTTCCGCATCGTTAGTCTTTCGGCTTCACTGTAATGAGTACTGATTCTTCAGCAAGAGGGCACCAGTCGGGTCGCTGGGAGAATGGCTTGTCCTCTTGGGTCACCTTCTTGTTCTCGTGCTCGAACTTCGGGTGGAGGCAGTAGAAGGGTTTCGGATGCGTGAACCGCTGCTCGGGAGTGTGGATACGCAGGTAGCTGCACAGACAGTCATCGCAGCAGGTGGTGTAGTCGATGACCGTTTTCATAGCTTTCCCAGTGCCCCTCGGGGCCTTTCGTGTTCGACGCGGTGTGCTGCTGTGTTATTCACCAGCGTAACCCGTTGAATACTTACCGCTTAATGGGCTCGCCCGGAGTGCTCGAATCGCTCAGTCTCCTTGAGGCACGGCAGCTTCTCCAGCTCGGCGTTCCAGAGCCTCACAGCGTCATCGTCGGCGTGTGAGAAGGGCGGGTTCACAACACGCAGCACCGACCGTTGCACCTTCGCCAGCTCTACGCAGTTCTTGCAGACGCCGCAGCGTTTCATGATTCGTCTTCCTTCGTTGCTTTGTAGACGCGAGTCCACGCTTCATCGCCGTCAGGACCCCGTAGATAGGGCGCGACGTGGATCAGTTTTCGCAGTTTGCGGCCGGGACCGTGGGGCTGTTGCTTCCAGTGCCCGCTGACCAACTGTTGCTTTTTCAAGCGCCACCCACTACGGGTACGCGCAGTCAACGCTGCTTCTTTTGCAGCCTCTCGCAACGCGCGGTCGAGCTTCACAGAGCGTCCGACGATCCATACTGTGGGCCAACCAATCTTGGTTTTCTTCACCTTGCGCTTGTTCAGCTTGGAGGTTGGCGTTCGATGCTCAGTGCCTCCCGTACTAGTGAACCAGAGCGCGAAGCCACATACGAAGCTGAGGATCGCTTCCATGACTTGCTGCGATTTGCCACCGTTACGCACCTCGACCAACTCTGGTGAGTAGCCGTCGCCGTAGGTCTTGAGCAGATCTTTGGCGATGCCGTCGGCCAGGTCTTCTACCCGTTTGTTGATGGCGCAACTAGCAAGTGTGTGGTCCCCAAAGAACGCCTCGATGTGAAGCCACCGCTCCTCGGGTACGTCATGATCAGGTCCGTAACCTTGTGCTCGCAGGTGGTCGTGCACGAGGATGCGTACGGGGCGCTCACGATATGCTGGCAGATCGAGCACCGGTAGATAGCCTGCGGGCACTTCTAGTAGGAACGCCGGAAACGGCCACTCAATGGCGTCGTAGCCCACGGTCGCGTCCGTGAGCGCGAGCAGTGCAGCAAGGGACTCGCCGACCTGAAACGTCTGGCAGCCGTAGTCTGCCCAACGCTCGTGCGCGTGGTAGCGCACAGCTGCCTCGCTGACAGCCACGTCCCAACTGTCCATCTCGCTGCCTTTGACAGTGGCGAGCAGCGGGCCGTTCTGGAACCGTTTACCAGCATCCAAGATGAGGCGAAGCTTCGCTTGATCCTTGGCGAGATCGTAGAGCCACTCGCGGTGGCTCGCTGACGGTCGCGGACCATGCCGCATGGCACACGCGACGAACGAGAGCTTCTGCGCGAAACTTCGGCGGTGCCAATCTGGTGGTAGCTTAGCCATGTTTGCCGAAGCGTTCCTCTGCGTCGTCGCGAAGAAACCTGCCATCGTAGTGCACGACGATGGCCCGGCGGTCGGGGGAGATGGTGGACCTGTACCAATTGGCCAAACGCCGACTACGGAACACCGTGTGGGTAGCAAGGTGGTACGCGCCGTCGTTTATACAGATCACAAGAAACATTAGCTGAGTCCTGCTTCAGTCATCATGCGATCGTAGAGTTCGTCCATCGCTTCCACCGGGACCGTCTCGCTTGCCTGGCTACGGCACACTTGGAAAGCCCTGGCGGCGATGAGGGCTTCCTGTACCGGCCGGCCGAGGTAGCTCCAACCGTTACCCACCTGCTTGCGCACGTCTCCCACGAACATCTTGACCTGCTGCTTGTCCCAGTAGTTCTCGCTCATCGATTAGGCTCCCTAGCGTTGCGCCCACCTAGTGAGCTGTCGAAGCCGGTTGCGTACTGCGAGCAGTCGCGCAAGAGTCTCCAGGTCATCGTCCGCGGCCACAGAAAGCAGCGCGATTAGCGCGTTCGCTTCGTGAATATCGAGGTCCAATGCTACGGATTTCATCGTTGATCCTTTTTGCCCCTCGGGGCCGTTCGATCACTTCGGTGGACAGTTTGTACTACTCCTCGTGGCAGAAGTCGTAGAGGACAGCCGAGCTATCTGATTTGGTGAGCGGCTCAACGTCGAGGTCTTCACGCTCCAGCTTGCAGTTCGGGTCGTTTGGATCGGGCGCGCTGCGTGCCAGCGCAACCGCTTCAGCGGGCGACGCTGCGTACACGATAGCAACGCCTGGTAGGTGCGGCGTGCGGTAGGTGACGACGTACAGGATGTTATGTTTCATCGTTGATCCTTTTCACCCCTCGGGGCCGTTCGATCACTTCGGTGGACAGTTATCTGCTACTTCGCGGTCACGCTTCTCTTTGTACGCGTCGATCAGCGTCTGGGATTTGGTCAGGTAGTCTACTTGTGTGAGCGTCCACTCACGGATCGCGAGTGTCACAACGAGACGCACCTGTAGCTCGTCACTCACGGACACGTTCTTGAGCACGTCATGCAGGAGGGTATCGAGTGCTTTGTGCACACGTACTTTGAGCTTGGTTGTGGCGTCGTTCATAGCAGTTGGGCTCGCAGAAACTCGATCAGGTACTCCGCGTAGCGCTTGTCAAACGTGTGGCCCTCGAACACCAGGGTATCGCCCTTGGTGGCCTCCACGAGCTTGGCGAAGCGCTCCAGCTTTGTGTGGGTCCAGTTGATGGTGGGGATTTGCTGTTTCATCGCGCATCCTTTAGTTTGCCGAGCGTGACGAAGAGCTGTACGACGGCTGAGGCTTCTCGATCAGCTGCACGCTTGTGGGTCTTCAACCGCTCATAGAGACAATCCGCTGCGCGGCAACCGTATGCGTCAACAGTGTCACGTATCAGGGCGGCCAGTTGATCGAGGATGATGAATGGGCCCTCGACGCGCGTGTAGTAGCCACGGCCGGCACGGCCCCGCTTCCCGTTGTCGTAGGCCTCGCGCAGCTCGGGGAAGCGCTGACGCCATTCACGGGCTGTGTCGTCGAGTCCGAGGGGAGCTTCGATGGGCGACGGGATCGTGAAGGTCACGCGGCCCGGCGTGGTCTCCTTGGCACGCGACTTCGACGGCGCGGCCTTGATGCGTGTCTCGGTCAGACCGAAGTCAGCAAACACGCCGTCGGCGACAGCCCGGTTGTAGCGTCGGCTCAGCTCGGCGTCGATGTGTGGTGCTGTTGCTCGGCTACCGCCGCTTTCGCGCTGGTTGCGCTCGCGGGCCGCAGCGCGGATGCCTCCCATGTACTGCTCGCCGAGCAGCTCAGCGCTGGCCTCGAACAGGACGCCGTAGAAGCGCGACCCGTGCGGCTTGCGCTTGCTGCTTTCCAGGTCGTAGTTGAAATAGGTCTTGCGCTCGTAGCGCTCGAAGTGAGCGATGTGTGCCAGCTCGTGGACCAGCGTCTCGATGGCGCCACCGACGTCGCTGCCGGCAGTCATCGTGATGCGGCCGCTGAGGTAGTGCGCATGTCCTGGACTGAAGGAGCGCGTCTTCGAGTGGCGCAGCTCTAGCTTCGCGTGCTTGACCTCTTTGCGCCAGCACTTGAGCCGCTTCGCGTGCTCGAAGATCAAGTGGAGCGCGTTTGGCCACTCGCGCATCCTCGCGGCCTCGCGCTCCTGCTGCTTCTGCGCCTTGGTCTTCCGAGCTGCGGTCTTCGCAGCGCGCTTGCGTTCCAGAGCCGGCGCCACGCGCTCGACCAGGCGACCGCTCGCCTCAGAGCAGGGAAGGCAGTAGCGCACGATGGAATCCTTGGGTGGACGAGTCGAGCCGAGCACACCCGGGTGCTCGCCGTTCGGGCACTCCCACCGCACTCGTTTTGTCTTTGGCTTCATGCGAGATCCTCCGCACGGTTCCAGCGGCTCTTCAGCCACTGCTGACCGAGCGGCGTGAGGGTAGCCACGTACCCGTTGCCTTTACGGCGTACGTGCACCAGGCCACGGTCTCGGAGGCTCTCAGCCGTCCGGTGCCAGGCGCTACAGCGCCGCCCAGCGTCCCGCTGTCCGTCCGCCGGAGGTACGCTTGTCGAGCACGCCTCCAGCACTAACAGGAATCTCTCTTGCGGCTTGCTGAGCTTCATCATCCTATCCCATTCGACCCCTCGGGGTCCGTAGTGGCGCTCTTAGCGCCTCCACAACTTGGACGCTGGCACCCTCCGAATCTTCAAGAAAATCGCATCCGCGATCAATTTTACATAACCCTTGAACATTGCTAGCATATTTTCATGGCGTCACACCACATCAACGTGCTTCTTGACGACGAGCTACACACGTACCTGGTACAGCATGCGCAGACCCGCGGCATATCCCTGTCTGCTGCGCTCCGCGATCTACTACGCCACGGTCTCGGCATCGTCGCGTCAGGCGAGGACGCAGGATGGCGAGAGGGCTACACCGCGGCGTGGGCAGCGGTTCGCCGCGCTGCGCTGGACGCCGTTGAGCAAGTCTCACCCGTCTATCCTGACGATACATTTCACTCGTAATCAGCTCGACGCGGCGGCCAAGTTTTTGGCTGCGTGTCATTTGATGCGGCGGCGTTTGCTTCGCCATTCGATGGCTCGACAAGATCGCGAAGCACTTCGCCGGGTGCTTGTGCTGGCAGTTTGCTCGCTTTGTCGTAGCGCTCTGTTGTCGCCTTTGAGGCATGTAGCATCGCCGCCTGACGATCTTCGATTGAGACGCCACGCTGACCTGTAATCGTCGCGAACGAACGCCGAATCGCATGAGGTGTTGCGCGTGTCAGGTCGAGCCCTGCGCGTTCCGCTGATCGCTTCACGGCGTTCCTGACTGTCGTGGGGCCAACGGCCACGTCGGCGCCTTCGCGTCGCGGGAATATTGGCCCTGCGTCGATACGATTGGCTTGGCACCATTCCGCCAGCTCGTGCGACAACCAAACTGGAAGTGGCACGATGGCATCCTTGCCACCTTTCGCGTGCACTTGCGCAGCGAAGCCACCAGGGGTGTCGAGGAGCGCATCACGACGAAGGCGTGCGATCTCCGCTCGACGCCAACCCGTACCTGCTAGCGTGGCGCAGATAACCCAATCGCGACGTTCTACCCACGGCGCGGTTGACGGCGGCCGTATTAGGAGACGGCGCATTTCGTCTTCTGCGAGCCAGGGCGTCTTCGGCTCGTGATCCACTTTGATGTTTCGGACCTCGCGCGCGGGGTTTGCGTCTAGCACCCCAGGCACCTCCGAGAACGCAACTACCAGCGCGGCGTAGGTCGAACGGATCACGGCCAGTGCGCGTGAGCGCGTCGTCTTCGCCCTGCCAGCGTCCTGCATGCTCACGAGATAGCGCAGAACGTGCAGGGGCAGCGCGTGCAGTGGATGGACCCCTTCGGCGGAGAGCCAAGCCACCCAGCGGCGCCAGTCGTCACGGTAGCCGCGTACGCTCTCTGGGGAGTCCAGGGTGCGCCGGAACGCCAGGAGTGCCTCCTCTAGGCGGTCTTGCAGATCGGGGCTCAGAGCAGCGTCTGAGGGCCTAATTTGCCAGGGTGGGCGCGGGATCAGGTCGGTTCCCTCGGACATGATCTGAGAGCTTGCCCGACAACCGGTATTATCGTCAACTGGCAAATTTACCTATAATATCTTAATATTATCAAGTACTTAGCGCATATCTCGCTCTGGGCGCCTCAAGGGCTCAGATCTGGCTGGATCTGACCCCGAGCCCAGCCACCAGGCCTCAAATCCGGTGCTGACGCCTATGCTCCGGTAGATCGCCGTTTTCGCTGGTCATTTACCCACATCTCGACCAGATTTTGCGCGAACTCGCGCCGGCCTATCGAGATCGCGGCCGCGGCTGCGTCCCGGACGTCCTGCGAGACGCGTTCTCCGCGGCTCCACCGGTCGGTCAGGACAGTGGCCACCAGCTGCGCCCGGCGTGCGTCGGACACGCCAGAGGCTGTTGCAGCGGCCTCGACGGCGGTCGCATAGCGGCTTGCTTGATTCGTGTGACGCCTACCGTGGATCTTAACTTGCGTGAGGACATGTACTGCGGCTGCGCTGACAGCACAGGAGAATGCACTTTGCCTACCCGGCTCTGCGATTTTGGTCAAGGCATGGCGCCACTCTACTGCCTGCACGAACTGTCCGCGAGCGGCTACACGAATCCAACAATGGAGGTCGTAGCCAGGCTCCTGCGCGTCCTGTGGCCAAACTTCAGCAGCCAACAACGCCGTGTAGCGACGCAGATCTTTGTTGGTCTGCAACGCTGCATGAGTCGCTCCGCCATCCTCCTCACTACCGTCGTATAAATGCGTCGCGCTCCAGCAACCGTCATGCAAATGCAGCGCGTCCCAACGTATCAGCTCCTGGTCCTGCGGCTGATGGTGCACATGCGGAAAACACGTGTGGCAGAGCGGGTACTCAAGGCCGCAGCCGAACGGGCAACGCCAGACGATACGTGCGAGTGTGTCGTCATCGATGTCAGCGTCCATCGTCCGGTTACCACAGAACGGGCAACTCCGGCGGAATGTGTTGGACGCAGCCTTCGTTCGAGCACGCTTCTCATCACGCGTAGGATAGCGCCGTTTTCCGCGGCCCCACGTCTCAGGCGGTCCTTCAGGGCACGCCACTCGCCACCTCCCTCGCCACGTTCGCCACTTAGCCATCAACGTAGAAGTGTAGGTCCTCACTCAGCTCGTGTTGCGGCCGCACAGCGAGGAATAGCCCGACAGCTTCTAGCCAACCATCGTCGTCCGGGCCTCGGTGAACCTCAGGCAAGAAGTAGTGCGCCATCGCGTCGAGAGCTGCTTCCAACTTCGTGATGCGCTTCTCATGAAAAAGCACCAAAGCGTTGGCTTCGGCAGCTGCCTCTTCCAATCGCCGACAGTCGTCGTTCAACCCACAGTCAGGTGCGCTTCTGCTACCTGGCCGATTCCTTTCGCCACCGACTGGTTGATCCCTTTCGCCACCGGCAGGGGAGCCATGCATCTGCACCAAGGCCTCCTCCACGCTTTCTCTTCCCCAGTCGCCCGACCGCCACCACTCGACGGCCTGCAACAACGGCTGAAGCCGCTTGTGCCATGCCTCAATTTCTATTCGGCAGGTGTCGAGAACGGTCACGTATGCGGCCAGCAACTCTGCTGCCGTGTGCAGTCCTTCGCGTATGCACACATCGCGCATCTCGCGCACTCCGTAAGAGCACGCGAGTACCTCACCCGGTTCCTTCCGATACAGATAGTCGAAGCTGCCTCCACTCATGTCATGAACTCCCTATGTAGGTTACTCGTACAGCCCTTTGCCTTTGATCAGTCGATGGAGGAGAGAGGCTCCGGCTGTCGAGACCAGGAAGGCCCCGACCCCCGACAGGAAGCCGCTAACCAGGGCAACCTGGATCGATACGAACCAGACCCCAAAGGTGATGAGGCGGTTCTTCTCCACCATGTCACTGATCCCTTTGAATGATTCTTGCTACCGGCAGAACACTGTAGTGAGGATGACGGATACGCCACCAAAGTTGGCGCAGCCACATACGCCACCAGAGTCGGCGCAGCCACGTTCTCTGCGGTGCTTGCTTCGTACCCACTTCCGGGTGGTAGGCAATCCTGGTGGCCACTGTCTGGTAATGCTCAGCTAGCTCCTCCTCTGTCGGTTCTCGCCAACCTATAAGTAGCCAACCCGGATCGCTGCGCGTGAATGGGTTCCTGTAGTTGAGGACATCAACGCGAACAAGTGGCGCAGCGTTGTCCGCAACCTCAATCAGTTCCGCTTTGCTGTCTCGTTCCACCGGAGGATAAAAACCGGGAGCCACGATGAACAGCTTCTCTCTGCGCTCGCCGATCTGACGCCGACGTGTCGGGCCACTGTCTTCGATGAGTTTACGCATGACTTCACGTACCGCGTGCGGCGCGGCTTCAACGCCTTCCTCGCTGATCCAATCGGGCATTATCGACGACGCCTCCGTCGGGGCTTGTGATCCTCTTCCCACACGTCGTGCCAGTCGCCGAGTGCTGCATGTTGTTGGGGGCGTTCCGTTGAGTGTTGTGCTGCGTTCCGTCGTGCCTTGCGTTGGTCACGGCATGGTTTACACCGCTTTGGTGGTGTGAAACCGCGTTCGGCGAAAAACTGCTGTTCGCCAGCAGTGAACAGGAAGGCCTTCTTGCAATCCGCACAGACGATCTCTACATCCTCATACTCAGCCATTTCTCTCCTTCAACTTTCCATTTCGCAGTCACTGGGCAACTCACAGGAGTTGTCGAGTCATCACGGGATCAGCTCATCGCACCGGCCCCATCTGTGCCAGCTCAGCAGTGGTTATCTGTTCCAGCTCATCAGCGGTTTCGCGCGACCAGTCGATGGAGTCGGAGCCCCAGTTTGCAACCACAGTACGGTGATCGGCACGGACCGTTAGCACGGCCTTGAGGATCAGATTGATAGTGATCAGCGTAGTCCACTTCCACGGTAGTGTAGTCACCCGGTATACCAGCGGGACGGTTTCGTCGTCGGCAAGGTACTTTGGGGGTTCCAACACGTCATTCGGCTGCGCACCCAACGCAATGACAACGGCTGAGATCGCATCAAGGCTATCAGGCGTCGCGTACAACGCTTCAGGTGAGTAGCCTTGCTTTTCTAGGTAGGCAATAGTTCGACGCGCTAACCGTTTTGCCTCGGCACGGATATCCCGAGCCCAGCTGCCAGGCCGGAAGGCGCTATGCGATTTCGCGTTGGCCGTCATCGTCAAGGCTTCCCAAGCGATATACGCCGCGATAAGTTTGCGTGGACGTGTCATCGACGGATCGAAGCCAAGCTTCTCAGCAGCGAGCTGCACCAGCTTTGTAGTCTCGTTAGACATTACGCTGCGCCGCGCTGGCTCTTCGGCACGTAGGGCTGCATCACGCAGCCGTCCGGGAAGTGCTCCTCGAACTGGCAGCTACCGCACTTCGGACACTTCTCGACGTGCTGTTCCCAGTAGAGTTCACCGCGATCCGTACTTCGCGCTCGCCACTTGTGGTTGCAGTCCCAGCAACAGTAGCGGCTTGTCAGCTTCTTGGTCATCTCTTCGGGATCAAGACGTTGGAGGCACCAGACCGGGTCACGCGGTTGGTTGCGTAGTCTACTACCACCGGTCCCGGGTAGACCGTAACCTTGGTCTCGACATAGACGGGTTCGAGCTGGCCAGACTCACCGAGGCAGAGTACCCAGGTTGCGGCCGTGTTCTTCGAGGCGAAGATGCCGTTGGGTTCTGGCTGTTCGATGGACGTAAGTGCGCCACTACCATTCTCCTCGCCTTCGTCGTCGATGTCAGTGGCAACCAGCGGATTGGTCAAGCTCGTGTCGTAGGGAATACCATAACCGTAGGACGGGCAATCGCCCTCAACCATACCGTAGTCTGAGCGCCAGACCGAGTGAGTGTTGGCCTTCTGGTTGCGTACCTTGTACAGCTCGATCACGAGCTGACGTTCCAACGACCAGTTGAAAACAGGGATGGGCTGCGCTTTGGCGTACTGCGCCTGTTGTCGCGCGACCACTTTTGTGTCTTCAGACGATGCTGTGTCATCACCACATCCGCCCTCGTCCTCACAACCGCCATCGCTCTTGCAGCCGAAGAGCACCAGCACGGCCAACGCAGCTATCCAGTCCTGTCGCATCATCCTCATCGTCTTCTCCTCAGTTCTGTTGAGCCCTCGCAGTGCGAAGGCGAATTCGAGTTGCCCGCGCCTGAGCTTCCAGGTTGGCGCGGGTTGTCGTATCCAGCTCGGGGTTTTCGAGCTGGGCGTTGATCTCAGCAAGCACCGCCTCGTCATTCGCGATCTGCGCCTTCAAGCCCTCTGAGCGCTGATAGCTCTCCTCGAAGACCTTCCGCTCGATACGCGTCTCACCCCAAAGCCCGAAGTACCGCGTGCCCAAACCGATGGCAGTCAACAGAACAGCAATGACGCCGACTGTAATGATAGCTTTGATTCCGTGAAGCATTGTTGTCTCCTTGAGCCGTAAGACAGGGCCCATGTTCAGTCGAATACCTCGTAGCTTCGCCGCATCCCGCATCGAGAGCACCTCCAGATGACGTACTCCGCGTGCTCTTCTTTGGATTCTGGTGGATAGTCATGATCGCAATCGTTGCGGCCACCCGAACTGCGGCCAGTCATAGGATGACAGTAGTCGGGGAGTTCAATTTTACGGCCTAGTCCCTGCCAGTCTCTGGTCATTCCTTACTCGCCTCTTCGGCTTGATCGATTTGCTCACAGAGTAACTTTGTGGACGCTTTGGGATCACCGGTTGCGGCAGCCGCTGCGAGCGCGTCCTGCAAGTCAGCGTCAGTAAGCGCACGGCGCATGAGTGCGCGCTTCCACTTCGTCGGCATTACTTCCTGCACGAATGCTTGGAGTGTTTGGCTGCCGTGCCATATCCTCGCGAGCGCGTTTTTCTGCATCTCAGCCGCTTTGATATCAGCTCTACACGCCGCAATATGCCGTGCAAGAATTCCGGGCAAAGCGCGCCAGAGCAAGATGAGTTCGTGCGCATTGCCACAGTGGACCGCGCCCGTAAGGCCTTCTATATGTGCTCTCTCGTTGGGGTCGGTAGCATAGATTAGACGAGTCTTCCCACCGTACCCAGACGCGTCGCATGTGGCGTGGCCCCGAATTCCATCCTTCGAGCACTTGACGATCGCTTGGAGTACGACCTCTAGCGCGTCCTTCGCACGGAGAAATTCTAGTTCTACTTCATGCTCCCGCTTTGTCACCTTGCGAGAAACTTCCAACGCTTCATCGCAAAGGCAGAGCACATCAAAGTCCAAGTCGTGGCCTGCCCCCTCGTCTGCGCCCCAATCCCAAGTGTTATCACTGGCCATTTCTACCACTATGTGAGACTGCATTCTTGCGTCTCTCGCTCGAAGTCGCTGGCAGCGCCGTCGCCGCTGTCGTCCACCTGATCATGCATCAGTTTCGCAATCGCATGCGGGTCTTCCGTGCTTATTGCAGCACCGAGTGCGGCCTGCATTTCAGCGTCCTCGAATACGCGCTTGACCAAGGCGCGCTTGCGTGTCAGCGGTGCGGCTACTTGCAGTAGCGCGCTAACGGCTTCGATACCGTTACTCAACGCATTCGCATTGTCGCATTGAGCAGCAGCCGCAGCAGAAGCAAACTCACAAGCTGCAATGTGTTCATCAAGTATGATGGGAAGCGCAAGCCAAACCGCCTGCAAATGACTCATCTGTGCGCAGCCTTTCAACTCTCCTGTATTGGCTACAATTTGCAGGTCCTGGTTGTGCTCGTCGGGGTAGATCACCAAAACACCTCCGACACGTGTAGCCGACGTTCCACGGATGCCTCCTGCTGCGCCTGCAATGCTACGCAACAGTTGCTCCAACACGGCTTTAGCGCGTACGAAAGCTGCGTGGCGGGCTCTTTCGAGCATTACTGCCTGACGGCCGGCCGTGAGTGTTTGTTCAATCTTCGCGATGTCGATCGCGGGAATGTCCATGTCGAAATCCTATTACATTGGCCTGACGGTGCTCAGATTGTCTGGTAGCCAACTGAGCACGCTGGTAGTCGGGATCGAATTGGCAGCGTAGCCGATCAATTTCACTTTGTAGCCGCTGCATCAACTCAGGTGGTACGCCGGGCGGCGCGTCACGCTCCATTGCCTCCAACTTGCGTAGGTGCCGTCGTGCCCTTTGACGCTCCACGAAGTACGTCCACTGGACTTCGAGCCACAGACGTCCGGTCCACCAGGGCATCGTGAACACAGCCCACCAACTCGTCGGTGTAAGCCCGCGACCATCACGCTGACCCGCGCCGACCCAATACGACCAACACCACAGAATGAGTGCGTACCAGAAAATCGCGGCTGCGATTATGACGACACAGACTACCACCGCGGGCTCTTGGGCGGCTTGCGTGTACGCTGACGAATAGCACGCAGTGCTGCGTTGTGCATATCCTGGACGAAGCTGAGCGCGCGCTTGTCGCCGTTTTCTAGCAGCTCCAAAAGTCTCGTTGCTGTCACGCTGTGCGCTGCGTTCGCGAGTCCGAACCGTTCTTCTGGATCGCCGCGCCGTAGATAGTTGCGCAGCGCCGCAGTCACCATCGCGCAGCCGCGCTCTTCGACGACAGGTTGTGCTTCCGCTGGATAGTAGGAAGCCGTACGCACGTAGAACGATCCACGCTCGTAGTTGCCCTCCAAAATCAGCTTGACATGCTGACCACACAACGCGTGCTCAACAGCGTCTGTGTTGTCCGCTTCGTCGCTGAAACCTGCGGGGAACATGAGGAGAAGTGCACGCTCGCCAGCTTCGTTGACACGGGTCAGGTCGCGGAACGTAAGCCCTTTGGGAAGCACAACCAACCCGTAGGGGAGCTTTTTTTGCTGCGCTGCCCGACGCTCCCCGATCTCCAGCCCTGCGGGCAGAATCGCGCGGACGTCATCGAGCGCCTGTTTGGTCATGACAGGATCCCATCGCTCGTTGCCCAATGCATCGTGTCCAGTCAGCCGTTCAACAACGGTCGTACCTTCTGCGTCCTCGACGAGTCTGAGAGCTTCGCCGCGAAGTTCTCCGGTCCAGACAACACTACTCTTGTTGGTGACGGTTTCTATACTCACGTCGCGCATGATACACCCTGGCTGTGACAAGCTGTGGGGCAGGTTCATCGAGGTGCTTCTCCTCGATCAATCACCGTTTTCGGTCTCCTCTTCTGTGAAGACCTCTCGATGCAGACGAATCTCCGTCCGCGTCTTTTTCGCGACGAGGGACCCGACTGTATGCTCACCCATCTTGAGGATTACGACGAACGCCTCCTCATCCGTCTTCGTCATCACAGCAGCCGGGATGTAGACGACGGATACAGGTAGGTCAACCACAAACAGGCGCTCCATCGAGATGCTACTCGGCCTCATCATCGAGGGTGCGCCGTATCTGGGGTTGTGAAGAAGTGCAGCAACGCGAGTGAACCGTCGAAGGCTCGACACAGTTTTTCGTGTTGCAGCGAGTAACCTTTGTGGAGTCTGCGTTCGTGCTCCAACTGGTTTTTCAGTTGGGTGACCTCTCCGTTTAGCCGGGAAACCTCACTTATCAGGTTGGCTTTCTCAGTTGCCAGGCTCGTGATCTGTTTGCGTAGATCGGCGTTTGTCGGTCCTGCCATAGTGTTTCGCTTTCCGCCCTGCTAACTGTCAGAGTCCTAACTTGTTGCGGATGTCGTTCTTGGTGTCCTCGATGCCCTTGTTGTAGTACCGCTCCCTCACGCGACGGATGAGGCAGTGCGCGACTCGCTGCAAGAAGTCCATATCGCCTGTGTCACCGGCCGCGCGGATCTCGTAGACGTAATCCTCAACGGTGTGGTAGGAGTGAGGCTCAACGTTGTCGCCGAACATCGAGCTGCGGCCGAACACACGTAGGCCGATGGCCTCCTTCGAGTAATGGTCAGAGGTGTTCACAGGCGTTCTTTTGGCCACACTGCCCGTACGCCTTGGCGTTCGAGGTGCTCTAGGATGCGTGGCTCGATGCTTGAATAGTCGATCGTCAGCAACGCGGAATCACAAAACGCTTCACGGAACGCTTCACGGATCTTATGGCCCAGCTCCGTACGGACCGGAATGTTGTGCAACGGTATTCGGCGACGGCCCATCTCAAACACCCAAGCGGTCGATGACCCAGTCCATGAGGACGTCGAATCCACCCTCGACGTACTCACTCGATGGCGCGTCCCAGCCAACCAAGGTCGAGCACCAGCCCTTGACGAGATGGTAGGCGTACAGCCTGTCAGTGTGGCTGTAGCCCTCGAATGCTTCAGTGAGCGGGACCGCGAAGTTGTCCACGCGGTGCAGGAAGATCTTCACGCGGCTCTGAAGCGGTGTGTTGTCCTTGGTCCGCTCGTGGATCTGCTGGAGCGTCTCAGCGAGCGGGGGATTCTCACGACGCTCGATATGATCGGCGAGCCATTTGGCTACATCTTCTTTTGTGTACTGCATTTCACTTCTCACTCTTGTGCAGGATTTGGTTGACAGCGCGCCGGACTGCAACTGACACGGTCTCAGCAGGCTCATCTTCGTAGTAGGTGACGCGTACTCCGGGGTCCTGGTAAATGACCGCGCCGTCGATGTCGTAGATTTCGCCGTCCCACAAAACGTCGCCTGGGAACGAACGCAGGAACCGCTCGCCGCCGGGAATTTGGAGGTAGATGTGTAGCGCGAGCATCTCCTCCGCGGCTGGGATATCCCAATCGTGGGTGCAGACCGACCGCGAGTCATCCACGTCGTAGAGTACGGTACGTCGCAGGGCCAACTCGTCGTTCGCATGACGGCTCGTGATGAGGTAGCGATGTCCTGTCGTCTGGCCGACACTGAGGAAGCGTTGGTAGCGCCGGAAGTCTTCGAGCTGGCCCGCGTCGAGGAACGCGGTCAACACGCGGCGGGCCTGAATTTCAGCGTTCTCGAAGTCAGGAAATGGACAACCACGCGTCGGTGCGGCAATGCTGGTCGCAGCCTCCGGTTTCCTCGCCGGGATGATCTTGTCTGGTGTTACCGGCTCGCGGTACGGACCGCTATTGGCCTCGTCCTTGGGTGACTCGTCCTCGAAGTCTGCGGTGCGAATCTCTTCGATGGTGCCGTCGGAGAACTTGACCGCAGAGATGACCTTACGCTCCGGTTTCAGGAAACGTGCAATGACGCCGGCAACCTTGTCGATGGGTGCTCCCACCATCGTCGTGCCCGTCCAGTCCAGCCTCTCCGTCGCAGCAAGCCAACCCTTCTTCGTAGCTGTCTTCCGCAGCCGGTCCAGCGCTGCCATTTCCTGGACGCTCAGATTCTCTGCGATCACCTTGCAGCTCTCCGGGCCCGTCGGCTCCACTCGGATGTCCCCGTAGAAGCTCGGGATGTACCACACCGGAATGTGCATGACTGTTCTCCTTCTGTAGATCGGCTGTTAGCTTGGCGATCCGCTCGTCAATAACTGAGATGTCTTGATCAGCCTCTTCCATCAGTGCACGCAGGTCGAAGAGCTTACGTAGCCGCGTCTCCTGCTCACGCTCCATGTAGAGGCGGATGACCGGATGAAACGCACCAACGACTTCACGGATTACGTCAGCCTGGTTTGTTGTGTGGTCACCACCACCAAGCACGTAGTTGGCGCCGTCTTCAGCGTAGTGAACCACACCAGCCTCGTAGTCAATTGCCATTTCGCCGACGCGCATTGCGGTTTGCTGATGCAGCGCATGCGCGAGCTTGGCAATGCGCGTGATGCGCTCGAATCGCAGTCGATCAGGGCTGTCGAGCAGGTCGCGAATGATCTCAGCGTAGCCGTCGAGGATGTTGTCAATCAGCTCAGTTTTCATCTGGCTTGTCCTGAGTAAACACCTCGATGCCGAGTGCTTCGAGCGCGTTCACGAGCCGGGTGTGTGCACCTATGCCAGAGAGCTGCTCACAGGCTTCTCGCCAGTTCTCAGCCGGCACGAGGTAGGGAATCTGGGTTTCGTCGTCGCCATCCAGCTCGAATAGCAGCAGCTTGTTGGGCATGTCGTTCTCCTTGGTGGTTTATATTTTCTCTACCCGCTTTTGCCGGTAGTGGCAGATACGCGTGGTGTCAGGTTTTCTTAGCCTAGCTATGTTGACCGCGTGCTGTTTAGCGCGCTCGTAGCTGCCAGTAAAATGACCACCGACATAGCCAGTAAGGCAATCCAGACCGTTGAATGTGGGACCTGGATGCCACTTGCCGCTACTATCTTGAACTTCTACTGTGTAGATGTTTTGTCTCATCGCTAGCCCACGATCGACTTCAGCCATTGAATTCCTGATCCCTGAGGAACTTGCGTTCCATGTAGATGTCACAAGCTGCATGCAGCGCCTGACGGAATTCGCTGTCGTGCACTGCGCGTCGTAACGCACGGCGAAAAACTCCTGGTAGGTAATCGCCGTGACGGTGACGGCGCAAACGTCGCCAGACATCGTCTGCCCAGGGTGCCACGAGGTGAACTACACGTGTTTGATCCTCTGACAAGACCTTCTTCGTGCGAACGCCGTGACGGTGCAGAAAACGAGCTGTGGCTTTGTCGATCTCGCGCCAGTCACGGGTAGGTCTCATCGCTGGCCGTCTCCTGCCGTCTACGGTTGGCTCCGCAATCTGGTGTGGATGGCACGAAGTTCCGCTTCCGTGCGCGGGCGGTTTTTTCTAATCTCCTCACGGCACTTGCACCGCCATTCCATGCCATGCTCGCTCAGCCAGCGCATAGGACACGCCGAGATCTCCGAGTCATTTTGCCTTACCCATGTCCCGCAACACTCGCAGTAGCCCCGAAGATTATCGTCCATGGGGTGGATACGAAGAACGTAATCACCGTCCGACATATTCGGCGTGCTCAGTCTCACCGTGCCTCCAAGACGTCAAGAATGTTGCGAGCCAGCTCACCATCAGCACTGAACGGATCGTGCTCGCGCGCAAGCTGTTCGATACGCAAAAGCGCCTCTGCGAGACGTAACGTTTGGCCAGCCGGATCCCACTCTTTGTTTTCGACAACGCGGTGAACAACGCCGAGTAGCGATTGACAGTAGTGATCGGTCAGGCAGTCGTTCCACGTCTCGCCACAGTGCGGGCAGGTCTTATGCTGATTGAGAAGCAGCTCGTAGTACGTATCGCGATTCCAACCACACACACTGCATTTGGACTCACCGAGTCCAAACACGTGGTAGTTGTGGCCATGACATGGCGGGATCGCGGACCTGACCAGAACGCGTTCCTGTCTCGGCTTGCTACCCATTACTTCTCCACCCGCGCTTCAGGAACAACATCGCGTAGGTCGTGACACACACGACACTCACGCAGCGCCAAATAGGCACGCTTGAGCCGCAACCCGTCTTTGTTGAGCGCCGTATCGGGTTCGAGCGCCAGGTAGTTCAGGTTCGGTCGATAGATCGCTTCGAGCGCGTCGAGAAACTCGCGCACGACCGGGCTCTGAATTACTGGCAACCCATCGACGTTTGTCGCAGCTGTGTTGCGTTCCATTATCGCACCGCTGACCACGGAATGCGCGCGCTACACTCCGTGATCTCTACAGTAGCTGCGCGAGGAACGGCTTGCAGAATCACACACACTGTTGTCAGTGCGCAGTCCTTGCAGGCGGATGGCTTCTTCCTTCCACAACAGATGTGTTCACCCTTAGCGTCATCCCACGTATCGCCGCAAACGGCACACTTGCAAAACGCTGTCATCGCCACATTGTCTCCTTGTTGTAGTCAGTAGCCCCTTTGTGGTTCTCCGTCGAGAAACCAGTGAGCAGTGCCAGGACGTATCTCCGGCCAGTGAGCCGCTTCGTATCTGTCAAGTGAGGGCACATCGACGGGCGGGTGAAAAACTGGATCGCACACAGACGGTCTACTCGACAGTATCTCGGCTGTAGCGCACGCCAAGTCGCCTTGCGGGTCAGCGCGGATGCCCGCGATCGACTTTTCGATGCGACGAAGAGCTGCCTTTTGAAGCTCAGGGTCTGGGAGGGCTGGCGCACTGTCAATCGCTGCCTGAATCTTCGTTTTGTCTGTTGAGATGATACGACACCGGCGCGCCTTGCCACGCCACATCACTTTGAGGACCCCAGCATCTTCCAGTGCAGCACGGTGCCGCGCGACCGTCAGCTCGACCGTCAGCTCGACGCCCATAATCTCGCGGATTCTCCGTACCGCTTCACTAAAGGACGTCCACGCGCCAATTCGTGGACGACGCGGAGGGCGTGGCGTAGGGTCAGGAACCGGGCGAACCGGACGATAGTAAAGAATACCGTCCTCGATATGTGTGTTGTGAAACGCGGCCGTTAGATTCAGCCCCGACTTAGGCCATTGATTGAGGTTGTAGATCTGCGATCGAGTCGCCGCGACAGCGAATACAGTCTTCCAGTCACGAGCGTCTGCGGCTGCGGCGATCTTATCGACCGCTTCCCTGTCATAGATTACCCCCGACGTGCGTAGCTCCATAATGTTCGGCGGCTTGCGGCACTCTATACAGAACCAGTGATCCCGTGGGAGTTGGCTCTTGGATGCGCTGTGAATGAACACGACGGCGTCGGGTGGTATGTCGATACGGCGAATCACTGTAGCTCCGTCACGGCATGTTCGCTGCTCACGCCTCCTCCAACTCAAGGGAGGCGTAAGGCGCTCCCATCGTCCCTACGGATGCGCAACTTCGCTTCCGGTCCCGCCTTCGACGTGATCGCAAGCGAGCCCACAAGACATACGGAGGGGATCTCCTAGGTCCATGCTTTCGACTCTTGAACCCCATCACTTCCTCCGAACACCTTTGCCAGTCGCCATCCGACAGCCTGTCTGCTTGTTGCACTTGAAAAAGTTGCCATGACCGTGGGCGCACTCGATGGCGATTGGATCCGGTGAACGGCTAGCCGAGGCTTCCTGCTTCTTGAAGAAGACGGTGCAGGACACGTAACCATCGTCATCACTGTCTGACGACTGACACTCCACGTCGCTGAACTCACCAGCGTAGTGTTTCTGAGCCCATTCTCGGGCATGGCCAGGAGCATCTCCACTGCCCATCTTGCAAGACATCACCAGGGTGAACGTAATCACCCAAAACGCTAGCTTCTTCATTTTCTCCGTCCTTTCCGCCTTCTAATCTTTTCTCTGCGCTGAGGCGCGAGCCTTGAACATGCGCTCACGAACCTGGTCGAGGTTGGTACCGTCGTAGATAACCAGGTTCGGATGCTTGACGTCGGCGTTCCACGGTTGCTTGATCGCGACGACCAGTCCACGCGGTCGCACTTCGAGCCAGGGCAGGAAGTACGCCGGCCAGTCATCGACGAGCACCTTGCCGTAGACCAGTGACTTTTTCTGCCCGATGGTGATGTGTAGATCGGGCGTGTGCTCTTGGCACCACTCTACCTTCTCCATCCACGCGGCCGCGTTGGTGGGCCCCTTGGTCAGCGCGTGGTTCTCGAAGCTCAGCTCGCGAGCGACTTCCAGGACGTCGAAGCCACGTTTGACAGGTTGAAGGTTGCGCCAGAACCCCGGCTGGGCCTTGATGAGCTTTCGCCGCGCGCTCATCCACGGTGTAGTAGCGTGCCACCAGGAATCCTTCAGCTCGCCGCTTCTGAGTACTGCAACCTCGGCCTCCGAGCACAAACGCTGCATCTGTTGACCCATCGCTGCATCGTAGTCCGCGAGCGTGCCGTCGAGATCGAACAAACAAACTGCATCATGCGGTGTTGGATCGGGCTTCCTGATGCTGTGCGGTGGATGATTGAGATCCACTCTCCACTCTCTATCAGGCATCACTCTCTCTCTCCAATTCGCGGATGCGCTTCTTGGCCTTCTCACCCTGATCTGCCACAGCCTGAAGGCGCCTGATTTCCTCGCGGCGATGCTGCTCCTTTTGACTGCGCGCCTCCGCTTCTACCTTCTTGGCCGCTTGCTTCACCCACACCTCGACCTTGCGAACTCCGTACTGCTGAGTGAGCCGCAGGATAGTGTGCTTGGGGGCTTCCTCAGGAGCCTCACGTTCGCGGGGTTCGCCCATACCTAGATCGCGGTACTGCGTTCGGAAGTCGTCTCCTCCACTCATGGCCGTTCCTTTCTACCAGTCCTCGATGCGCAAGTAGACGCGACGCAATCCGTCTTCCACGGCTTCGACCTTCAGCACTGGACTATCAGCTACTTTGCCAGAGTAGCTAATGCACGTAGTCCACACAGTCATGTCTTCAGCCGCGTTTTCGAGTGCTTTGATTAGCTCTTTTACCGTCATCGGGTTCATTACGTTTCTTCCCTCAAGCAATCATGCAAACGGTCGCACTCGGCGAGCCATCGATCCTCCTCATCGCCAGTAACTGCGTTGGCGTAATGTAGCTCGGCTATCGCGATGGCTCGTTCCAGCTTGAGCTTTCTGTTCTCGGCCCGCAGCTGATCGCGCTCGACCAGTAGCTTGTGCCCGCAGTTCGCGCACACAGATGTCCGACAGCGTTCGTCCTTTCCGGGAACGGCACACAGGTAGCACGGCAGATCGGCATAGGCCTGGATTTCGTCGAGTTCTGCACGCGCTAGCTCGATGTCACGTTCGTTGCAGCAGCAAATCTGTTGATCCGGGTGCGAGGGCGTTCCGAATCGATGGAATTCGTCGAGCAACGCAGCTAGTGCCGTAGTTTTCATTTTGTGTCTCTCGCGCTCTACGACCTCGGTCTTCTGTAGCGCGCCCTAGGGTTATACTGATCTAGGCGCCGCACCACAACCACTATTGTCCCTGTGGATAACCTGTGTACTGCTCTAATCTCGCTCAGGGAGTGGCTTCTTCTCGCTCCTCCTCGATCCTAAGCGTCCTCTCCAACTCCTCGACGCGGGCGCGAAGCCGCCTCACGTAACGGTGGCTTCCGCCAGCTTGGTAACGGTGGCTTCCGCCAGCTTCTTCACATCAGTCATCGGCTACCTCGGCGGTGGGCAGTGCGCGAATCCATGCTGCTGCTGATCGTGCGTCGTCGAGCATGCGTTGGGTAATGCCAAAGTCGAGCAATTCGTCGCGGCTGACAGCACAATCGAGACCGTCAACGACCAACGGGTGAAGCAGCATTTTGAGCCCGCGCCTCACCTTGGAGGTCATCGTGACCGTGATTTTACGCGGCGCGCTCATCGGCTATTGATAGGATGTTGTCGATGTCCGCCCCAAGTGCGGCTTGCCTGCGCTCGGTGGTAGACATCTTCTCCAGGTCCTCCTTCTCGAAAGGGCCGGACGGAAAGTGCCTTCGGGCACGCTCCAGCGTCGCAAGCAACAAGGCTTCCCAGTTTCGATCTGACATGCGTGCGTCTTCCATTATGTCTCCTCTTGCCACGCAGAAACTCACCACTTCCCCCCGAGGTTCCGTCGTCGAAAGCCAACGGGCGACGAACTCTTCGAGTTCTCGTACACGCTGTTCCAGTGAGGGGATGCGCATCGACGCTACGCGTCGGCGCATTTCTTTACGGACACGTTGGTCTTCCGGGTCATTGACCATCACATACCTCCCCACTGCGTGCTTGTCTCCGACCGTGACACAGCCCAGTGATCAGTCCACCTCGTACTCGGTCACGACTTTCTTGGCATGCGGTACGACCACTTTACCCTTGATGATGACGAGCTTGCTGCCCCAGTAGTTGGGATCTGACTTCTCCGGCATTTCGGTGCAAATCTCTACACGCCCGTAGTAGTCCGGGTCCGATACCCGCTCCAACAACTCCTCTTTCGATACCTCCTCGGTGTGGAAGCCATCTTCGCTGCTGTGGAGAATGAAGTAAGCCATCAGTGTTTCCAACCTTTCACGTGGGAGCGAATCATCGTAGTAGCTCTTCGTTGCTTTGATGAACTACCTGCGGGACCTTCTTCGACACGGGCTTCTGTTGCGGTTTCTTCTGACGAAGCACGTTGAAGGCCGCGACTGCGAAGGCAACACCAAGCGTTGCGAGAGCGATAATGACCTCGATCATTTCGGAGTTCTCCTACCGAAATTCCCCTCCGACCCGTCCGTTTTCCAGGAGGGTGCGTAGTAAGGGCGTCTTGGATCTGGGAGAACTTGGCAACGCACAGGGCAGCCCTCCGTCAAGTACCCAGGGAAGTCGTCGAAGAACATATCGATCTCCAACTCCTTCAAGAGCACCGCTTTGCACAGTTCACCATGCTCTGTGTAGTTGGCGTTGTGGACCATACGTGAAGGGATGAAACTGAACCCGTTCTTGCTCAACATGTCCAATGAGTGGACTTTGTCGTGCATGTCAGTGATGACGTGAACCTCGTGACCAGCTACCAGCAGGGCCAGCATCAATTCGTAGAAAACGTCAGGGTACTTGGAAATGACCCCTCCGATATCGAAAGCGAACTTCATACGATTCTTCCTTGATCGGCCGGAGTGCCAGTCAGTCATCCTTCGCGCAACGAAATCCGACGTCGTTGCTGGCTACGCCGGGCTCACGTGACGTGCGTGCCGCAGTCCGTAGATACGGAGAGGAGGAGGTCGCCGAGCCGCCGCGCACGACGCGCTCTGTACCGGTCACGGGGCCCTTCGGATCGGCATCCGGGGATTCTTCGTAGTAGGTCGCTGAGTACCAATCGTGGACCCACTCAGCGGCATTCCCCGCCATGTCGTACGCGCCGTACGGACTCACACCATCTGGGTACTGACCGACAGCGACAGCGTGATCTACCGGCGATTGACAGGAGGTGTAGTTGGCGAAGTCACAGCTGATTGCCCCTGAATCCCAAGGATAGCGTCGTGCGTCTGTTCCTCTCGCTGCCTTCTCCCACTCTGCTTCTGTGGGTAAACGTTTACCGCGCCATTCACAGTATGTCTGCGCTTGCGCCCACGTAACGCCCCGGACTGGATTCTCTGGCCCATCCGAGATCAACGGTATCGCACAAACACTGGCCGCTGCACACTCTCCATACGCGGCCTCGGTGACTTCAGTAGCATCGATCAGAAAATCCCCCAGTGTGACCTCGTGTATAGGCAACTCGTTCGGGTCCGCACACGGGTCGCTGGTGACGTTGCAGCCCATCCAGAAAACGCCTGCGGGAACAGCCACCATGGCAGTCAGGTCCGCAGCATCTGCCACGGTGCTGTCGATGTTGTCTGCATCTGCCGGCGAACTGTCCACGGCGGGAAGTGCGTCCGCTTCGATCGTTGCGTCGGCGTGTCGTGCATCCACAGGGTCAGCATCATAATTCGTTGATACTGTTCCACAGGCCGAGGTCGCTACCAATACCAATCCAAAGGTTCGATGACTCATCTTGTGCTCCTTTGTTCCCATAGCCCACAAGCAGTCACAGTGCCTGCCTGTGGGTCATACCACTCTACACGGTCAGTCTTCAGAAGGTAGAAACTTGTTCAGCTCGTCGGTGATCTCTTGCTTCGGCAGTAGGCCTACGAGATGCGCGACCACTTCCTTTTTGCGGAAGATCAACAACGTTGGGACTGCCTGGATTCTGTAGCGGTCAGTGATCTTCTCGCACTGATCCACATCGACAGCTGCGACCTGGGCTCGCCCTTCGTACTCGCGCGCCAGCTTCTCGATGATGGGTTTGATCTGCTTGCACGGACCACACCATCGCGCAGTGAAGTCCACGAGTGTGGGCAGCTCTGAATCGAGGAAGGCGTCGAACGTGTCGTCGGTCAGGTTGGTTATCTGTTTACTCATAGCTACCCTCTCAAAAAAAAGTTTAGCGGTCCGTTGATCATGCGCTAGCCGCAGGAATTCGGCTATGCTTCCAGTTCGGCCTCAGTTTGCGCGAACAGCTTATCGATATCGAGCCGCGCTTTTGTCTCAGCCCACAATTTCACACGCTCCCTGATGTAGTCACGGGCGGTGCGGTCGTAGGCATCCCGGATTTCCGCCCGGGCCTTCACAGCGATCCGTTCGGTAAGGTCTGAGAAGTCTATTGTAGCAAGTGCCTTATCCACTACGGGTGCGGCAACCTTCTCGATGCGCGCCCGGATCGCCATCATGACAGTGTTGTTCCGATTGCAGCTCTCCAACCGGACACGGTTGAAGCCATCGTCCTGGATACCGAGCACCAAATCGATGATAGCTGAGAGGCGATTTTTGACGCAGCCCATGACCGTCGCGTCGATAGCACCATCGCTCAGCAACTTCGAGGCAACCAGCACTGCTCGGTCGTTGAGCATCTGTACAAGTTGGCCCACGCTTACGGACGGGACCAGCTTGGGCAACTCCGGCTCCAGTTTCTGGCCGTGAGGATTTCGCCTCTCCGGGATGGGATTAAAGTGCGCGTAGGCAAGCGTCACGATGGCTTGCGAGTCCTTGGTCATCACCGCGGCCGCTACAGCGTCTCGGAAGTCAGGATCGCCATCTATCCGCGAGAGCACGCGCAACGCAACGTCCGCGTGTTCAATGCCCGCTTCGAGCACAGCACGTTTCAGGTCTTCGTGTGCGATGTCCTCTCTCATCAGGCTATTCCTCGATGTTTTTCTCCTCGTGGCCTTCGAGCATCGCGCGGGCCTCGGGGTGGTTCAGTGCGTGAAGGCCGGTCTTGTTGATCGCGTTCTGGATGAACGCCTCGACCTCAGCTTTTGCGGCTGCAACCACCTTGTCGGTCGCCCGCTGAAACTGCGTAACCGCGAACGGCATGTCGGCCACGATGGCCTGGTGAAGGAGTTGGACCGCCTTCTCGACCTCTTCGCAGGTCTTCTTCGAGCTACGTTTGAGGGCCTTCGCGACAACGTCAGTCAGCTTCTTGTAGCGGTCGCTGATCTCCTGGGTGTACTCCTCGAAACCGTTGTGGACGCGCTCGACCTCCGTCTCGTCATCGGGAGGATCCTCGATACGGTCCGTACCGCGCACGAACCGAATCGTGCACGGCACGCCGTTGCCGTAGTTCAGTGACGTGAGCATCTCAGCAAACTGAACTGCTGACATCTCGACCTCGATGTACTGGTCAGTCGAGTGGTACCACTCCTTGCTCAGATCGAAGTGGACCTCGCCCTCGCTGATCGTCAGCCGAACGGTCGCATGGTGGTCTTTGATCGAGCTGCCGAACAGCCGGCCACTACGCCCGTTACAGCGAGCGCACGAGATCATTCCGTAGGACGGATGCGCGCGGTTGTTGCTTGGTTTCTTCATACTTAGAACCTGGATTTATTCTTCGGCGCGATTGCAATCGCTATCGCGTAAGCTGCGTCCATCAGCTCATCTAAGGGTTCGAGCAAGAAATCCACGCCGCTGACAGCACGGTCGAGCCACAGCTTGCGTAAGCCTGTCGTTACGTGATCGAGACCAACCTCGCTAGTGCGAAGTAGCGGCTGGGGTACACGTCGAAGTAGCGGCTGCAACTCGTTCAGCACCCCCCATTGATGAAAATCCTCGGGGACGTTTCGCGCGCCGTTGAGTTTCATCCCAGTGAAGTCGGAGTACGCACCAACCGACAGGCGTGAAAGAAAGTCGAAGTCTACGTTGGAGAGGTCTGCATTCGCGAAGATTGCATTCCCCAGTACTGTGTGGTGCAGCTTGGCGCCACACAGTGAGGCGCCGGTGAAGTCTGCTTCCTTGATTACTGCATGACTCAGGTCTGCGTTGTCCAAGCACGCACCGGAGAAATCGACTTCGTTCAGCTCCGCGTAACGCAGATCCGCATACTCAAACGACGTGAAGGCGAAACGTGACTTATGCGTGAATTTCGCCTTGCGTAGCTTGGCCTTGTCGAATATTGCACCGAACGCGTTGCAGTTAATGAATGTTGCACCACGTAGATCCGCGCTGCTGAAGTCGGTGTCAGGGAGATTCGTCGTACCCAACTCAGCGGCCTGCATTTTCGCGCTGACGAAAAGCGCGCTGTCGAGATTTGCGTTGTCTAGATTCACGGCACTAAGATTCGCACCTGCGAAGTCGCACGCGGCCAAGTTTGAGTGTCGTAAGTCGAGTCCCGCTAGCTCGAAGCCAGCGTAGTTACGTCGCTGGAAATTGGCTTGTTGTAGATGAACCCGTGCCAAAGCTGCCCAAGACTGACGTGGTGTCAGGTTCTCGAACGTGAGTTTACGTCCATCGACAAGCACGACTTCGGGGTCGTTGGAGTCTACGTCACCGGAGTCCGCAGCCAGCTTTGGTGAATCAGTCATTCCTCGGTAGTACCATGCGAGACTGACAAAAGCGGTTCGGGGGCCAACTCATCGTAGGCTTGCATCGTTAGCTGCTGTGCTTTGGCCATGGCGACGATAGCCCATCCCGCGCATAACATCTCCTCATCACACAGCTGCTGATAGATCGTGGCGATGTTCGCGTTACTGGTATTCAACGTCTCCGCTTGCGCTACTTGAGCTGCTAGCTGCATACGCTTTTCGTTCGCAGTAGACCACTTCTGAAGTGCATCCAGCGCTTCTGCGTGTGCTACCCGTGCCTTCTCACGTGTATCATTCATGGGTGCCGCCAGTGAGAAGTCGCATCGCGTTGATGGCCAGCTCACGAATGCCCGCGTACCGCTCACGGGCCTTGGTCGCGTAGGTAACCGTCCGAGGGCCTACGTCGATCAGCGTCTTGAGGAAGTCGGCCAGGTCTTCGATGACGAAGTCGTCGTCTACCGCATCACGTACTTCGAGGTCGAACATGTCACCATGTTCGTCAGTGCGGCAAGCTGCGACCCGAAGTATCCCTTGAGGAGACAGGAAGAGCGCTTCGCTCATCGCGTTTTCTCGGTCAGGCCATTTCACGCGGGCGTCTGACTGACCTCGGATACGGGCCCCGTAGAGAGGATCTCGGCTGTGCCCGAGGTTCTTCAGTCCACGCAACGTGTTGCCGTCGAGCTTTTCTTGCAGTGCTCGTTCAAGAGCGCGTATCGCTCGGATGACATCATCAGCGCTGTCTTGTGAGTGCTCAGCGCTGCGTGTCGCTGCCGCGATCTCGTCCAAAAGCTCCTCAAGAGTGATCTGTTTGTTCATCGGCTCTCCCCGAGATTTGTAGGCGTTAGTCAACGCCCAGAGGTTTTGTGTGTGCGCGGCCATCATACTAGATTCCTTTGACATGTCGATTTACGTAATGACTCGTCGCCGAATCACTTCTTGTTTGATTGGTTCGCTGGCCTGTGCAGCACCTACGAGGGCATCACACGCCAGGTCCGCATCTACGCCGGCAACCTTTGCGTAGTCTTCGACGATGTAGCGTAGCAGGCTTCGATAAGCCTGGCGCCGCTGTTCCGGTGATACGTTGTCTGGACAAGCAGTGAACGCCGCGAGAACAGCATCACGGACGTCTTTGGCTGTGACGTCATCGACAGCCTCAGCGATCTCGTAGAAGATCGTTGGCCAGTCGTTGTCATTCCAGTTCAGCGCGTCGAAGTCTTTCTCGAACATGTCAACCTCTCAACGGTTGTTTTCGTATTCTTCCAGGCTGCGTTTCTTCAACGTCTTTTCTACGGCAGCCTTCGCGTGGCCACTGAAGCGTACGACCCAAGCAGCGCCATCAACACCCAGGGCGTCCAAGCGCTCGATGACAGCGTCGTTGAAGTTCTGTTGCACTGTGAGCGCCCCACGACCGGTCTGCGGAACGTATACTGGAGAGCGCGCGAGGACATACCCATAGTCAGTCAACCACGCTTGCCAGATCGCAAGCTCGAAACTGCGTTCAAGCTGCGCCACGTCCGGCATCGGACGAGTAGTCATAGGTGCGCCGTCAAACTGCAAATGCGTTTGAATGACGACCGCGGGATCGAAGTCCGCGAGCATTCGATGCGCTCGAACCGAACGCCGCCAACTGTCGATGACCTCCTGCACGAACTGCATTTGACCGTGCAGCTGACCGGACATGTGCATATACCACTGGAAGGGCTCTGCGGGACCCCCTTCTAGCGACGGCGGCTCACTACCAAGATCGCCCGCGCCTTTCTTGATGCTGAACTTCACCAGGTCCTTCATGCTGTCCGCGAACGCCACGCGGCCAATCTCTTTGCTGCCACCTTTGAGGAGACTTCCAACCGTGCTACCGCCAGCACCGGCTAGCAGTGTGAGCGCGGCAAGCAGCAGCGTTTCCGCCAGAGAGTCATCAGGCGGCGTCTCCAACACAGTCTCGAATTGCTTGTACGCCTTGAAATACGCTGCGCCCTCGGCGGTCAGAATTTCAGCCATGCGATGGAACGCCAGCATAGCGTGTTCTGAGGCGACATGGCATTGATCCTCGAACTGAGCTAGGTCCATCGTGCAGCTGGCCATGAACTCGTACTCGGTGTCTTCGTCGGTGCCGCTGAACGCAAGCACGGCTTTTGGGGTAACCGTGCCCAGCTTTCCTGTGGCGCGCAACGCGAAGTGGTACGTGTCACGCGTTCCCTCCCAGGGAGCCATGTGCTCGATGGATTCGAGTACGGGACTCGCACCGACAACGTAAGGCGTCACGTACATATCACGCCAGTCAGGGCTATCGAGTTGCAGTGTGACGTCCACGAGGTCCCCCTCGCGAAGATTCGAGATGTCTTTGGGCTCGCCGTCCCAGGATTGCGCTCGAACGGTTGCTTGCGCGATCTCAGGTCGCGGCAGCATTGGTGGTGGAACGTTGCCGTAACGCGCCTGCACGCGCGTACGCTTGCCGGGTGATCCGCCACCACGTTGCGGTGTCGCATGGGGTAGTGCCCCTGGCGCGCGGCGGTCTCGTTCGCGGCTCATGGTGTGCTCCCGTCCACGGCTTGTTGTCTTGTAGCCAGTTCGGCGAAGTCACAGTTCTGTGTGTGAAACGCGGCCACTTTGAGCGCACGCAGGAGTATCTCGACCTCGTCCGGGTCGTGCTGTTTGCACACCCTCTCCACGTCTCCCTTCAAGTCCATCAGCAGGAACTGCACCCCTAGCAGCTGACGCCACGCCAACTCATAGACAGCGTTCGCGTCAGCGCGTTCATGTGCCTCACTACGCAGCTTCTGTTGGAGCTGGACGTTTTGTTGATACACGAGGACCACCCCGACCGCGCTTACTGATGCGATGGCAATTGTGGTAGCCAACGCAGCGATTACCAACTTGCGATCAGTCATGCACGCCTCCAATGCAGCTTCCGTTGACCGTCTGGCTGCGTACGGATCACAGCGTTCGCAGCTCGCACCGAGAATCCGCGACTTTGTCGTACGGCTACGACCTCGATTGCGTTCGGCTGTTCGGCGTCCAACACGTCGAGGACAAAAACCCCGTCGATGTTCGCCAAGCCTCTATCGAAGACCTGGAACAGCCAATCACGGCGGACACAGACTCGTAGGTGGCTGTTCGTGCCTGACCACGTATGCTTGGCGTGCCAGACCTTTTCACTGCCCCCTTCCGCGCTCACGGTCGGGCCTACAGTCACGTCTATGGCGTGTTCACCGCCGACCCAGCTACTCTGCGCTCGCCTGTACTCCGCGCGGTGTTGGAGAACATACATCGCAGCAGCGCGTGTTCGACCAACCAACCGTTCGTGGAGAGTCCGCGGTGCGGGCATATACGCGATAGCTTGCCGATCCAGAGCACGCTGAAACGCCTGCTGACACGGTTGGCGCAATGGGTCAGGCAGCCGACGATAATCTCCTACACGCCAGGCAGCAGCTACCTCACCGCAACGAACCAGGTTGCTACCAATCGTTCTGGCAGCCTTCGCTGCGTCGATCAGGGTAGCTACAGACTCCTCGTGATCACACAACGTCAACCGACCAGATTTCTGCAACCGAATGTAGTGCACCTTGTGCTGGCATCGAACACGGACTTCAACTTCCTCAAATGGCTTCATGGCACGCTCCCCTCGGGGACGACTAACCTTTCATCGCATCTTGCAACGCGGCGGCAACCTCATCAGGGCTTACCAGATCGGTGCCGATACTGCCCTCCTCAAACCATGTGATAGCGTTCTCGAACGGTTCGAGATCGACGCGTGCACCTGCTTCAGCAGGCTCCATACCATCTTTCTCGATGGCTTCGATGATCTCAGCTCGGACATGCGGCACGTGCTGCAACGCGATCTTCACGGCTTCTCCGGCGGTCCCGACTGCAAGGCGGTCTAGGTTCTTGCAACGTAGCAACGGCGCGTGTAGCGCGTTCTGTTGAATCACCTTGCCGTCGTCATCGAGGACGCGTTTGACTTGCCCTGTACGAAACGCTGCAATCACGTCCGAAAGCACGTCACAAATCGTACGCGCTATCTCAGCCGCGACAAGCGGTGTCGCCACATCGATCTTTCCGGCGATGATCCCGATATGGGCGCGGCGTGCCGAACCTACAGCCTTTGCTGCGGCATTGAGCACACGTTCCTCGCGTTGTAGCTCGGCGATCTCCTTTTCCAGAGCTTTGAGTGAGACGTCGTCCGCGTACCACCAGTTGAATGCGCTGTGTGCACAGTGCTTTTTGAAAGCGTAGTCCGCCTTCTTTTTCAGCGCGTCGAGCGCGGCCGCGATCTCGACATGATCCACGGTCTTGACTGTATGCAGCGAGATCTGCACACCCTGGTTCTCGTTGATTCTCAGCTCCTCACCGTACTCGCGGTCGTAACTGATTCCGCCAGTCACTTTGCTCGTCGAGACCACGAGATACCCGGGCTGGATCTTGATCGGTGGCGCGCCCCGCGAAGGTGCGCGCTCTACGTGTTGTAGCTTCTTGGCCTTGTTGGCTTTGCCTGCTTTGTTGCCCTTCTTGTTGGTGCGTGCTTTGTAACCCATGTCTATTCTCCCCTCGGGGACGTTTCAGATTTCTATCTCGATGACATCAGCGAACTCAGGAATTTCTTTTCTGCTCGCGTAACCGATCAAGGCGACGGTCAGCTTACGGCAGTTGCGCGGCCGTTCAGGCCACGTCTCACACGGCATACCGTCTGTCAGATGGATCGCGTAGTCGAACTTCTTGCTGGCGCTCTCGATGGCCGCGTACGCAGGCGTGTATAGCGTTCCGCCGCGACCGATCAGAGTCTTGGCGAGAGCAGCTCGTCGTGTGCCGGGACGGATCCAGTCGGCGAAGTGCACCTCCGCGTCGTGTGTGACCAGAAATATGGCCACACCCGTCGCACGGCTGATTGCTTCCACCTCGCTGAGTGCTTGTTCGAGGTCTTCGTCAGAGACAGAACCGCTGGTGTCTACCGCCACAGCGACGAGTGCCTTGGACGTGATTCCACCTGGGAGAATGAAGTCGCCCGCGAACGACCGCCGGTTGCGTCGCTGCCAACTAACGTCGTCGTTGCCGCGTTCAGCGATTGCACGTGCACATGCGTTGCGTAGCACCGCAGTCCACGCCACTTTGGATGGTGGAACGCGGAGCACGCGTGCAAGCAGATCTCCAGAGCAGTCGCCTGCCGAGCGCGCGTTCTGCTCAGCGCTGTGAGCAAGCTGCCGCCAGGTCCGTGCTGACTCAGCTGTGGAGGGAAACGCCGCGCCGTCTTCTGGTGCTTCACCCTCGGCGCCATCGTCATCACCATCGCCATCACCACCCTGAGGTGGAAGCACGCCACAACCACCGGTTGCTCCGGGCATCTTGCCCAGCGAGGCTTGACCGTCATCGCCTGGCTGTTCTTCCTCGACCTCGTAGAGTTCTTCTGTTGTGTACTCGTTATGCGCCGGGTCGGTGGGAAGTAACCCCATGGGCGGCATTTCCAGCCCTATTTGCACGAGACCGAAGTTGATTGCGCGATCCGCGGCACGATTCCAGCGGAACGGCTTGCGGTTCATTCGCCGCCCAAAGTGAAACAGCAGCAGATGCATGATCTCGTGCGCCAGAACGAAGGTAAGCTGCTTGTCCGAGAGCTGATCGCAGAAACTCGGATTGAGGTACACGCATCCACGTACGTCAGCACAAGCAGTCTGGATGTGGATGGACACACGCAGGTAGATCTTCGCACCGGGTAGAGCAAAGAATGGGTGTCGCCAACCAAGGCCCAACAAAAGCCCTCGGGCACGCTGGATGAGCTGTCTGGTCGCTGATGTCATGCTGCCCCACGCTGCACTCTTGCCAGCAGTTGGATTTGGGCTTTGCGCCCGACGGTGGCGAACTTAGAGGCCTGCGGCACCTTGTTCATTAGGAACCGTCCGCAGGCAGCTCCAATCTCTTTCCGCAGCCGGCCCGCGTAGGTCCACGCGGCCCAGACATCGGTCTGCGCGACTCGGGCCAGGAGACCCAGGGCAGCGATCTGCTGATCGAGCGATTCGGGCAGCCGTGCCTTGGTTGGGTTGGCCGCGATCTCATCGATGGATGGCAGGTGCAGACGGAGCTTGCGAATTGCCAGGTACGCGCCAGCAGCGGACGGTCCTACGGCACCTGTCAGGAGCGCGTAGCCAACGTCATCCTCTTTACCGCCATGCGCTGCCAGGCAGGAGAGGCCGATCTCCCAGCCGCGAGGGGATGCCCACGGCTCGCCCTGATCAACGCTTGCACGCGGCGGATCATAAACGAGCAGATCAGTAGCGTGGGAAAGCGTCGCGGCGAAGTCAGCGAACTCCGCAACGCATGCGGCCTGGAAGGCGTCCTCGTCGAGCACTACGGGAGAAGCGTGAACCGCCTCACCGTTGAAGTAGGACTGCACTTCCGCGAATGAGGGCTGATAGCGAAGCAGCACGATCCGGTTGATGAATGCCGCCGACAGCTCGATGCCGCCCGGTGCCTGTTCCGGCGGGTTGCACGCGAGTACTACGGGGCTGCCCGGGTGCAACGGCGTGCCGCCTGCGTTGCGTTCCATCGCAACACGTAGCATCGGGCCCTCGACCGATTTCGGCATCGCGGTCGCCTCGTCGATGAATAAGACACCCGCAGCGTCCACGACGGCCCGAATCTCGGGAAACAGCTCGCGCAGCACCCGACCCGACTGTAGATCGCGGTATGGCAGCCCCGCGACGTCTGTCGGGTCCATGTTGGACGCGATCAGATCGTGGCAAGGCAACCCAATGGCGGCCGCAGCATCACGCACGAGGGCCGTTTTGCCAACGCCTGGCGAACCTAGCAGCAGTGCGGTTCGCCTCGCGCGAAGGGCAGCGGCCACCGCGGCGGCTGCTTGTGTGTAGTTCAACACGGGAATGAGATACTTGGACAAGTTTCCTCCATCGCCCCTCGGGGCCGCTTGTTATCGCACACTGCTCTGACGCTCGAAAATCTCCAGTGCAGCCGCCTCATCAGCCAGCTCGGCGATGCGCCGGCTCGCGATAGCCTCGACGTAGAAGTCGCCTGGGCCGCTCCGGCCGTCCTTGGGGCGCCGATTGCGGTCACGCAGCCAGGCGAAGAAGTGCCTTGCGCAGTGCCAGCAGGTGCTATCGCAGTGTTGCCGTGGCATCGTTTATTATCTTCTTCAGCACCAAACTCTCACGAGTTCGAGGTTGACCCGTTCGAGCATGGATCTGATTGCCTGTAGCTCCTCTTGGTCGTTGTGACCGAGTTCGTCCTCTGCGGTGTTCTCGATGTACTGAGTGAGGGCCGTGGACAGTGCCTCCAGCTCGATCCTGTTCCTGGTCTTCATCACTTGTCCTCTTCATCGTCGAGCGCAAGGGAGTCGAGCGCCGCCTTGTTCAGGTCGTGCGCGGTCTTGTGGACCCACTGGTGCTTCCGGCAGAAACCGTTGGCGACAGCCCTACGCCGACACTGCCTGCCTCCCGTAAACGTTGCGCAGCAACGCTGTACGCCCTGCGCCTTCAGCTCCTTCCAGGTCTTCGGCTCGGCTTTGCTCATCTGCCACTCCTCGTCGCCCCTCGGGGCCTCACGTTGTAAGACACTCTACGAGGCCTGGATATTCAACACAACGCCATGCTGCAAAGTGCCTGTAATTACTGTATGATAGCGCGAATGTCCGCAGTGAAGGTCCATGTCGTACTCGACGAAGAGCTGGCCGCGCTGGTCCGCGAGGATGCCCGGCTCCGCGGGATCGGCGCGTCAGCGGCCGTCAGGGACGCGCTGAGGGCCTATTACCAGGTCGCCGACGTCGGGGACCGGGCCTGGCGAGAGGCCTACACGGCGGCGTGTGAGCACCTCCGCGGGCATTTCCGGGCGGCGTTAGCACTGCTGCCCAGACAGCCCCCACCGGACTTTGGCCGTTGAGGCGCCGACCCCAAATATCGTGCGTCTGTCCTACCACCGCGTCACGCTGGTGGTGCCTGCCGCTGGCCATCGAGTGCTGGCAACGCCAGACCTACGCTGACTCTGAGCTGGTAGTGGTGGTAGACGGTCCTCTACTGATCCCACGAGATCCAACGCGTCCTGACGGCGAGCAAGAACACGTCTCCAACCTGATCCCTTTCGATGCCAACGGCCGGGTCCGATACCTCTGTTTGGAAGGCACTCGAACGCTCGGCGAGAAATACAACGCGTGCATTGAAGCGGCACGCTCCGAGTGGGTAGCACTCTGGGCTGACGACGACTGGCATGCACCGACGCGCCTCGAAGCGACCGCCGCGTTGATTACGGACGACGTTGACGTTGTCGGTGATTGGACCTTCCTGTTGCACATCCTGAGCGACAAGGAACGCTTCACGGGCCAATACCAGCTTCGCTGTGTCACCGATCCGCCCTCCTACTTGATATCGGGTACGATGTGCTTTCGACGAAAGCTCGGCCTGATGATCGGCTTCCCCGCGAAAGCTCGCGGCAGCGACGACCTATTTGTCTACAAGCTTCTTACGCAATACGGTGCGCGGCTTGCGCGGCTTCGTCAGCCGCCGTATCTCTACGTGGCCTTTGCCCACGGACAAAACGTCTCGAATCGAATCTGTAGTCGGGACGCTGAACGTGATCCTGTGTGGCGACAGTGGGACGGAGATCTCAGTGAGCTGATGGGTGACGACCTCGCGAAGTACGAAGCCGCCTACTTGCTTCGTGGTGATGTGGGCTAAGAACCGCTGCGGATCTTGGAGACCAGCCGCGGTGTGAACGGGCGGTTTATTGGGTCGTGAAGGTCACGCCGTTTGGGAAGCACGAAATCGAGCTTTCCGCGAGCGCACGACACGTTGAAGTAGACCTCCTTGCCGATGCCGATCGCCCACTGGCGAGCACGTCCCACTTTGTGTAGCTTGCATTGACGACGCGCTTCCGCCATTAACTCTTTGTTCGTGTAGAAGTCTCCGTAGCGCAATGTGCGTGTTCTAGCCATCGTCACTTTCTTCGACGTGAGAACATCGGTACCTTGCGAGTCTGGTTGTAGGGCGCTCGACAGATACCGGCGTAGAAGTTGATTGTCTCCCAGGCAGCGTTTGAGGCGCTATTTGCCTGCCTGAACGTCTCTGAATGCCGCGCGCGAAGTTGCCGATCCTCAACGGCACTCAGCTCCGCTTGTGCACGCTCAGCATAACTAAACGCTCGGCTGGCGATACGAATACCGCCTTCGCACGTCGGTGGCATCCTCTCCAAGTCGAGCCACGCTTTCTGCACGTAGTTAGCAGCACGTGCTAGATGATCCACATCATCTCCGCCAAGCCCACGGCGTTTCATTGTCATGCCTTTCTTCGCTTGCAGCTCCGCGGCCAAGCGGCGCGTGCCTTGGCGACGTCTTGCGTCTCCAGATAGACCGTGCCGCCAATAAGCTGTGTTCGCGTACTCTCCGGCGAAACACCGCAAATGATCCGGTATGTCGGTTCCTGGCCAGATGTACGCTCTGACACGAGTACATCGACGCTCGTCTCAGCACCAATCGGACCCCGCGAACGCGACTCCAATATCGATCTCCGTATTCGTGCCACCTACCTACTCACACTTCGTATTCGTGCCATCTACTCATGCAATCCCATACGGGATTCACGCCTCTTCCAGGCTGCGGCCCAAGTAAGTTTCTTCTTACAGGCGCCCATGGGACCGGACTTCACGCCAGCCGCTAGGGCACTCCTTCACTTCTGGCGCACGCCTATGGCACTTTATGCAGTATCGAGCCATGTACTCGTTCTCCTTTTGGCACTACCCCGCAAAACGCGGACCACAACACACTAGATGTTGTAGTACGGCCCGTCGTCGTAGCTGTGATCGAGGTGCAACGTCAGGTAGGCGAAGCCGTCGCCGCCCCCAGGCGGCGTGATCACCAGGACGGCATAACCTGCACTGGCACCCACTCCGAGGTCTGCGTCGATGGCCCAACCCATACCGCTGGCAGCAACGTTGCGTGCCATCACCTCAGCCTTCGCGCGGTGCAGGTTCGCGATTCCCGGCGTGACCCCCGCAGCGGCGTCTGCCATCAGGAGATGCCGAGCTTCTGCTTGACTGGTCACGGCTACACCAAGCAGTGCACGTAGAGGCAGTCCCCCTGCGCCATGCCCTGCCGCGCTGAGGGCGTCGTAACGCAGGTCAGCTGTGTCAGGAAGGACCGGGGCTGTATCGGCGTTCACGATGGTCGTCGAGCCTGGCTGGCCCGTATCCTCACAGAGGTACCGAAGCGTGTATGGCGTGGCATGTACGAGCGTGAGATTGACAGAGTAGACAAGACCCATCGGGGTGCTCCTTTACGAGGCCGCGCGTTGCCTCTGCCGCGGCGTGAAAAAATCGACGTAGGCAACGCCGTCGATCAAGTAATCCTTCGAGAAGAACGGAATGTCCACGTCAGCGCATTGGTCGCGTAGTGAACGTATCCACTCCGGTTTCATAGGACGTGCCCCAGGACGAGCTTCCTCTGGCCCTGCTGTCAGCCACACGAGCTTGGGCAGATAAGGCCAAAGGTCAACAGGGCTCAACAAGGGCTCGCAGTTTACCCAGAGATGGGCGTGCGAAATGTCGGTGAGTACCGGCAAGCGTTCGTCTGCACATTCCTGGTTTTCGACTGACGCACCGAGCAGGATGTGATCGGGTACCGTAGAGCGCTTCTGCACGTAGTCACGCATTCGCGTAACTCGTTTGGTCAGCACGAGATACTGATGCTGTGTAACCGTTTCCATGATGCGAAACACCTGATCGATGTACGCGTCTGGTACGTTCGCGTGGAACAGGTCGCCCATCCCAGCGACAAACACACGCATGGATCGTGGAAGCAGCGCAGGCTGATCCCAACAGTCCTCACGAAGCTCGACGTTCCCAGACCAGACACCCTTCTCGACGTCGAGGATGTCACCGCCTGTGTAAGGCCGTCCGGGGCCATAGTAGTTCACGAAGCGATCAAGGGAGCAACAGTTCGCACATCCCGCGCCAACCTTCGTGCAGCCTCGCACAAGGTCCCAGAGCCTGTCCCACCAGATGCGCGGCGCGGTCATCGACTCCTACAGATCGTAACTGTGCCGAACGTGGATATCGAGATAGGCGTCGCCGTCGCCGAAGCCGGCGTCCTGGGTGGTGATGACCACGACCGGATCGCCGTCGCCATCTACGTCCACGTCTACTGCCCAGTTGGCCACGCCCGTTGTGCCTGCCGCACGCGGCGTCACCTTGCAGATAGCACGGGGGACCGCATTGTTGCCGACGCTGGCGCCGCCGCCATCACTGTTGAGGATGTCACGAGCTTGTGCTTGCGTAAGTGGCGTACCAGCAGCGATTGTGCCGATTCCATCGAGACGCGCCCGAATGATCTTGCGAAGTGGCCCCGAGGGGTCGGTTGCAAGGTCCGTTTGAAGGTCTGGCGAGGCACCACCATCATTTGCGATGGTGACAGTCGTGCCTGGCGGAGATGTGTTCTCCAGAAGATACCGGAGGCGATTCGCAGTTGATTCGACCAGGGTCGCGGTGAGGGCCATGCTTCTCTCCTTGGTGTCAGTCGGAGGCTCCGCCCCCGTTGTTGCCAGGATATACGAGGCATTGTCCAGAATCAATGATCGCGTCCGCGATCAAATGATTACCGCGACTAGATGCTACTGGTAACCGAAAGCGCGGTTGTAGGCCGCGAATTTCTGCATGATTAGGCTCGCGATGTCTGGCGGCACGTATTCACGCCAGTCTTCAGGCCGAGCCTCGACCTTACCGATGCCCTCGTGGGGATATTTGTAGTTGTAGAGGCCATCAACGTCAGTGGACCCGGCACTAGGCTTCACGTTCTCGAAATCGTGCTCGAACGGTTTTTCACCCAGCACTGTGTAGATTCGGTCGAGGACAAGTTGGGGATTCTGCGCAAACGTCTCGTACTGGATCGTGTGCACGTAGGGCTTGCCGTCCGCATCGTGCAGATTACGCCGCATCAGGTCCTCGATGCCCATGATTTGCTGACCTAGTATCCCTTGCGGTCCGAACATGCGATCCGCACGGTTGTACTTCGTCAGCTCAGCGGCGTTATCTGCCTCGTCGATCATTGGGTTCTTCTCGTGCTGCTTCTCGACGCTGGCGAAGATCATTCGCAAATCGCGAACACAGACGAACATGTGCGCGTCGGGGAAGAGCTGACGTAAGAGTGGTGCGCCCAGGTTCCAGAAACGTCCCTTGTCGAACACAACCTCGGCGTCGAGGTCTTTGTACCAACCCTCGACCAACGCACGTACAGCTCCGATCATGCGTGCTTCTGTTTTCTCCTTGTCGTTGATCAGCTCGGATTTGACTTCAGGAGACCGCGACCAGAACCCGCTGATCGACCGTACGGTCTGCGCAATGCAGCTCGTACTCGACGCGTAGAAGCGTGGGTTCTGGTTGAGAATATTGCAGAGGAGGGTAGACCCCGCGCGGGGCATCCCGGCGATGACGTTGAATTTCATGACGCGCTTCCTGGACCGACGTTTGTGTTTCACGTTCGCGCCGGAACTCTAGCACGTCACTGTGACATCAATCCCCGAGTTGGGCACGCAGGGCGAGAAGCTCAGCTTCTTTCGTGGTCCACTTGTCCAGCTCTGCCTGTACAGCAGCAAGCCGTTGCTCGGTGACTCCTTTGCGTCGTTGAACACGCTGGATTTCACGGTCGAGCCTCTCGACTCCGACCTCTTCAACTTGCTCTTTCACAGCCGGCGTCACTACCGCCAGCTTGTTTCCGCGCAACTCCCATTTCTGCTTGGGCATCTCGTCTCACCTTTCTACATAGCGGCGTTCACGCACTTGCAGCTGACGCCATTCGATCTGATATACACGTAGTTGTTGTTGACCCAGATGTCACCATCTTGTGGTGCTACCGGATAACCAGCGCCCCAGAAACGCAGACCCGCACTGCCAATCTGCATCGTGTTCGAGGCACTGTTGACACCGACACCGAACTGCACAGCGTTAGAAGCCGTTGCTTGAATGTTGCCTGTGTCGGCCCGACCAAACGCGAACGCCCCGGATGAGGATGCGGTGATGTTGTAGGTTCCTTGCACGCTACCGCCAGCGAATGTGCCGCGACTAGTTGCAAAAATTCCTGCCGCGCTTTCGAGAGCAGTCACGTATCCGAACGCGAATGCACCTCCCCCACTCGCTCCAATCCGTGCTGTAGCAAGCCCGCCCTTTCCGTACCCGTGAGCACGTGCGCCCTTGCCAGACGCATAAATGTATGCAGAGTCTTTTGCGTGGCCAGACGCAAACGCACCATACGCTGACGAATAGATGTAGCCAGCACTGTCCGCGAAGCCGAACGCTTGTGAACCTTTCGACTGCGCCTCGATGTAGCTATCTACGTTGTAGCCATGTGCGAGAGCACCGTGATCAAGCGCCTGAATTCGCGAGGTTGCTATTCCATAGGTGGTAGCAATCGCATCGCCACCCGCCCAAGATCCGTTTCCGTAGGCACGAAGGCGGCTCTCGTAACCGACAGTAGGGTATCCAGTAGCAGCAGTGCCGAATGCAAACGCGCCAACGCCTTGCGCCTGTATGTTGGCGTTGTTGATCCCCGCTGCTAACGCGCTCCCACCGGCGAGCGCGCCATAACCACTTGCGTCGATACTTCCGTTGAGTGAGCTGAACCCGGACGCGAAAGCGCCTTGCGCGCTAGCGTAGATAGTACCTGAGAGGGCGTAACCATGCGCAAGGGACCCTTTACTCTGAGCTTCAATAGCACTCGTGGAAAGATATCCTATCGCGTAACCACCGGCCCAGGCTCCCGCTGCACTCGCACGCATGTAAGAAGTTACACCAGCAGTCACTGGACGCTTGGAAAATCCATGCGCAAACGCGCCAAGTGCGCTGGCTTCGATGCTTGCAGGTACTTCACCGCCTGCATAGATAGCAGCTGATGACGCGTAGCCACCTGCATGCGCTCCACCACCACTCGCTGAGATCGTACCACGCTGGTTAACGTAACCAGCGGAGAACGCTCCCTTGCCGTAGCAAAGGATCTGTGAAAACTGCACGCCTAGAGGCTGGGTGTCGCGTACGTAGCCTTGCGCGAGACCGCCTGTTGCGTTCGTGTAGATCTTGGCGTGGCCGTAAGTCGCAGTACCGTTCGCAGCCCCAAGCGCGAAGCCACCTACACCACGTGCAGTGATGTCGCCCTCGAACTGCGCTCGACCGAAGGCGAAACAGCCACCTTCTCGCGAGTAGATGAGCGATGCTCCATCGCTCGCATAGCCACCAGCGAAGCAGCCATGGCTAGCAGCGGCTGTACCGATCTTGGCTCCGTCACGAACATCGCCGACACCGTGTGAGCCGTAGCCGAAAACCAGAAGATCTCCATCCGTCAACGCGGTACCCGACGCGAACGCACCACGATCCGCCGCCGTGATCTGTGAGTTGTTGCCGTCACAGAAACCACGTGCCATCGCGCCGTAGGCGTTCGTGAGGATGTCACCGTTGTTCTGAGCCAGACCCATTGCCTGGGATCCACGCCCATCCGCCTGAATCAGACCGCCGGAGTAGGCGTAGCCAGAGGCCAGCGTACCGGCATCGATCGATTCAACGGTTCCTCCACCGTACGCACCGCCGAACGCAGCCGAGCCGCGAAGAGTAGCAAGAACGGCACTGCCCACACCTTTGGCGTAGCCACCTGCGAATGATCCGCTACCCAGCGCATAGACACCGCCTTCATAGGCGTATCCGAATGCCCAACCACCTGCGCCAGACGCCTGCACAGTACCAGTCGCGCCATATGCGTGACCAGCCGCCCCAGATCCGCTGGCAGATGCCTCGACAAGACCTCCGTAAGTGCCGTAGCCGAGCGCAACAGCACCGAGACCGCTCGCATGTACGTCACCCTGGTTGTTGCCGCAGCCCACAGCGAGAGCGCCATTGAGACTCGTGCGAACAGAACCTCCGAACACTTTGCCGAAGGCCATCGATCCGCTGACTTGCGCACGAATGCGTGTCAGCGCACCGTACGCGCCGTAAGCAAAGCCGCCCGCGAATGATCCGCTGCCATCGGCGTAGATGTATGCAGCATCGGTTCCTCCACTCACCCAACCAAAAGCCTGTGAACCTCGCCCCCGTGATCGAATCGACGCGTTTGCGCCACTGCCATCCGCGTAACCGAAGGCAGTCGATCCGGAATGCCCGGCTTCAATCAGTGCAGTGAACGCCCCGCCAAGCGTCGCGAATCCATGAGCGAATGCACCACCACCACCACCACCGAAACCACCAGCTTTGACTCTCGCCGTCCCGCCCGTATAAGAGTCCGTCCAACCAATCGCGAGCCCGGCTGCGGTAGGATCAACCTGGACATCGGCAGTGCCCACGTCGCCGTCGATGCCATGTCCGATTGCGCCTGACGCGTAAGCATTGGGCGCTGTGACCGTGCCGTTGCCGGTCTGGAGGATGAGCGGGTTCGACACACCGCTATCGGCTTGCCAGGTTGCGGTTGTTGGATTTGTCGCCTTGAGCACCTGGCCAGCGACGGGCGGTGCTGCGTTGCCAACGTTGACATCCGCACCCGTTGTACCGAGCCAGTCAGCTACGTTGCTGCCGCCGCCGCCAGACCCTGCAACGATGAACGGTTGTGGTGTAAGTGACGTGATGCTAACAGGTCCGAACGTGCGTTCGACCGTAAGCCAGTGCTCACACATGACATTGCAGTTCGCAACGCCTGCGCCATCGTTTTGCACTGTCACATTCGTCGCGTCGGCTGCGATAAAACTGAAGTCGCCGTTGTCGAACTCCAGCTTGTCGGGGGTGACCCCTCGACCGTCAATGTTGAGACCATGAGCGACAGTTTGCTGTGCGCCGGCTCCGACTGCCGTAAACGCGATGATGTTCTTCAGTTGCGTGGCCATGCATGCTCCATTCGCGTACTTTGATTAGCCTATCAATGATCGCGTCCGCGATCTACGATAGGTAGCATGCTCGTGTCCTGTTTGATGCCGACTGCTGACCGTCCACAACGCGCCCAGCAGGCTATCGTAGACTTCCTCGCACAGGACTACACAGAGCGTGAACTCGTTGTCCTGGACGACGGCGATCCAGCCATTACGGTTCCAAAAGACTCACGTATTCGGCTAGTTCGTCAGGAAGAGCGCAAGATTCTTGGTTGGAAACGCGAAGCGCTAGTCCAGCTAGCGCAAGGTGACATCCTGGTTACCTGGGATGACGATGACTGGCACGGGCCGGCTCGCGTGTCGGTGCAGGTAGCTGCTATCCGAGACGGAAAAGAAGCGTCCGTGTTTGGGGGGATTCGGAGCTACGAAGAGGCTACAGACACGTTCTGGGAGACGCCCACCGATCGATGGCTCGCGCCCGGCACGCTGGCATTTACACGGCGATTCCACGGCTACGGAGCGTACCCCAACCGGGATATTGGCGCGGACAGCGCGTTCATCCGAGCGCGACCACGGAAGCTGATCGAGTGGTTAGATGGCCGCCCGCACTATGTGATGGTACGGCATGCTCGACACCGTACCAGTCACTGCTTCGCTGGCTGGACGCAGCTACCGCGTGATCGTGTGCTCGAATTCGATGTCGAGGTACGCGTACGTCGGACCGCTGGCATCGCAGGCGTAGACGACTAGCACCGGATGGTTCGCCGCCGCATCCGCATCCACTGCCCACGGTTCCTGATCGGCGACCAGGTTGCGTGGAGTGAGCTTGCAGTGACAGCGCGGCGTGTTGATGTCCGCCTGGGTGGTCAGGCCCTCCCCGAGCAGTAGCTCACGCGCCGCAGCTTGGTCAGCTGTCGCCGTTGCCATGATGTCCGCCATCGGCGTGCCGTCGATTGCGTCGGTCTGCAACGTCGCGTTGTCGAGTGTGCCAGTGGATGGGAAAAGCGTATCGCCCGCGTTGGTGCAGAGGTAGCGAAGGCGATGCGGCGTGGATTCAGCGAGTGTGAAAGTGATGGCCATGTTCTTCTCCTGTGAGGACTACCTCGTGATGGTGTGCTCGAACTCGACATCGAGGAAACAGAGTGCTCCCGCGAGCGTCGAACCATAGACGTTGATGACGGCGTAGCCAGCGGATCCACCGACGCCAAGATCGGCATCGACCGCCCACGGAATCTGTGTTGCCTGCGTGTTCTTGGGCGTGAGCTTCAGATGCGCGCGCGGCGTATCGATGTCCGCATCGGTGGTCAGTCCCTCGCCCGCAAGCAGCTTGCGCGCGTCCGCCTGACTGGTCACCGCAGTGGACACCAGCTTGTGGATCGGCGAATCGTGAATCGCGGCCGCGTCAGCACGCAGATCTGGCGTGCCTGCCCCGGTGTTTCCGATCTGCCCGGTCGAAGGGGTGACTGTCGCATCCCCATCGTCGAGGCAGAGGTACCGCAGACGGTGCGGCGTGACTTCGGCAAGGGTAAAGTTGATAGCCATGTTCTAGTTCTCCTTGTCTGTGTCGAACCTTTGGCGCAGTGCCTCGTCTGCGGCAGCGTCGTTGGTTTCGAGGTTGGCTAGTAGCTCCGCGAACTCTGTACGTACCTGATCGAATGTGAGCTTGCCATCGTAGGTGTCCTGAATGGACTGAACGATCGACTGTACAGCCTTGAGCGCTGCTGCCGCAGACCCCGCAACTTCACCGCCAATCAAATGGCTGATGGCCGAAAGCCCAGCGAGTGAAATCTCTATGAACTGATCTGCGTCACTCGCTTGGTCGAACTTCGTTAGGTCGAATGCCATAGAGTGTCCACTCCTTGGGGGTGAAGAAGAGCGCCGTTGAAAACAGCAACCCCGCACTTGCGATGGTCAACAACTTACGTGGAGGCATGCGCCCTACAATAGGTGCGGGGGCGGGAATCCAACGACCGTAGACGCCCTGCTCGATTTCTGTCATGAGCGCTTCTAGCCGCACTACGTCCGTTGCGACAATCAGGAAATCTCTGGGATCGGTAACTGCCAACGTCGCTGCCATTTCCGGCACTTCGGTACGCTGCCTCTGACAAAGGTTCGCTAGCCGCCGCGCGATGTGGATCATCAAGTGGTAGGCCGGCATTCCCAACGTCGGGTCTTGGGCATCGATTTGCATGCTGAGACCCATTACGGTCGCAGCTCTGTTGATCGAAGCCTTGAATACGCGAAACCGTTCCGCAGCCTCATCAGTGTTTGGTGTGCACGCCGGCTGGATGACTTGCCCATCCGCACCTTGCATCGGATGGACGACGCAGTAGTAGTTGTCGCGGGCTTCCATGCTAAGGGCTCGCTGGTGTAGCTGCGGGCTCGCTTGTGGTAGGCGCAGGAGGCACTTCTTCCGCAGCTGCGGGTGCTTCTACTGGCGCAGTCGTATTTGACGGCAACTCAGGCGCGTCCTTGTCCATGAGTGCCCGAACCAGGTCAAAGAGGTCGCCAGCCGCACGCAGTGCCTCGCCGATGTTCGCTGAGGTCATATCCAGGGCTGCAACAGCCAGGGCGCGGTAGGCCAGCTCGAAGGAGATGACGACCTTTTCGCGCTTCGTGCGGTAGTCCTTGAGTTTCGCCTTGCCGTCTTCGAGGCTGACAGCGCTATCTACAATGCCCTGTTGATGCACGTAGTCCCAAGCAACGAAACCGTCACGCGCAGCGTTAAGCCCGGTCAGTGTGGTACGAAGGGCTTTCTGCTTCGCATCCGGGCCGCAGTTGCTGACAGCTATAAGTAGCAAGACAGGTAGGAGCCATGCCACACGTTTGTGCATGGCCCCAGTCTATCCCGACCCCGGGTTGAAAGGCAATATCGCGTCCGGGATCACCGGATTAGGAGCCAGACGACCAGGCCCAACGTCACAAGCTGCAATGCAACAACGCAGCCTATGGCTACGATCCAAGGCCATGGGCGTTTGTACTCCTCACCCATTACTGCTTTCCAGCGAAGACGCTGGCGACGGCATCAGCGATGGCTTGCCAGTAGTTCGAGCGGGCTCCGTAGGGTTGCTCGATCTGGATGCCGTTACCGTTGGACAGCCGATTGATGAAGTTGTCTGGGTCGGTGCCACCGTACGGGCCGGAAGTAACGACCACGACGTTGTATGCCTGGCCGACCGCTGCCTGAATCGCAGTAGCGACTTCTTGTTTGAGCGCGAGCGCCGCACCACCTCCGACCGCGATGTCGGATTCGGAGTAGCCGTGAAAGGCAACCGCGTGGGTGAACGTACGGTTGAGAAGCTGCCCGAGCTTGTGGAACGAGTCCTCACTGATCTCCGTCGAGGTGATATGCCAGGCGTCATAGGCTCCGACGTCCGAATTCCAGCCCTTCGCGGTCCAGCACGAGCTGCTCTTGGATTGGCCAGCCAGGTTGGCCTGGACACGCTCGGCCTGCTCGTCAGTGTAGTTCTCGATCATGCCACCGTGTGGGGCACACACAACGAAGGCAGTCTGCTGGTCGTCGGTCTCGTCGAGAAACTCACCGTACTCGTTGTTGCTCTGGAGCCAGCTCGCGTCTTTGTCCTGCGCGAGCGCTTCGACTTCCATCGTGCCTTTGAATGAGTCGTCAGTGTCGAGCCGTTGTCGGCCGGCGAGGGCCATCCTGATGTCGTTATCGTCGGTGCCGTCCTGGTACCAGGCGTAGACCGTGTAGATGGCGTACTTGCCGTTCTTGTGAATGACGCGCACTTGCTGCTTCAAGATGACGTTGTTGTCGTCACCTAGCTCGGGGTCCATCGAGATTCGCTCGGCATAGCCAAGCAAGTAGTCCTGCGTCGAGCTGGCCTTGAGCACATCAATCTTGATTGCCATGGGGGGTTTCACCTTTCTATTCATCTTCGTCATTGTCCTGCCTGTCCGGCAAGTAATCTGCCCGTATAGATCAGCTCTTGCTGATGCACGTAGCAGTTTTCTGGGCAGTCGTCCTCGGTTCCCAGGTGACTGATCTTGAGCAGCATGAGATCAGCGGTTATGTCGAAGTCTCCTGATGGCAGCGTAAGCTCTTTGTAGAGTAGCGTATCAGCTGCTTCATCAGAAACATCAAAATCTTGTTGATCGTAGCCGTCCCACGTTCCCAGCGCGTCAGAAGCAGATCGAAACGCGTAGTCGAGTCGCCAACGCGCTTCTTTGTTGTTGCCGATGGCGCTGGGCCAGGAGTAGTAGAAGCGGAACTTGAGATCGCCGCTCGTGTAGTTCTGTGGGGGTTTACGGTTGATTCGGTTCCATCCGTCGCCACCAGAATCGAATCGAATTGCGGCAAAGTCGTTGTTTGAGCTAGCCGATGTCACACCACCGCGCACGTCACCGTCAACGGGATAGCTGATGTGGCATGTTCCGATCGAAGAACTCGATGCAGCGAGTAGGGTTTTCTCGTTGTAGATGGCTGCAATGTCCCCATTAGCAGCAACGACACGAGCGAGCTGAATGTAGGTCTCTCCAGTGGGGAAGCCTGTTGTGTTGATGACCAGTGACGCCGATTTGTCGAGGTACACGTAGCTTGTGTCGTCATCCGAAACGCTTTGCGTAACAGCCCCCGCATAGGCTCCGCGAAGGCCACCTATGTCGTAGAGGAATCCCTGCACGTCGATCTTCAGTGACTGCCCCACGCTTGGGGTGACAAGCCCTGTATCAAGTGTGGATTTGGTCGAAACCAGCCCTTCGACGTTGAATATCGTATCGCCTGCCATGTCTACGCCTCGTACCCTCTAACTACGCCGTCTACTTCTTGCCCGGAGTTGGACAAGCGTCTTCGTCTGACGATGACTTGGTTGGAGCCGTTCCCTACCATCGTTGTTCCGTCTCGGGTCTTGTACACATCGGCGTAGCTTACATAGTTTGTGAACCCGTCGATGTAGATGCGATCTACGAGATGTTCTGTACCGTCATCAAAATACAACTCGATCACGGAACCTGACGCAGTTGGATCGCCCTGACAGCCAGCAACGAATTGCTGAAGATAGAACGTTTTGCCGTTCGTGATGGTGTACGCTGTGTCGTGCGGGCTCGTTCCACCAGTGATTTCGAGAGGGTTATCCGCTGCAACAGTTATAGGAGTTCCACCAGCAGGGATGGGCGATGGCGAAACGACTACTTGGCCTGCCATGCGGAGCATGTAGCCGCCGCTGGTACTATCGTAGATGACATCGACCGGGTTTCCGCTCGCGTCGGTGGGAATGATTTGTAAACGGCCACTGAGAACACGAGCACCGGATGCGTCGTCTTCGATGCCCGTGTTGCCGTCTTCAAGCGGAACCATGACGGCGAGTAGTCTACCTGATCGGTGTGACGATCAAGAAATTTAGGTCAACTCAGTGACCAACACGACGGCCACGCCGGCCGCGACGATTCCAGTCACGATGCCGGTATAAGCGGGGAATTGAAGCTCGTAGAAGCCCTTGTTCGAGATGCGCACCGTGAACAGCGCCGTTGTTGCGCCAGCACTCAGCCGAACGTAAACGACCTGGGCGCCGTCGTTCCAGAAGCTTGCCCCGAGCCGGTTTGCGTTGGCTGCCAGAAGCGTCGTCGCAGTGGTCGTGCTGGTCACGCTGACCGACGTGACCGTGCCCGTAGCTGGCTGCGAGAAAGTGACGCTGATAGCGCCCGCAACACGGACTACGAGGCCCGGAGCGTTCGCTGTCGGCGCAGTCGTCGCGATACCTGCGGTGCTCACACCGTCGGTGACCTTGATGGGCCACGCGTTGCCGACAACCGCCGGTGTGCCCTGATTCGCGGTTACGGTACCAGTAACCGGTTGGGGGGTTGTACCGGTTGGGTCAACACGGAGTGGATTGGCGGCTGTACCGGTCTCTACGTCAGAGGAGTCGAAAAGGACAACAGAATTCTGTTCGAGGGCCATACATTACCCCTTTGTTTGTCTTCAGATGGCCGGCGACCGCCGTGCCTGATTCAACGTAGCACGAGATCGCGTCCGCGATCAATTTCATGTACGTCAGAGTCATGTAGTACAACTTACACCGTGAAGACCATCATTCGTATCGGAGACGTTGTTGAGGGCCCAGAAGCCAAACTGGCCAAAAAGTTCTCATCCTTCGGAGTTCGCGCCTTTGTCGAGGCGTTCGGAAACATCCGAGATCAGCACCCAGAAGCAGTGTTGATCGTCGAGGAGGATCAAGACAAGCGACCGGTGTACATCACTGTAGGTCCGAACCCGCCGGAGCTGCTCAGCGGTGACCGTCGCGTGTTTGCTGTCTTTGCGCCGCCGGACAGCCAGGAGCCTCTGGCGACGTTTGCTGTGGAAGGCCACGCACGGCAATGGGCTGAAAGTGGTCCCGAAGGCTGCGAGGAGGGCTACACGATCCGCAACGTCAACTCGACGGATCGCCTCGACGTGCAAGCCAGCGTGGTCGTGATGGTTCGCCGCGAGAATGATCTACTGTTTTGCCGGTTGAAAAAGAGCAAACTCTGGACTTTCCCAGAAGCACGACTTGAAGTGGGCGAATCCGTCACCTGGGCTGCGCGCCGTGCTGTCCAGGATACAGTCGGGTTGCGTATTACCGACCCAAAGATTCCCGGACTCGTGCCGTACGTCAACACGTTCCTCGAACAGGCTGCGCAGCACTTCCTGAGTTGTGTACTCGTCGCGGATGCATTCGAGGGCACCCCGAAGATCATCGACCCTGACGGCGTTTTCGACACCTGCGAATGGTATCCCGCGGACAAACCGCCGAGGCCCCTCTTCCCAACCGTCGAGGGCATCGACCGAATCTTGACTGTGGCACGCAAGCAAGATCTCGTCGATCTGACGAAGCCAGCAGCAGCAGCAGGACCTGCAAAACCCGACGTGGATGCTCCAACCGCGCCCCCCGACGAGCCGAAGATCGAAGCGTCTGAGCCAAGCCGTGAGGTAGTCACAGAACAGCCTGCGATTGGGCGACCAGCTCCGAAAATCGAGGACGCGCAGAAGCACATCGACGGGCTTGTCGCAGCCATGAATCGGCCGCCGCCCGTGCTCATCACTGGCACGCCACGAAGCGGCACGGTATATGCCACCACGGTGTTTCGCGCTGCGTTTGCCGAGCACGACACGGACGTGCAGCACGAGCAGATGGGCAGCATCGTGACTGTCAGCTGGTGCCACATCAACCCAGGCATCGACCGTACCTACTGGAACGAAGCAGTAGGCCGCTACACGGGAAAATACAGCTACACGTTCGACAAGTGGACTGCCATCGCGCACCAGGTACGTGACCCACTGAAAGTCATCGCATCGATGCCCACGATCGACTTCGGCGCGCACTCTGGTTGGGAGTTAGCGCACAACGCGCTGCGTTCACACCGCGAACGCTACGATCACATCGCCAATCAGGACCCGGAGTGGCCCGCGAACCTCGACTCAGTCGCGGCTTATGCCCTCTTCGTTCTGCGATGGAACCGCTATATCGAGGCGTTTACGTCGTTCCGTTATCGCGTCGAGGATCTGCATGGCGGTGAAGGCTCGGCGTGGCCAGAGCTTCTCGACTACTTGAAACTGCCACAGAAGCCATTCCCCGAGGGCCCATTCACCAGCAACACGCGTCCACATGGAAAGCTGACGTGGGAAGACATCAAGCGCGAGGCGCCTGACTGCTACGAGGCGCTTCGCGACATGGCGCACGAGTACGGCTACCTGGATTAGCCCTACGGTTTGGGCTTGTTCGGGCCTGGTTTGGCCGGCGCAGGCGCTGGCTCAGCGGGGGCGGTAGCAGGGACAGCCGGCTTCTTGGGTAGAGCCGCTACGGCTTTCTCGGCAGCCTTCTCCTTGGCCTCACGGGCCTTCTGGCGTTCACGTCCGATGGCAGAGTCGGCGTCTGCAACAGCTTGCAGTGCTTGGTAGCCGCGGTCTAGCTCGGGGCCACGCCGAACGACGGGGATCTTGCATCGAACGAGCGAGATGCGCGGGTTCTCAGCGTTGACGACTTCGAGGATATCGTCTGCGCCCAGTTCGGTGACCTTCTTCTGTGCATCAGCTTTCGACAAACGAGTTACGATGATTTGTGCGGGCATTCACAACCTCCTCAGTCGGTCCAATCTATCACGTCAGCTCGGTGCATTGACAGAACCCGCCGCCAGCTCCTGACCAAATGCCAGTGACAATGCCTGTGTAGGGTGCCCATTCGATCTCGTAGAAAGCCTGCCAGTTCAGTTTTACAGTGAAGCTGGCCAATGTCGCACCTGCGCCGAGTTTTAGGTACAGAGGCTGCATGGAGCTATTCCAGAAGAAGCCGCCGCGTCGGTTGACGTTGTTTGCCAGGAGCGTCACGGTTGCCGCATTCTGAGGCACTGTTGTGACCACAGCGTTTGCGGGTCGAATCTGATCAGCAATGACGAAACCACCACCACCGATCACGCGTGCAACGATTCCCCAGTCATCTATGTCGGGAACGCGGTCGCGCGTAGCAGGCTGAGAGACGATTCCACCAGGCACGAAAACAGGGTACCATGAAACGCTGTGAGCGATTCACAAGACATGGGTGAGCTGCTGCGCAAGTGGACGGGACGGCTGGCAAAGCCCTACGTCCAAGGCATCATCCGCAAACTGTCACGGAGTCAGATCGAGGGTATGATCCCCCCAGATCTATCAGCGTGTTTTGTGCTCGAAGAGCAGCATGACGGCACGACGCTCGTCATTGCCAAGGATCACGAACAGGCGCCTACAGTCCTCCAGACGATCTGTGACGCGGACTGGGAAGAGACGTTGATCGAACGTCAGCTAGAAGCCGACCGTGAAGTCGGATCCAGTCACCGAGACGACTACACCAGAGACGCCGTCGGAACCGTTAGCGGAGACCGTTCCCTTGGCAAAGAGTGCTTGTTTCGGCCGCAGTCGAATGATCTGAAACTGCCCAGACGGGATGATGAGCACGTCGCCGACGGGGAACTGGCTGAAGTTCGCCGTGAGCGTCGAGACGACTCCTAGTCTGCCGGGGTTCAGCTCATTGGGCTCGAAGCTCAGCACGGCCTGCCCTCCCGGAGGTTCAACAACGCGAACAACCACCTCGTAGGGCTCGCTTCCCGCCGTCGCAATACGTACTGGTTCGCTCCGTATGTCGCCGATGAACGGCAACGTGAACGACTTCATGTACGTGTTGACTTGCTTGGAAGCCTTCTTGAAGTGTTGAAGGATCTGCTGTGCCGCAGAGCTTTCCGCGACGTCTTGCCTGGGTGCGGGTGTGAGAGCTTGCGAGTACGTTGCGGGCAGCTGCGGGACCGGATACGGATAGGGCATTGGCATCGGTGACGGCACGCCTAGCTCGCCGTCTCTACGACGAAACAGCACGTAGCAGAGCAAAACACCGAAGCCTACAACGGCAACTACAGACAGACCGATGGCGAGCCCCAATCCGATGCCGCCTGATGGAGTCGTTCCAGAGTGCGCGCTGTGTAGCTCGGCGAGCAGCTCTCGGTGGCGTGCCTCCGCAGTCGCTGTCGCCGCACGAGCCTCTGCCAACGAACCGTACACCTCGACAGGCGCAACGCTGACGATTTCAGGATCAGCGTAGTCGAGCACCGGCAAGGGCCGTGCCCGCGGACGCGTGCGCGCCAAGGTGGCGTCTTCGGGGGGCCCTGAGGCTGGTTGCAGGGACGAAGTGGGGGGCTGCAACCTGCGACGTAGGGCCGCCCCGAGACGCCGCATCTGACGAAGATCTCGACGGCGTTGGAGCGCAGCCCGACGACGGGGATCAAGGCGTTTGCGTGCCCGCTTTCTGCGTCCCTGCACGGCTCTCACTGTAGCGCACTGCCCTGACAAACGTAAAGCTAGCGCTAGCTGCCGTCCGCTTCGGGACCGGGTTTGAGGCCATCACGAATTGCAGAAGCCGCACCCTGGATAGCCTTGCCGCCTGTGTAGATGCCAAAGATCCAGACCGTGTACTCCTGCCACTCAGCGAGCGACATCTTGCCCAACGCAGTGAGCACTGTCGCGCCGATGATCAAGGCCAGGGCCAAGATCCCCTTCTCGGATCCCAGAAAGTTTTTGAGTACTTGGACGATAGGCATGGGTCGAGTCTAGCACGAAGCTGATCGTAGCAGCGATTATCGTTCGGGGTTCCCGAACGCGAGCTAACGCTTGCGGCGACCCATCGGATCGCAGGCATCAGGCGGCGCAACACTGAGTCCAGCACCGAATAGTGATTGTTGCGGTGTTGTCTTCCGTCGAGAAAACATGCTTCCTTGCTCCTGTGCTTTCGACTTGTGGACGCCCCTAAGCGTGATTGTGCAGCCGAGCCCGAGCACGGACTCCTTCGCAGCGGCTTCGAGCCCGCAGTAGTCCTTCTTGTCGGCGACAACAAACGTGCCGCCATGGAAGTCGGGGCACTGCATCTCGGCGACCACACGGTAGTCGGAACGCTTGCGGGTCATCTTCCCTACTTCTGGGTGATCAGCCAGCGTTGCCAGGTGTGGTAGCCCTGCTTCCCACCGATTTTGATCTCGACGTCGCCCTCGCGGACGGTGCCTACTGTGCTGCACCGACCATGCCGTGCGCGACATTCTGCGACTTCCTCACGGACAACCTGCGCCAACTCCTTCTTCGCCGCAGCCCGTGTTCGGTGGCCACCCTCGTAAAACGGATCGACACCGTACGCGGGGATGACGTAGTAGAGACCTTTTCGTGGCATGAAAGCTCCTTCCACTACTCGGCGCGGTTACGCATCCACAGAACCAGCGCGAGTAGTCCCACGGCGAGGACGCCAACACCCGCCACCGCAACGATCTTCTTCTTGCGGGTCCAGAACACCTTGGGAGGCTCAGCCGCAGGTGCAGGCGCCGGAACAGTACCTGGTGGGCTGGTCTCTGGAACTGGCGCACTGGGTTCTACCGGACTCACCGGTTGTACTGGGGTTGGACGTGCTTGCTCCGCGATCTCGGTGAACGTCTCGACCGCGTACTGAGGCTGAGAAGCCAGCAGCGGTGCCATCAGCTCGGTTTTCATGCTGCGTGGATCGTTGAGCCAAACCTTCGACCGCGTTGTCGGGTCCGCTGCCAGAAGCACCGCAGTGGCCAGGTCAGCTGTGCTGGGCCCGATCACGCCATCGATCTTGAGCGCTGTGTAGGGATCCAGCTTGCCCACAACACGCAACGCTGACGCCGCCTTGTTGACAGCCACCTGCACATCCTTGAACAGGTCTACGCCGTCGGCGGTGGTCGCACTACAGTGTGATCCACTGTTGAGCCGTGCACAGTGCTTGTCGGTGAAAGGCTCGATATCGAGGACGCTGCTGGCTTCACCCATACCGTGGCCGTTGAGCTGCTCGGCCGGTGTGAGAATCGCAGGACCTCCCTGCAAACCGCCTTGCAAACTGAACATCAGAAATCTCCGTATCGTTGTTCTCGGGTGAAGTAGTAGACGCTCGCGGCTGCGAGCCCCAACGCTACAGCGAGGCCTGCCGCCAGAACGAGGCCACCAATGGGGCGGAACTCAGTCCCGAACTGCTTCTGGATGATCTTCTCGACCTCGACGACTTCTTTGACCACCGCAGGGGGCGGACTGAGCGCCTCGGGATGGTTCGTCACAACGTAGTTGAAGTAGTTCGTGATCTCGCTGGCGTAGGTCGCGATCTTCTCGATGTCGCCCTGCGCGTTGCCTGAGGGTGTCAGCGCGAACGCGATTTCGGGGTCATCGGGTGCTACCGCGGCCATGAATGCCGCGCCGATGAATTGCACGCCGAGCGCGGTTGTGTTGCCTACGTGACCATCAACCACGAGCGTCGAGAGCTGCGACGGGACCTTGAGGACGCCTGCCGCAGCCATCTGCGCGGAGATGCTACGAACGGTCGTTTGCAGCGTCTTGAAGGCTGTCAGCGTGGTTTCCCAGCTGGCGCCTTTGGCCTTGCAGGCGTAGATGCTACCGTCCTTGTAGCATGCAAAGTCCTGGTCCTGCATGAACTTCCCGAGGCCGCAGTCCCCGAAGATGCAGCAATTTCCCAGACCTTCAACTGTAAGCATGAATCGACTCTATCACAGATCGCGGGCGCGATCCGAGAGCCATAGCAAGCGGGCTAGTATCGCGCGTAGCCGTAGCCTGGAGAGGGCTCCATCTCCATTCCGTTCTGCCGACGCTTGTAGGTCATGTACCCGACAGCGCCGATTCCCAAGATCGCTGCTGCGCCGAGGACATACCACACCCAGTTGCTCTTGGCAGCGCCAGCACCGGACCCAGAACTCGACTCCCTCTGAGCCTGCTGTTCTTCCTGCTTCTGCGTCTCAGTCTTGGCGACCGGTTTCGTCGCAGGCGGCGGCACGGCTGGTAGCGCTTGTGTTGTGGCAGCTTGCAACGCCGCAGCCGTGAACGCCGGTGCTGCGGCTGTCAACGCTTCCTTGGACGCCGCTATAGCAAGCATAGCAGGGTTCGCGCTGAGCACGTTCTTTGCGACAGCCGAGGCAGCGCTGACCGTCGCGCTGCCGATGAAGCCATCGACTTTGATCGGTGAAAAGCCGAGGCTTGCAGCAAACCGGTTGATGGCATTCTGCAACGCTTCGAGCGTGGCATGGTTGGCCTTGCCGATGCCCCAACAGATGTTCGCGCCGCAGTTGTAGTTGACACCCTTGGTGAAATCAGCAGCGCCGAAGCCGCTGACCTGGCCGAAGTAACCATCGATACCCTGCATGACGATCATGGGATCCTCGCTGTGAGTGTGACTGAAACCTGTCTGCAAACCTACCATGGGATCCCATCTGCGATCAAAGACATAGACAGCATGATAGACTGGCCGCATGTCGTGCCTCCCTCCGTGGCATTCCCGGTTTGCTCCCCTCGGCGGCGATAAACGTCCTCGGATTTACTCTGGATGCAGCACGGCGGGCGGAAATGTGCAATGCGCACCGGAGGCAATGCGAGCCGCTGCTGAAGCCAAAATGCGCCAGCTGGGCTACTGGGGCTCTGCCCCCCTACCGATAGCCGTCTATACGATGGGACGGTACATCTCCTCGGAGGTTGGCAGCGGGACGCCCGAAGAGAAGGTTGCAGTTGCAGAAGCTGCCCTACACCGAGCAGAGAAACGCGGTATCAGCGCCAACGATTTGCTGCTGTATCCACAAGCCGGTGGCCACCCAAACCGGGGCTACTACGGACCAATCAACGTTTGCGCTACGCGCGCCGCCGACGGCAGCTGTGCGAAACTGACCGCGCCCTACGGTCGTTGGGCAAGCACGAGCAAAGACCCAGGCGTAGACGACTTGCTGATCGCAGAGTTCGTACTGTCGGGCAGGTCGAGCAACTTTAGTAAAGGAGCCGATACGCAGTACGGAATGGAGTATCTTTCCGATCCCATCGGCAAAGTTCGGACGCTCGCTGCCAAAGGCACGTATTGGGTAGGGCCATTGCCCGGCGTTGATCACTGGCACACGTTCCTCATTGCGGAGCGCCCAGATATCTCTCCTCAGAGCGTACAAGGTCAGGCTTTGTTGCAGCGGGGAGTCCAAGCGCTCTCCAGCTCCGCGCGGCCTGATTGGAGTGCTCTTGCAGTGTGTCCTACTGGACCGAAGATGCCTATCCCGGTATTCGTAGGGCTCGCGCTCGCGGCTAGCCTCGGGTTGGCCTACGCGATGGCCGTCTACGTTGAGCCTACCTGGCGCGACAAGCCGTGGATGAGCCGCGGCATGTGACGTCAGACCGCTATGCTACAAACCACACATGGCAAACTCACCTGTGTACGACGGTCAGGACGACACTGTCCTTCCACAACGCTTGCGTGATGTACTGGCGTTGCTGCCCGAGCGCACTGCACGGCGGCTACGTGACTGGATCACCAACTACAGCGTCAGTGAAATCCAGGACCAAATCGATTACATCCTCGGCGACGACGAGAGCCTCTCAGCCAAGATTGTCCAGCCGCCGATCAACCCCGATCAGCCCACGCCAACACCGCCACAGGAGGCTGACAAGGAAGACCGTTGGGATGCTGCCGACAAGGCAATCAAACGCGTGGCGGAGATGTACAAGACCTTGACCGAGGCAGGTATGTCAGAACCAACTGCCGTAGCAATCATCTCCGACGAAGTGCAAGGCATTCGGATGGGAGATCAAGTCCAAAGCGGCTTTGCCAAGATTCCCGTAGCAGGCGCTCGCGCACTCTTCAAAGGTGACGGCATCGACGACTATATTCCGTCGGCGGGGTGGCCTCCGACCCCAATCGAGCGCTAACGGTCAGCCCAGTCTTCAACAGTAAAGCTCGGCCGGATTCTGCCTTTTTCATCGATACGCTCTTTGATTAGGCGACGGTCCCGAAGATCATCAAGGACTTTCCGCAGCCGACCTTGAGAGGATCTGTTTGCGGCAACCAGCATTTTCTCGATCACATACCAACCAACAGGCCCCTTTCTCCGCACTATTTCGAGGACCTTCCTTTCGATGTCGGTTATTCTTCCTCCACTGACCAATTGCAGTGAGCCAATCGTCGATTATAGCCAGGCGCTTGCAGATGAAACGGAACGGCGGTTTTCGAGTCACGGTCATGCTTCTACTTATCGGATACTTTCCCCGTTGACTTCGTAGATCGCACTAGGCGGCACGTAGTCAATGACCCATTGGTAGTTGCCGGTCTGAATATCCTCGTCGTCTGTATCCCAATCCAGCTCATTGTAAGGCAACAGAAGACGCAGCACGACAGGATCACCCCCGAAGTACCCAGCTGCCCGCTCAGCATACCAGCGAGCCGTACCCCCTTCGCGAAGTCCACCTCCGGGCCGTGCTGTCACATAGATTCCACTAACCTTCGCGTCGATGCGGTTGACGCCTGCCAACAAGCCCTGTTGGAGAATATCGTCAAGGAACCGTGTAGTAGTGCCGTGATAGACCCAGACGATCTGGCCCCGAGCCTTCCGATCAACGATCGCTGGCCCGTAGTAGGAAAGCTCGTCGAGGTCGAGCCCTCGCGCTTCGTAAGCCGCTTCCTCGGCTTCAGCTGCGGCCGCAGCCTGTTGCTGGGCTATCCGGGCTGGCGTCTCCGCTAGCTTCTCATGTACGTATGCGATGGCCTCTGGATCGTTCTCGACAAGCCCCTGACGAAGCACGCTCCACTTGATGCGGTATGCAGCCCACGGTGCAGCAGCGAACGCTGCTTGCAGCTCAGCAATCAGTGCGTCGGCGTGTACGGGTGACATCACCTAGCGCATGACTTGCCGGTAGAGGTTGCGGTTTGCGCGATGCAGTTTGATCGCGCACTTCCGCACTTGGCGTTTCGTCTTCTCATCTACGCCCTTGCGTAGACGTGACACCACGTAGTCCGCGGCAGCATCGTCAGATTCGCCTACGTGCAGGCGGCCAACAATCTGCTGAACAATCGCTTCCATGCCTTTACAGGGGTCTTTTGCCATACTGTCAGGCTACCATGCTAACGTAGCCCTATGACAAGAGGCGAACATGTGGTGTTCGAGCAGTTGATTCGTGCGCACGGGTATGCTGAGTTAGTCCGCGAACTGGCAGCACATGCAGCTCGGAAGGCACACGAAGTCGAACAGGCCACCCTGGATCCGAGAGAGCACGCAGAATGGGTCGGGGAGCTGATGTTGGAGTCAGAGATTCTGGGGAACTGCGCGAACCATCTTACCGCCGTTGAGGGAGCATGATAGGGTAGGGCCATGGCAGCACTCACGAAAAAGCACTTCCAGGCTATCGCTGACATTCTCTGCGAAGAGAACGCCAAGCCAAGCATGATCAACGCGTTCGGAAGCTACTTCCGCAGTGAGAATCCCCGTTTTGATGACAGGCGGTTCGCCGAGTGGATCGTCAAGTGCAAACGGAAGCGCGGCCTGTCCGGTCCGGGCTGCTTCTTCAAGGGACGCGGCTGTCGGTAATGTACTAGCGGCAGAAGCGAACGTGTTTCCACTCTGACTTCGGTAGCAGCTTCCCACCACGCTTCTCGCGTTTGAATACGACCGTGGTGCATCTACTACGGGCTTTGCGGGTTTTGCGCTTTCTGGCCATCGAAATCCTCCTTGGTAGGAACACCAGCCTACCACGGAGCCCTATCCCTCGGGTAGCTACACCGCTGGCCAACGCCAATGGTCGGGCTTGGCCTTCTTCGAGTAACCCTCTGGCGTCGCCCACCCTGACGGCATGTCCTTCTCGTGCGGGAAGCACCACAGCGCGATCTTGCAGCCATCTTCCTTGTCGATGTCTTTGAAGTCCTCGACCTTCACGACAACACCGACGATCGTACCTTTGACTGTGGAATCCTCAGGGGGCTCGTAGAGAACAATGTCACCGAGCTTCGGTGCGGGCATCAAGGATCTCCTTTTTCACCTGTAATACTTTGTTGCTTTGCCAGAAGGCCTCGGTCGAGTTCACACCAGCCCATCGCGGACGGATCTCGGGTTGCGTAATCAACGCAGGGTCGTAAAAGGGGATATTCCCGGGACTGAAACGGTAGCCGTTCGTATTGGACGAGCGAATGACCAGGATCTCCTCGCGTTCAGCGGTGAACCAACGCCCAAGACGTTTGAGTACGTTGCGCACCGCAATGTCCTGAATGTGCGTTGAGTATGCTTCCTGGTGCTCGTAGTCGCAGCCAGATTGAATGTTCGATGGCGCATTGTCGATGCACTCACCGAACTGGCAAATGAAGTCTACGTCTTCGGGGCGGTTCGCCAGGTAGCAGTAGTAGCTCTCCTCATAGAAGAGCTGACACGCTTCCAGAAAATCGTAGGTCACGTCAGCGACGACGTGTGTGATGCGCCAGTTACCGAACCCGTAACGAGCGTTGTACTGTGCGATGCGTTGATCGCGGTGGCGCCCGAAGTACCCCGGACGTTCAGTGTTGACCCAGATCATTGATTAAGTACGGCGCGTAGCCAGGGAGAGTCGCGGAGCAGCTCACCGACGTCAATCTCAGCTTCCCAGCAACGCTCTGCGCCTTCCAGTTGCGTACGTTGCGTGAGGTACATCCCAGGTGGTCTGCCCACACGCAGGGCCTCTGAGCAAAGCAACGTGACGTTGGGATCGGTACTCCGAACAATGATCTTTACTGGTACGCGATGATCCATATCGTCCATACCTACCAACTCTATCATCGAACGTTTTCATTTTGGCGCTGATAATCGTCACGTAGCCGTGTGATGGACGCTTGCGCACGGCATCGCAGGCAAAACACTTGCCAACGGTCAGTGCGATGCTCAAAGCGGTTTCCGCAAGGGCACTCGACAATCAGCACGTTGCCCGAGGTCGTCCATTTTGCATCAACGATTCGCACGGAGAGCCCCGACAACCAGTTCGACCTGGAATCCGGCTGCGCAGAAGTCTGACGCGTCGTGCGGTGGCTGGCAGTGCAACACGACAACGTTCTTCTTCCCTCTGTATGGTCGTATGAGCCCGAACAAATGTGTACGGGGAGCAGTCCACTTTGGGTGCTCATAACCGTACATAGTGATGAGCCCGTTGGCTACGTCCTGGGTGTCCTCGCCTGCATCGCACTTGTAGTCAAAGGCACCGACGCCGTACTCCTCGTTGTACTTGAAGCCCATAAACAGCCCGACGACTTGCTCGATGAACTCCTGCCCAAACGCGCCGTGAGGATGAGGAACGTCCAAGTATGTGGCTTTCACTTCCTCACCGAACCAGTCCACGTCGCACGGCATGTATCTGTGCAACTGAATTGCAGGCCCTGACAGGTAGGAGTAGCCGACGACGTCAGAAGTGCCCCCGCGACGCACGATCTCAATCGCTAGATCTCCCTCGTTTGCGTAGACCCAGTCCTGCCCCTCTGACGGGTGTAGTCCCGGCTGTAGCGATGATCGCGTGTTGGTTTTTACTGCGTGTGCCTTCGCAACACGAAGAATACGGCCACCGCGAACGCGGACCCATCCTGGCTTTAGTGTCTTCCTCGTGGTGATCTTCACGCTAGCCCACTCACATACAAAGCTTCGCGAACCACCCAACAACGAACAGCATCAGAGGACTACCGAAGCAGTAGAGAAGGCGTTTTCCCGCGTCATCTTCTTGCGCCTTCGGAATGTACTGCGACGTGAGTACGCCGCTCAGTGCTGCGATCCCGACAGCGTGTGCTACGGATATCGCAGGGAGGCCGAGAGGCATCATGAACCAGTCCCATAGGCAGGAAAGCACCAAGCCCTCAATGACGATGGCCAACGCAACGATGCCCGCTCCGATCAAATAGCTGACGAGCCGCATCCGTGGACCCTACCAGACGGGTATGACAGCACGCGTTAGTCCACGAAGCCATCGAGAGATTTTTTTTTTTGCAGCAGGTGTCAGATCCAGGCTGTCAGCCCCGTCCTCCTCTTAGCCACCAGAGAGAACACGAAATGTCGCAAATCGCAGTCAACCCGTTCGTCACCCGTCAGACTGCCGCCAGCCAGTTCAGCCACTTCGAGGGCTCTTGGGAGGCGCTTGCAGCGCTTGTGGAGGCACATCTCGCCGAGGCCCGCGAGGGCTACATGCCGGGCGTGCAGCTCGTCCCTGTGCCCGCTGAGGGCTTCTACGCGGGCGTGGTCGCTCTGACGCCTAAGACGCCGCTCCAGGCCGTCTATGCGGCCCGGTGTGAGGACGAGGCACCCTTCGTCGAGGTCCGTGCTTCAGCTACTGCGAAGCAGCCTGCGAGGGCTGTGGACGTGGTGATCTACAGCCATGACGTTCTAGCTGCCGATGGCGACGCCAGCACGGACGCGCCGTGGGAGATCATCTCGATCAATGCACGGCTCGACGAGGAGCCGGAGCCGCTTTCGCCGATGGCGATGGCACGCAACTTCCTCGGGCTGCCTGGTGGCAGCAAGGCCGAGTACACAGCAGAAGACTTCGCTCGGTCTATCGTCTACTGGAGCCAACACGCGATGTGTGCAGCGGAGAAGGACTAGCTGCCGGCCAACTCCATCGCACGGATGACGTCCGCGTGCGTCGTCTTCGTTCGGTCGATGGCATCCCAGAACGTGTGGTGCGCCAGGTGTGTGTAGAACGGTTTGTAGCGTTCAGGCATGTCCACCTTGAGTGCTCGCATACGCTGATTCAGCCGTTCGAGATAGACCGGATCGATCAAGCTCTTTACGTCCTCGAATTGCCCTGGGACTAGCTGTCCACTTCGGCGCCGTTTCCACAGCGCTGGGAATGCGCACTCCCTCTTGTCCTTGTTCCACTGCCCTGGAGGACATGTCCAGAAGTTGATTTGACGTTTGTCCGCCGTAGCCATGTCGCCACGGCCGAGCAACGCTGCGATGAACCCCGCCTTCGAGTAGCTGATACCCGGCAAGCTATCATCGACGAACCGATACCAGTCTTTGCGGTTCCGACGAAGGTTCTTGCGCAACGTACTGCCTTGACGTGCAATAGCAGGTGCGTTCCGCAGTGCGCTCTCGAATTGGTTCGCTAGGCCGTATCGACGGAACGCTCGTGCGAGCGCCGCCGCAGCACGTTCGTCGTACTGACCGCGTTCTGCCGCGTTGAGATAGGCTTGACCAGCTGGTGTAAACAGGAGTTGACCCACGGCATCCTCAGGCCGCACCATCCCGTTCTTGGGTCCCTCCGGCGTAGGCCATCCGGGACGTAATGCTGCGGCACTAACCTCGCTGCGTTGAATGCTCCCCATCGTCATGAGATAGGCCTTCACAATGTCACGGTTCGTGACAGGCTTCCCAGCACGACGCGTCATGTACTCAGCGAAGGGTTTGACGTGTTCAGGCAGTGGTAGCCCACGCGGTACGATGTCGCGCACCTGCTTCGTGCGAACGTCCATGAAGGCCCGCGCTAGCCGCTTCTTGTCTGCCTCAGCGGTCCACGGATTGATGGGGTATGACGAAGTTCTCGATGCTGGCGCGACCATGCCAAGCCGGTTACGTCGCCGCCGCGTATAACCCCAGACAAACGCGGCGACAGCCGTACCGAGAGTGCCTATTCCGAGAGCTAACCCTGTGCGCATGTCTTCAATGTAACACAGCGGTGGCTTTCTTGGTCGTGGCGTGGCTCAATGCCTCGGAACCCGACAGGCCTAATATCATCTACCGCTCCTCGCGTACTTTCTCAGCGACCCACTGTCGGATGAGCACTTGATAAGGCAAGCCGTCTCGTTTGGCGATGGCTTTGGCCTTGCGAATGTCTGCACTGCGTAAGCGCAGCGTAACGATCTTCAATTCTGTGCGTGCCGCCATTAGGTCAACTCAATTCTATTGCGCATACGCGCCCTTGCCTTGCCTTGCCGTGCCCGACCCCGCCGCGCCGCGCCTCGCCGCGCCTCGCCGGGCCAGGCCATGCCACACCACGTCACGCCGTGCCCTGCTTTCGCTTCGTTGAACCTGTTGTGTTGTGCGCATACGCGCCCTTGCCTTGCCTCGCCCCGCCTAGCCTAGCCCCGCCTAGCCCGGCCGTACCATGCCGCGCCCGGCCCGGCCTTGCCGTGCCCCGCCGCGCCACACCGTCTAGCTAAGCAGCTCAACACGAGACTCGAAACGGCCGAAGCTGCCGGCACGTTTCGGACTCGCTGGCCGCCAGTCACACAGCCCCGCGCTGTTGCCTGCGATTCGGAAACACTCTGCGAGACGATCAAACGTGATCTCCTCTGGGATCATCACTTCGCACGTGCCCACACACGTCCATACGTCGAAGCGGGGACGCACCCGAATATGACGAGACGCGCCGATCTTCACCCGGTGTATGTCGAGAGAGAAGCCGGCTTCTCTTGCACCGACGCACTGTTGCTCGAAGTCTCCGGTGATCGCGTCGATTGTATCGATCGTGACCTCTTCGTCTTCGACGAGCAGCGGCAAAAACGGCGTATCGAAAAAACAGCCTGCCACAATCGGTCGCTTGAGTGTGAGCTTGCCACCGATCGAGATCGCGGCACCGGCTTTTTCGAGCGCCGCTTTGATGTTGGCTTCAGGCATGACCACTCGACCGTTCTCCAGGTACAGGTACTGCTTCCATCGGTCGGACGGTGTGCGATCGTCACCTTTTTTACCTCCACTCAGCACCTCGACTTCGTCGAATGCATCTCGATGCATGAGTAGCGGAGTAACGCCATGAATCGTTACTTTGTAGAGAACTGATCTCGTCGGTACTTGATTCTTCGCCTTCTTCGCCATCTTTAGCTCCTTGTTGTGCGCATACGCGCCCTTGCCTTGCCGTGCCCTGCCCTGCCTAGCCAGGCCTGGCCATGCCCTGCCACGCTCTGTTAAATCTGTCTGTTGTGCGCATACGCGCCCTTGCCTTACCTCGCCGTGCCAGACCTAGCCTGGCCGCGCCCTGCCGCGCCAGGCCCGGCCCTGCCGTGCCTCGCCGCGCTTGCCATGCCCTGTCAAATCTGTTGTGCGCATACGCGCCCTTGCCTTGCCTAGCCATGCCTTGCCCTGCCTCGCCTTGCCGCGCCATGCCGCGCCCGGCCCCGCCACGCTAGTCTTCCTCACATTTCGTCCGGCTTCTTTCCCAAGCGAGGAACGTCAACCTTCACGTTTGTTGGTTTGAGTTTCCGGGACAGCTGAATCTCGTCGTCTTTCGCTCTCGCCAACGTTCCGGCCAGTCGCTCGATAGCGTGTTGTCGATGTGCTTTGTCAGTCGTGCTCAAGTCCGTGTCGGGTGTCGTCACGTGGCTTCGCAGCGCCATCGACCCTTGGCGAATGGCCTTGCGCATGTGGAGCGGCCCGGTTTCATGGAGCTGCTGTTCCGGCGTCGCGAGACGATAGCCCATACCTGGCACGGGAATGAGGTCGATTCCTTGACGGGCAAAGTGGCGTTTGACGCGCTGGCGGTAAATCTCAAAGCTGTCGCCATCGAGATGCTTCTCGCATTCTTCGTAGGTGAGTAGATCGCCTCGCTTCACCTTCAACAACAGGTTCTCTCGAAGCCGGAGAAAGATCGCGTCGTGCCGTATTCGTTTGTCGATTGTGTCCATTTCGTCTCTCTTTTGCGCATACGCGCCCTTGCCTTACTTCGCCGTGCCACGCCCCGCCACGCCCCGCCGCGCCCCGCCCCGCTGCGCCTCGTTATGTCCTGCTCACCATCAACGGAGAAGCCAAAGATGTTCTTGGGTAACCCACGTTGCCATTAGCAATACGCGACAGTAGTCATGCCGGGTACGGCTGTCAACTCAATTCAGCACGGTTACGAGTACGCGAACTTACCCACAACTTGTCCACAGCTTATCCACAGGTGTAGACTGAGAGTCATGCACTGTCCGTACGCCGCCGACTTCCGAAAGCTCGTCAACATGTCACCGGCGGAAATCCGCAAGTGGCACAAGAATCCGCGCTCGAAGAAAGCGAGCTTCGCTTCGACACGCGCTCGGCTGCCGCAGCTCGCCAAGCTCAAAGCGAAGCCCACGAGCAAGTGGACGGCAGCCGACTGCAAGTTCGCCAAGCGCGTCGTCGCGTTCAACAAGCGTATGGACGGCATGAGGAAGAAGCACGGCTGCACTGAGAAGATCGACGTGTCGCTTCGCAACTGGGGTCGTCGCGCATGCAAGATCAACAACGGGCTGCACGCCGCGGGTTCACAGAAGTTGACGCCCGGCGCATACACTTTCGCTTGGCACTGTCCGTCGCCACCGCCGGAACATACTAAACAAGCCTACGAGGAGACGGGCTTCGATCTCATCGATTACATCACTGAGCACGCCGAAGATATTACTCCCGCAGAGTTCGCGCGTGCTGTAGGTGGCTGGCAGAACGTTCGTGAATTCTGGTACGGTGGTTTTCCATCGGAAGGCAACCTGCGAGCAGACGCCAAATTCATGTCAAACGATTGGAGCGTCAGCTGGTACAAGTCGCATTATCCAGACGGTACACCGATCGTTTTTCACACCTCGTCAGGTATAGAACACGTCTATGAGTTGCAGCCTCACCTGAGAGGAAAGGTTCTTGCGAGCCCACGATACATACGAAGAGGATCACGATGACTGACAAAGAGGTACTGGACGCTGTACACCGAGCACGCCGTGCCTACAAATCCTCCCTGACGAAGGCTGCACGACTTCGTGCCAAAGCACGCAAAGAGGCTTTTGCACGCTACGGCAGCGCAGACGTGGAACAAGCAGCTCGATCGACTGCGATACGACGTGTCGAGATTCGAGCTGATACGCTCGTGGACAGGGCACGTGACAGGTACTGCGAGAAGCTCAACAAGCTCCGTCAACAAGCAGGCCAATGGTCAGATCTCGTACCATCTTGCAAGCTATGAAACGCGATGTAGGAAACAAGTTTCAACGAGCACGAGATTTCGCTGACCGCGCGCTCGCGCGATTCGACCCGTTCCCGGAAGAGCTGTCTGAACGTGGTGCTTGCGACACGTATCGGTCTTCGGTAGGCGAAATCGAAGAGCTGTACGAAGGGCTCCACTCGGAACGTGACCCGGACGAGATCAAGGCATACCGACGTGACATCGTCAGCGCAATCCGTCGTGCGCGCCGATCTCGGCCTCAATGCGTGGCGCTTCTGAAGCGCTATGCGACGCGGCTCAACACGCACGCGGACCAGCTATTAGATGTTCCAGCTGATCTAACGCCTGACGATTGAGCGCGCGTGGGCTCCGAAGAAAAGCGCTGCTAGGAGAACACTACCAACGGCGGTACGGGTCTGATTATCAGTCAGAAGTAACCGTTGGCTTCACTGCTCAGCAGCAAAAGGAATGCCCGACGGGGAGAATCAACGTAGCGGGCTTTTCATTTGCAGTGTGAAGTAACCGCCACTTCACTGCCCCATCGGGGAGAGATCACTGGTTGTCGAGGAGCCGCGCCATCTCTCCAGCGAACCGGAGGACGCCTTCACCCCAACCGCCCAGTATGTACGTGCGCTGGTAGAATTCCGGCAGGATCATGTCCTGGTAGCCGGCGATCTGGACCAGATACACGTTGACGTTCGGGTTGACCTTCGAGCGGTACTCGTTGATCAGCTTGGCGACGTCGATGCTGTGAGTGCCTGTCCACTTGTAGGCAGCGTACGCGCGGGTATCGAGGCCGTAAAGCCCGCCGTGACCAGCCTGCATGTCCGAGAACACGAAGATGTGATCCCAGTGCTCGGCGTTCTTGATCGCGCGGTCCCAGAACAGCCAGATGCCGTTCTCCGTACCGCCGCCGATGCCCTGCCCGATCAGATCGGCCTGCTTGAGCTGATCCATGATCGATGACTTGCGTCGAATCGCGAACGTCTCCAACCTATCACCGAAGATACCGACGTGGCCATCATCTGCACAGGCACCGGCGATAACCGACGTCAGGTTGCCGATGGACGCCACAGCCATCGTACCCATCGAGGACGTCGTCGTGCCCCAGGCCGAGCCGCTGTTGTCGCAGAGGGCCATGAGCCGACCTGGGAACCGCGGTACGTTCTTGAGCGTGGCTTCCAGGCACTCCTCGATAGCGTCCAGTACGCGACCGCTGACGCGGTCCTCGACGGCCTTGTATGCCGCGTAGTACCGGAAGGGAAGCTGCTGACCCTTCTCCGCGCCCTCGACGAGCCGGCCAAGGTAGGCCGACTCCGGGACCTTGTTGTCGGCGAAGTTGCGCAGGTTGCGTAGCATTGCCATGTGACCCATGACATCGAGCGCCTTGATCCAGCTCTCGGTTGAGCGGCCTTCCTTCGAGAGGATGGCCTCCCAGGTCTGGCCGGTATTCTTCAGCTCGCCACGGACGAGCTTGTTGACGGCGTCGCCTCGCGGGTGAACGAGGTTGACGACGTCCACCGTCTTGACCTCGCGCTCGCTGAGCTTGTACTTGGCCAGCTCGTACTCCTTGGCGCGCTCCAATCGATCTCGCCAGGCCTTCTTGAGGCTGTTCGGGATCGCCGCGTCCTTGCCGTACTGCCGTTCCTTGCCGTACCGCCAGTAGTGGTATGCCAGACCGACGGCCGGCTCGTCAGCACGCCGGAGGATCTTCGGCGCGTACTTGCGGACCAGGCCGGTGCCGCGAACCTTCTCGTGGTGTGCTGCTCGAACGAGACCGACCTGCGGGGTCGTACGGATGTGACCTTCGGTACGCAGCTGCACGAGCACCTGAAGCGTGCGCTCCGGGTCATGTGCGAGCGCCTTGTCGATGGCCGACTCCATCATCTCGGCCGGCGTCATCGACCGCCACTCCTGTGGGTCGAGCGCGTTCAAGGTCTCACGCAGATAAGCAATGTCGGTGTCGGCCAGGCGCCAGTTGGGGTTGCGCCGCAGCGGCCGCTTGTCGTCGGCGTCGCGATGGTAGTACATCGGCTCGCCGAAGAAGCAGCTCGATGCAGCAATTTCCAACGTCCGAACGGGATCACTGAGAAACCAAGCCGCACCGTCCATCCAGTTGCGGTGCTTGGTTGCTTCAGTCTTCGACTGCCGCCTAGCGTTGAACCGTCCCATCATTGCCCCCAATGAAAAAATGCCTGGAGAATAGACGCTATCGGTGTTGTCTTCGCCTTAAAGAAGTAACCGCTAACCTCACTGCCAGGCAAAACGCGTTTTAGCACAGCTCTCTGACATCCAGACGGACAAATTCCACAGTCTCGAAAAATAACTTTGCGGTGAGCGTGTTCTTGCGCACTTCGAGAGTTATCCACAGGCGTGCTACGCTCCTCCATGTCTATGAGAAATCCATTCCTCATCACTGGCTGTCCGCGTTCCGGCACTAAGTACACCGCGGAAGTCTTCGGGCGAGCAGGATACGACGTGCGCCACGAACAGGTCGGAGTAGACGGCTGCGTGAGCTGGTACCACGGCAGCCCACACGCTTACGGACAGGGCGGACGCTTCACGCCCAAATTTCGTGCTGTCGTGCTGCAAATCCGGCATCCCGTGCAAACGATCAGCTCACTACGTGTGTTGAGCCTCTACTCGCTGGCGCACATCATCAACCCGACACTTGGAATCTCGAAGTCCGACTGGCCCCCAGACGGGACGCTCCTACGGGGATTTTTCTGGCTACGTTGGAACGAGTGGATCGAGACCGCGCTCAAGCCTACGCTGACCGTTCAAGTGGAGCAGCTACCACAGCGCTGGCTACGTCTCTGTGCCGTAGTAGGCGTTCAACCGCCTGTGATGCCTGAGGTGGAGACCGACACCAACATGCTTCCACACAGCGCGACGGACTGGGATGAAATCTACGCGCTGTCCCCCGACATGTGCAATGAGCTGCAACGTGCCGCTGCGCGCTACGGCTACACCGCCTAGCTGACTACCACACCTCAGAAGCTAGCTACAAAGCGTCTCTTTGTCGAAGCACTTCGCATGCGCTCTCGGGTGGTCAGTCTCCACGCTTTGGTAGAAGTGGAACGTGACTGGCACTCGGTCGATCCCTAACTTGCGAGCCACACTGAGCCGATGGTTCCCTTCACCGACCTTGGCGCAAGCGTTTCGACCGACAATGACGTGTGCTGGGTTTTCCGTCCAACCACGCCTTTCCATACTGGCCTCTAAAGCGTCCCACTGCTTCGAGCCTTCGCGGGCGGTAGAACGGGTCCAGTAATACTCCCGGTAGGGCCACACCTCGTCGAGGTCGTACCAGAACGTGCCATCGTAGGCTTTGTCCGAGCTGCACGCCCAACGTCGCACAACCTCTTTGATCGGTGGCGGCGGCTCGGTGATTCGATAGTAGCCGCTGAGGTTCTGTTTACGTCGGCGACGACGTACCATGACGACATACGTACCTGCCGCAGCTGCAAGCACGCCGAAGGCAAGCCACGGCAGCCATCGACGAGTTGGCAGCGTTCCGGCAAGCGGATAGCCTTGAGGTGTAATGATGACGCCAAGGCAGTCAGGCTGCCACCGGTGTTGCATCTCTACGTGCGTGAGGCAACGTCGATTACCTCGAACGTTGGGGTCCATCACTGAAATACCAAGGGTATCGACAGCAGTCACAACTACGAAATGATATTGACCGGGGTGCTTCCAGCTCAACACACGTGCGATGACTGGAACGTCCTGATCGGTGACACGCTTCAGCTCGTCGATGGACTTGAAGTTCCGACTCTCGGCTGCGAAGCCGAAGCTACGCGCCACGGACACGACACGCGACGCGTTGGACCCGTTGATCGGATCAACCTTGAGTAGGTGGGCGAGCGTCACCTCGTCGATGTCGTAGCCCCAATGCTTCATGACCGCGTGCTCCGCTGCCGCCGAGCAAGTGTACTCAGTACTCTGTTGGTAGGGATCGACCTGACCGAGCATCACTTAGCCTTCGGTACGCAGACCTCAACCTCATCGATGACTACGGAGCTGACACCACGTTCGGCAAGCGTGTCAAGGAGTGCTGGCACATCGGACTCGGTGTAGGAGCCGCCGTGGTAATCGCCGCGATCTCTCCACTCGACGAAGACGTATCGGGGCTGCTTCCTCTTGGGCTTGGGCTTGAACCGAACACACTTTCGCTTTGCCATAAAAGCAGTCTATCACGGTGGTAGCGGAGGGTCTTTATTGAACACGTCGTCGCACGCCGTCTACCCAAGCGCACAGACCCAACGCGAACGCAAAGGGCTCAGCGCGCTGGGGAACGCCGTCGTCGTCCCAGTAGAAGCCCCACCAGCCCCAGAAGCTCGCTACGTATTGGTCGAGCTTCGCCAGCTCCATCATCTCGGCCGCGCGGAACACGGTAGAGTTCGCGCCCGCTTCGGCCTGGTAGTCCCACTTGACGGTCCTGAACGCATCGGCTGCGGCCAGGGCCATGAGTCGCGCCAGTTGTTCCATACATTCCTGACGCGGATCAGTGCCCAGATCTGAGATGGAAAATGAATATTCCGGCCGTTCACCGGCAGATCGGCCGGAATATTCGGGTAGGTTGACTAAGACGGTCGTAACCTACTGGACCGCCGTCACGACGCCCGCGCTGACGGTCTTACCGCCCTCGCGGACGGTACTCGGCCTTGACGCGCCAGGCCCTATTTCTCTTCCTCGCTTTCCAACCCCGCTGGGGAATCCGGCTCCAGGGGCTCAATACGCACACTGGAAACTACGTGACCTGCTATGACTAGATCAGCTTTGGGGGACAGCACGGCCTCACGGGCTGGAGCTTCAGGGAATCGTGTGGTTTCCCCGACCGTAGTTACGATCATCAACAGCTCGATAGGAGGATCGTAGGTATTGCCATCAATATCGTGCTCGCCTTCCAAAATGACACGGAACTGAACTGGGACAGGTTGTGGTGTACTCATGCTGGGAAAGTACCAACGGCCTGTGACATCAACCTCACTCGTCTGGCTCCAAGGGCTTAACACTTGCCAGGTCCACCAACTGCTCACCCCAGCTGTGCAGGATGTCGAGCACCGTATCAATGCTGCGCGCTGACTCGGCTCGGAGCGCAGCTACGCACGCGTCCCATACGTCACGCGGAATCGCATTGATGACCAGATGAGCCAACTCCACTTCGGGCGGCGTCGGTTCGATCAGATGCCGCTGGACGTTGATCTCGTAGAGCGCGTAGCCCGTGTGGGGGACAGCAAGCTGGAACCTAGAGCTGTCCTCCATGATTGGAAACTGCGCAATTGCGCTGTGCGGAACCATCGCGCCATCATCGTTCTTGACCATGCCAGTGAGCGCAACGACGAAGCGGGCGTTGGATAGGACCGGCAGTGGACGCTGCTTCCCGGGAGCTACTTTGATTGAGGGCATCCCGGGACGATACCAGCTCGGTACGACACGGTGGCTACTTGGTCCATCGAAGGCTAAACACCTTCGGCCGAAGACTGTCCAACGCACCGTACGGATCGTCCGGCTCGTCATCACCCAGCTCATAAGTGTCCTTGAGAGGATCTCCCCATTGCCCGTCTGGGATGATGTATTGAAGAATGGTCAACTCGTCCTTGGTTAGCTTCAGTTTGAATTCTCGCGTCTTGTCAGCCATTCACTGACTCTACACGAATGGACTGACAGCTCGCTTCTCAACGAAGCTGCGCAACTCCAGACAGTCATCCACATTCTCAAACCAGATATGGTACGTTGAACGTATGCTACAACGACGTCGCGCTGCACTGAGTGGAACGAAGGTTGATCACAGGCGAGCCATCAAGCCTGCGGTGAAATCCGCACTGGACCAACTACGGCTCGCTGATCGAGCTTTGAAACACGGACACTGTGGCGACGCCTTCGATCTGACTGTCTCCGCACGTTCTTCAGCGGCTCGGGCTACAACACACCAACTTAGCTACGCGCAAGCACTACACGCAGAAACTGGTGTGTTTCCAGACGTGCTGCCTAACGCAGCTGATTTGCGAGCGTTCGATGGTCTATACGAAAAAGTGCGTGAGAAGTTCCTGATCAAGTGCACACGTACAAAGTGAGCGAGCGGGTTCAAGGTAGGTTAAGACATGACTAAAGGAAAGAGCTGTTGGTGCGCGGTTCGCCGCGTGAAGCAAGGTCCCAACAAAGGCGCCATCGGCGATATGGTCTGCGCGACCTCGAAGCGTGCCGTACGGGACATGTCGCGGTTTGCGGTGAAGCGAGGACTGGACGCGGAGCTGACAAAGCCCCGCATCAAGAAGTCGCCGAAGGCGAATTGCGGATGACTGTCCTCGCGTGCATCTCCAAACGGTCAATGTAGTCCTTGGCGTCCCGTAGGGAACACCCAGTCTCTTCCCGGTAGGCCTTGATGCATCTGATCTTCGGCATCTCGTCGAGAAGTTTCATCATCCAGCGCTCGTCGCGTTGTTTCTGCGGATTAGTAACGTCGGGGTGGATTCGGGTGGCGGCTTCCATCACTAGATCTGGGTCAACACAGTTTACCTCCGCCGCGTAGGACAGCGTGAGCGCCAACTCTCGCGGAGTCATGTTCTTGTAGTTCATCAGTCTTGGTCCTTGACTTGATCTTCCGCACTCAGGTAGGCAGCCATGCACGCACCGCAGCTGATAGTCGGCATGTGCGGTCCGTAATGAACCTTGAATTCGCTCTCCTTGATTGGACCTGTCCACCCACAGAGGGTCTGTGCGTAGATCGTGACGCCGAGCTTCTTGGGCTTGGCTGCGAGCGCAAGCATGAAGTGCTCGACGATCACGATGCCATTTTCAGTCTCGTGCGGTAGCTTGATCGTGACTGCTTTCATCATCGGTCGAATCCTTGTAGGAGCGCTTTGAGACGATCGGGCGGTTCGGTCTTCGCCAGGTG